GGGGAAGAGGCCCACTCATACGGTTAAAAAGCCAACTAGTAGCAAATATATCCCTTGGGGTCCGGTGAAAACACGGAGTGCCCCTTGCTTTTTTATTGTAAAAATGGATTCTGAAATTATAGAAAAAAAAGTTATTACACGAGACGTCACTGCGCGGAAGAAACCGCTGCGCAGGACTTGCATGTTGTATGCTATAGCTCCCCGTAAGGACAGGTCCCTAGGGACACCGTAAACCGGGGCTTAGATGCTGTGCGTCAACATGTGGACACTCATTCCACAGAAGCCATTCATGACCTTGTTTGGCTTCACCTATCCTGGACCCTGCTCCAGTCGATTTGTTCGCTTTGGTTAGAAGTTCTCCTGGACCCTGCTCCAGTTGAGGACCCATTTTTGCTTTAATGCAAAGCTAATACCTAATTTTTTAACATTCAATAAGTTAAATGTCTAACTTCCAAACAGGAACACGTGGCCTTTCAGCCGGTGATTGGATTAGACTAAAACGCATACAAGGAACAAGACCAAATCCTCTTCCTACCGAAATCGGCGTAGACATTCCAGATAATGCTCCTCCTACAGATAGCGCTAATACTACAGCATTTGTACTAGCATGTATCGACCCACGCTTCGCTTCTGCATTAGAAGCTTATCTAGCAGAAGAACTTGCTCAGGTTGGATTTTTCACATATGACTTGTTCATTCTTGCCGGAGCTTCGCTTGGTGGAAATCTTACCGGACCCGGAGGATGCGCAGTCGCAACATCTAATTGGCAGAATACTCTACTAGACCACATTCAAGCAGCAATCACACTTCATAATGTTACTTCTTTTTATGTTGTAGACCACTTGCTTTGTGGAGCATACAGCAACTGTGTACTCAGTGGAGGACCTGATACAAGTGCTACGCCACACTCTACTCAGTTTGGTACTCTAAAGACACTAATAGATAGTCACAACTTCGTAAGCAATGCCGGAATACCCAGTACTCCTGGAAGCACAATCTTCCCTACTCCTAATTGGCACGGGTTATACTTTGATGTACCAGTTGGTTCACAAACTGTTCTAAGAGACTATGCTAACATACAACAGTTCATCGAATACTTTCCACCAACATCTACAGCCAAAGTTCTTGTTCTTGGATGTATCGACCCTCGCTTCAACGCAACGTTGACATCATTTCTGGTAAACTACAAAGAAGTTCAGTTCATCTATGACCTTTTCATTCTTGCTGGAGCTTCACTAGGTGCAAACCAATCATACAATCTTAATGGAACTCCCAGAACAAGTGGAAATACAGGAGATGCTTATCCTAATAATGCGCTCGCACCAAATCCGGGAAGAGCAGCAGTTGGTCCTATGGGAGCAACATGGGGGCCTACATTTTTTGACCATCTTTCCATAGCAAGATTACTTCATCAAATTACTGAAGTATGGGTCTTTGACCACCTTGATTGTGGAGCATACAAACTCATCAAGCTAAATAATGGAACTACGCCATTGGTTCTTCCACCTGATAATGACATAGCTCCACACACAGAGGAGCTCCTGAAGTTACAAACAAGAATTAATACTTATACATCAACTACCGATTACTTAAACAATCCACCAACACAACTTGCATTCAAAGGATTCATACTTGACCTTCACGGAACTATAACAAAAGTAGTAGATGATGGTAGAGGAATAAATATTGACCCCAGCAAAGCACCAGGCTCATCACGCATCAGAAATCCGGCTTCAGACAATACTGATAGGTTAGCATTCAATTCAGCAGATTTTGTTACTCATTCACATACTGGTTCTTGTACATCCCATGTCACAGTTACCAGACTATGCACTTGCTATCCCTCATTAGTATACACCAAACCCGGAATTTGTGCAAAGTGTAAAAATGGAATCGTGTCATAATATCTAAGTAACATCAAAGATGGACGACTATGATTACAACGACAAATACTACGAGTATCTAGAAGCAAAACGCGAGTCCGAAGAAATGGACGAGTTGGTTGCACAGAGAGACGCAGAACGGAACAAGGTGCTAGACACCCTAACCAAAGAAGAGCGAGCCATACTAGATGACCTAAATGAGAAGGTCATCAGCACATTCAAGGCAATGGTCAAAGATGGGCCAGAATCCGACGCATCTGTTGCATATGATAAGGCCTGCGCTGCCTACAAAAAAGCAGCAGAGAAGTGGCCGGTTCTTATGGATGGCTACGACTAATACGGCTTCGGCCTATTTTTATTTAAACAATATACGTTTCATTCATAAAATGGTAGGCGAAGTAGATATCGTTGTTCTACCCTTTATGTTCGTATGCATATTCGTGTCGGGTGTTCTCTTAAACACGTGTGCTAATAAGAAACGTGTTTCAGAATTAGAAGATGAGGTATTTGAACTTCAGTTGAAACTTTCTGATACTACTCACAAGCTTGACAAGGTAAAACAATACACAGATGTAGATTCTAGCGATTAAAGATTTTTAGTAAACGTTATATACGTCATTGCATAAACACCAAGCAAACCGGCAAAGCTTTGCTCTTGCAATCCATACTCTTCTAATACGTCTGCCAACAATACAGTAGATGCCATCATAAATGAATCATAAGGAAGTATTTTCCATGTATTTTCTGCTGCATACTCCTTGAACAGGTCAATCATCTTGTTTGTTCCAGTAGGCAATGGCCGTATTACTAATACATAAAATAGAACATCATGAACTATCTGAATCAACACTGCAAACAAAACCAGATTCCATCCAGTAGCATCCGGGAATATCATCTTGGCAAGCAGGATACCCAACACAATCACCAAACAGTCAGATACAATAGCAAACACTCCGAACTCTGAATACCATTTGTTCAGTGAATGTCCTAACGGGTAATACTTTGACAACAAAATCGTAAAAAAGTCTACCCACACAACTGCAGATAGTATTGAGAGCATTTATATAGACTCCAGCTTTTTAGACTCCACTTTGGGGTTCTTCAGCTTGAGAAGCTCTTGGTAAGCGGCCTGGTGGTCAAACTTACAGTCGTGGTCCTCCGGCATGCGACACCGTAAGCAGAATGTGCCTCGGCATGAACATGCGTAAATCATCAGTGTCTTCTTGCGACACTTGATACAGCGGTCCATCTTTTATGTTAACCAACCTAAAGACTTAAATTCCGTTTTGATAATATAAATGGGTGCCCACAAACACAGCTATCGTCTGTTTAATATTGCTTTCGCGGTTCTACTGGCAATTACATACATGCTTGTGGAAATGTATGTAATTCCAAATTTTGTTGAAGAGAAAAAAAAGGCAATGGCATCTTCCTATTCCGGGTATGCATTTGGAGGTATTCTTGCAATCTTAGGAGCTGGGTCAATGTTTGCAGACCACCTAGATGAAATTTCCCCAGCAAAAAGCTGTAGACATAAGTAAGATGGTGAACTTAACGTTTCCAGAATTAAAAGAAACTAAGGGGCAGACCTTACCGCCTGCCAACGAAGATACGCTCAAACAATTACGCGAAGAGATGTGTTCTCAATCAGCTTCGCGTGATTTCAAATTACAAAACTATCAACGATTCTTACGCCGCGTTCTTTCGCCAGATTCTCCAGTACGTTGTCTTCTCATGGTTCACGGAACCGGAACTGGCAAGACTTGTACTGCAATCCAAATAGCAGAGGAATACATCATTCGTCCTGAATTCCAAGATAAACGTGTATTAGTTCTTGCCAACCCAGCCGTTCAAGAGAACTTTAAAACTCAAATCTTCGCAATGTCCAAGGTTAGCGTTGACCCGGATGGTATGTTACTTTCAAAGCAATGTACAGGTCGTCGTTATCTTGATATGCTTCTCCGTATCCAAAGCGAACCCCTCAAATGGACAGACAAAGCTTCCCGTGAACGCATGAATACCATTGCTCAACGAATCATCTCAGAGTTCTATGAATTTCAAGGTTACCGCGTCTTTGCAAACACGGTAAACGAACAATCCGAACTTGGCGGAGAAGCTCACGTCGATGCCTGGATTCATAAGAACTTTGATGACCGCCTAATCATCATTGATGAAGCTCATAGCATTCGTAACCCGGAAGAAGGAACACCCACAAAACTTATCAGCATGGCACTCGACCGTATCATCAAAACAGCAAAGAATGTTACTCTCATTCTTCTCACTGCCACGCCAATGTTTGATAGCTATGATGAAATCATATTATACTTTAACCTTTTCTTATGGAATGACCGCAGACAACCACTAACCACTCAGCTACAACCCAGCAAGATATTCAACAAAACCGGAAACTTCCTACCCGGAATGGAAGAGACATTCAGAGGTTGGTGCCAAGATTACGTGTCTTTTATCCGTGGTGATAACCCTCTAACTTTTCCTTTCCGCCTTCCTCCACCTCTTGAACTAATTGCTGCTCCTGCTACACGTGACATTAAGAACAGATTCATTCCGGTAAAAGAACGGAGAGATGTCTTGACGTTAACACATTCGTACGTTTATGGAATTCAAGCAGAGACGTTAAAGGCAACGAAGGAAATCAAATTAGGGTTTGCTGCAGCAGAGTCAACCATTTGCGTATTCCCAGAAAATGCCAGCTTCCGGACAACATTCAAAAAGTCTCAAGATGAAGACTCTCAATACGAATATGACTATAAGTTTCTTGCTCCATCAAAGGTAGCAGACCACAGCTCAAAGTTTGCACTTATCACAAAACTCATCCAAAAATCTAAGGGAGTTATTTTTGTATATTCCAATCTTGTTGAATCTGGAGCACAACTCTTTGCTATGTGTCTCGAAGAACATGGTTATGAAACAGCAATTGGAACACGCCTTTTAAAAACAACAGCAAATGAAGTTTATAGAGGTTCTATGGGCAAGTATATTCTGTTTACATCTGACCTTTCAGAGACTGAACGACGGAAAGCACTAGACAGAGTCAAAAGCCCGGAAAACAAAGATGGACGTGACATCAAAGTTATTGTCGCGTCTCCTTCCATCTCAGAAGGTGTTGACTTGTCATTTGTTCGCCAAGTACACGTTCTCGAATATTGGTGGAATATGAGCAGAATTGAACAAGTTGTTGGAAGAGGTATCCGAACATGCTCTCATCAAGCACTTGATTTTGAAGACCAGAACTGTACAGTCTACCTACACGTCTGTAAGTTGCCGGACTCTGATAGAGAACTTGTAGATGAGTTCTATTACAGAACAATGGTTGAAGCAAAAGCAAAGTCAATCGCAACTGTCAAACATATCATCATGGAATCTGCTATGGATTGCCCACTACAAACGGATATCAATAGCTTACCAGCAGAGTGGAGAAACCTAAAGATTAGTCAACATCGCTCACAAGATGATGCAACCGTTACACTTTCCTTAGCACAAATGGCATCCCCAGTATTTGGTACAACTGATATTGTATGCAAAGTAACTGAATCCAAAGAAGACCCGGAACATGAACGCCCACTTTCTGCTTACGTAGATGTCCGCGATGAACTTCTTGATAAGTTTATTAAGTTATTCTTAAAGAAACCCATTTGGACACTCAAAGACTTGTACAATTCACCTCAACTCAGAGCATATGACCATGATGTTATTCTATATACCTTGCACAATGCAATAGAAACCGGATTTCAATTCAAAGACCAGAATGGTCGTATCGGATTTCTGGAATCAAAAGGTACCATGTATGCATTCACTCTTGGAGATTTCAACTCTATGCAAGACCGGTATATCAAGGAAGACAAGGGTAAACAGGTTCCGTTCGACAAACAAGTAGAAGAGGAGAAGATACAATCTACATTAGCAGAGAAGCGCAAAAGCTTTAAGTTTAGTGATGACATCAAATCCAGATTTGAACAAACAGTTTTAGATTGGTATCTATTAGACCATGAACTAACTCACCAAGAACGCATTCAACATATGCTTTCATTAGACTGGACCAAACCACCAATCTATGCCAAAATTCTAAAAGTTGGTGACCTAAAAATTCTAGGCTCAAAAGAAATATATAATGGAGAGAATGAACACATTACTCCTATCGGCAAACAAGCAGATGACTATTTCACGTGGGTAAAACAACGTATAGACCTATTTCTCGCATCCCGGACTCAACTATTTGCTATAATGCAGAACGGCAAGATTGCATTTAATATAGATGATAAGGCAGAAGGACTAAAGAGAGTAGAACGCTCCAAAGTTATCAAAGGAAAAGCATGTGGGTCGTATCTAGAACCAACACTCAACAAATTTGTTGCTTGGCTTGGATTCCCATTCCCTGACTCGGTAAAAACAAAAACAGACAGATGTCAATTTTTGGCCTTAGCTGTTCGTCAGGCAGTAATCAAAGGTCATGAAAACTTAATGTGGTGGACACCCGAAGAATGGGAAATATTTGATGAAGACTCTAATCGCAAAGATATCCTGCTAAAATTGAAAGCGTGATAGAACACTCAGAATTGAAGTCAGCGCCATATTATCACATATATCAATCCTCGCAATAGACACCTCTTGGGTCCGGCAATTGACATATACATCTGCTACAAATCCCCGCTTACTGATTTTTCTAGAAACCCCGGTTACTCTAATGTGGGTATGCGTAATTCCACGAATCACATCTGTTTGGATACCAGTAAAGCCAGTAAGCACACCAACCAACTCAGTGTTCATTTATTACTTACATTGGTTTAAGGATTAAATTGTTACTATTAATTAAAATGCCACTTCCTGACTCTCCTACGTCCAGCCCGGTTCCTGTTGAATCTGTTACTATCCGCGAACCCCAATTAGTTACAGACCTTTTGGAACCCTCATTAGTCGACCATCAGGCTCTTGTAAAGATTATTACTGACCTTGTAGCACAAAAGCCTACAACTCCCGCCGAAGCTCTAAAGCTTCTTGGAACGCTTCAAACAAAGATTGCAGAGTGGGTTGTATCTGAGCTTTCCGAGAAGGATAAAGTACTTGCCGGGCTAAAGATGGTAGAGAGTGTTTCTGCAAGTCTGGGTTGCCTACCCTGCCTTCGCAAGTAAAAATATGTCTTTTCTGTTCTGGACGAAGTACACGACAAGAAAAATGTGAGCTAAAGCTCAGTAATTGATGCCTATGTAGCCATAAAGCCGCGTATACATCTGTTCGTCAGTCTCGTCGGGTTCCTCAACAGCCGCAAGGTCATATGACTCCGTTCCCATCTTCATGTGAATAGAATCATCCTGCGTGTTCACAATAACGACCACGCGGCCGCTAAAAGTAATCTTGTTATCTTCAAACTCCGGTAACGGCTTGACAATGTCTGCGCTCATAAGCGCAATGACACCGCTTTCACTGTAGACATGTGTTTCACGAGTCAGCTCGCTGAATCGAAAATATGAGTGTGAGAAGTTGTGGAGCACGATGCTGGCATCAGACTCTGCGTCTGCAAAGGTACCTGTGTTGAGGTCGCCAATTGTTGCGTATATGCCGGGAAGCATCATCTCCTTGGGGTCTCCAATGAAATATGTTCCCTCGGGAAGTTCACATTGGAACCCCGTATCAGTCGCACGGCAGCAAATCTCCCAGTACACCATCTTGTTTATTAATCAATACCCACTGTAGGAATCATCCGTTTTGATAACGCCCATCATATTAGTAAATAATACGATGGCCGAACAAGCATATAGAACATTGCTTTCCAACACATTTCTGGATAGCTGTTCGTTAATCGACAGAATTATCACAAAAGCAGAATCAGAAATAAAGAATCAATCGTTCTCCAAAGAAAACAGGGAACTTCTCGTAGATTTACTTTATAACAGAATTAATCGAATAGTAACAAAATTTGAACAATTGCTATTCAATTACAATTGCATATATGGCAAACATCTGAAGGTTCCAACAGAAACATTCGGGTATGATGAAAAGCTAGAAGCCTTGCTATCCTCCGATGTCATATCAAATAATTTAGATATGGAAGCAGTCGACTAGCAAAACGAATTAAATACTCATTACGTTTAATAGTAAACAAGATGGACCCAATGTTTGAACGTCGCGAGCTAACTCGCAAGGTTCACATTCATTCCAAGTTTCTGCAGAAAAATATGCTTCCGTCCATCCTTGCTCAGCTCCGGATGAACATGGAAGGCCGATGCTCATCAGAAGGATACGTCCAACCGGACAGCGTTACAATTCTCAAATACTCACTTGGTCGTACAAACTTCACCAAGGGAGGAATCGACTACGATGTTGACTTTCAAGCAGATGTATGTCTTCCTCACCCCGGTCAGATTTTCCGGGCAACTGTAGACCTCAGGACAAAGATTGGCATTCATGCTGAAATTTCTCCGCTTAAGATTCTCATTCCCCGTGACCTACACATCGGAAACCAAGAGTTTGACTCAGTAGAAGTCGGTCAAGAGATTGAGTTTGAAGTTGTAGGACCTCAGTTCAAGCAACAGGATAAGGTCATCATTGTAGTCGGACGTCTTCGTACTGCACTCAAGCCGGCTCCTCTACAGCCACTTCTCCATGCTGTATCAACCGTAGAAATGCCCACAATGGCATCCAGTAGCATGGGTACGTCATCCGAAGAAAAGGTGGTAACTATTAATGCAGTAGAAGCTCCCAAGAAGACAAGGAAGTTAAAGAAGCCGAGCGTAGTAGAATCAAATGAATCGCTCAAAATTGGAATGGATGAAGGAGAAGCTTGATAAACTCGAAACAAACGAGCATATCCAGATTCATGGAATTATCAAGAAGTATACAGAAAACACAACCAAAGCTCCTAACGGAATTTTTGTTTCTTCTGAACACCTTCCATTGGAATGCCTTCAGGAGATGGAGAAGTATATTCTTTTTTGCATTGACCAGAAAGCCCGGATGGACGAAGACCTAAAAACTCGTAAGACTTATGAACGCATGGTTGAGTAATTAAGTAAGACTAATAGTTACTGGGATTCCTATCACTCCCATATTCACTGTTCCATTCTCACGATAATGTATCTGAGCACTCAACTTCAGGTCAGATGCCTTCACATCAGCAGGAGCCCCTGTCACGGGAACTAATGATTGCTGTTGTAATCCAGTCATTTCTGCAGAAGTCAACGGTTCATCTTCAGGCAGGTCTGTTAGTTTCTTTCCATTCATCAAGACGTCATACGCAATGGAATAAGACTTGGAAGGAGGAATGTCACCTGTTGCTTGGATTTTAAACCCAACTTGAATATACTTGCTTACCGGGTCAAACTTTGCATTCAGCAAATTTATCTCAGGCTTGAAATTATCTGCAGGTGCTGGCTTTGGCGGAGCAGGACCAGGTGGCTCAGGTCCCGGCTCAGGTCTCCAAGGGTCAGGTCCCCATGGTCCCGGTCCCCAACCAGGCTCATTAGGTTGTGGGTCTGGACCCGGAGATAAAGGTGCAGGAGGAGGAGGTGGTGTCTTTGTTGCCGGGACGTAGAACTTTACTGCAAGATAGCCTCCCAAAACAATGGCTCCAAGAATTGCTACAATAAACAGAAGGGTATACAAACCATCGACGAATCCTCCACCTTTCATTTGTATTACATCAGGTGAAAAATGGACATGTCAATTTCCAGGTATAAGATAATAGAAATGGATGTCAAATCTATCCATAATTTTATTGACATCGCTAAAAAAGATAAGAAAGCAGAGCTAGAATGTTCTGTTCTTCCCGGCATAATCCAGACAAAGGATACTGCCGACCGAATTTTGAGCGCTATCAAAACAGTTTCGTTGGGACCTCCCACTGAAACATCTTTGCTTCGCATCACATACCCAGACAACATTCGCGTAGAAGTTGAAACTCCTCAACAAATCCAGCGTGTATGTTCAACAGCTTCTTTCAAGGGAGTTCCTGTTCTTGTTCAACGCAAGACATACTACCAAGGGGAGAAGAACATTGACCTACCAGACATTTACTCCCGTGTTCGCCTTCGTCTAGAGGAAACAATCCGCAAAGATTGGGAAGCGTCACCAAATGACCCCCGGGTAAGCTCCATTCGTCTTCTCAACCGTCGCAGCTTCACATCCATAGATGAGTTCTTCCGCATTGACTTCTCAATGGTCAAATCACGCAAGGATAAGAAACACTCTCTCCGAGATGTTCTTCGCGAACAACACATCTACGAGCTTGAAATTGAGTTTGTTGACCGCACAACATCTGTCAAGTCAGAAGTCGTCACTCAATCTCTACTCAAAATCATCAACACAATCTTGCAATCATACCAGCAGTCCGAATTCCTTCTGACTCCTACAGACCAGGAACGTTACATCCAGGAGTTCAGAATGTCCAAGCTGGCATTCTACAATCCGGTAACTCTTGAGCGCCGAACCCTTAAGAAGGAACGCCCTCACAACATCTGGAACGACTACACAGTCACAGTCAAAGCAGATGGAGAACGCTTCGGCCTATATGTTGCGAGGGACAAGAAGGTTCTCCGAATCAACAAGCAGAACAAGGTCGTCTGGACAGGTCTGCGCACAATAGATGACTCTTACATTGGAGACTTTGTAGATGGCGAATACATTCCCCAAAAGAACCTCTTCTGCATCTTTGACATCTACCGTTACAAGGGTCGCGACATCCATTCCCTTCCTCTCATGAAAGGTGATGACCCGACACAGTCACGCCTTGGGTGTGCCAGCCTCTTTGCAAAGGATATCAGCACAAAGTTCATCACAGAATCAACAACCAACCCAATCCGCATCGAGACCAAGCTCTTCCTTGCCGGTGATGGAAAGGTCATGGAGGAATCCATTCAGCAACTGCTCAACACTGAATTCGAATATCAAACAGATGGTCTCGTCTTCACTCCTCGGCTTAGCCCAGTAGCTCCCAAGAACGTTCTTAAGGGCAGCACATGGACAACCGTATACAAGTGGAAACCTCCCCACCAGAATAGCATTGACTTTCTGCTTAAGCTATCCAATGACCAAACATATGACCCAGTACAGGACACACAGGTCCGTAAGGGTGAACTATACGTCAGCCGGTCATCCTTTGATTCCATTCTGTACCCATGCGAGACTTTGACTGGTGAGTATGTTCCCAAACAACTTCCTTCTGACCTTCAGAAGCTTGCAGATACAAACACTTACATCCCATCACTCTTTCAACCCTCAAATCCTCGTGACCCGGAAGCATATCGCATCCTTGTTCCAGTTGATGATAAGGGTCTTGCTTTCGACGAAGAAGCAAACAGAGTGGATGATAATACCATCATCGAGTGCTCATACAATCTGGAAGAGCAACGGTGGAAGGTCATGCGCACACGGTATGACAAGACATATGAGTACAGAATTCTGAACAAGTATCAGTATGGCAATGACCGGGCTGTTGCTGACAATATCTGGTCTTCTATTCACATTCCAGTAACGGAAGAAATGATATCTAACTTTGCTTCAACCCCAGTAGATGAGTCGCAAGAGGATGAGGTCTACTACAAGGAAGAGATGAACCGTAAGGCACGCATCCTACAGCCTTCCTACGAGTTTCACAACAAGGTCAAAGATGGCTTGTATGCAGCAGTAGTCAAAGATGGGTCAACTCTACTGGAGTTTGGTGTTGGAAAAGCCGGCGACTACCCTCGATGGAAGCGGACTCGTGTCGGAAAGGTAGTCGGTATTGACCCAGCCACTCGCGGACTGAAGGAGGCCTGTACTCGCTACCTTCAGGATAAAGAAAAGAACCCGTCTGACTATCGTCCCGCTGTACTATTCATCCAAGGTTCTATGACAGAGCCTTTGTACGAACAGGAAAGTCAGAAGTACAAGATTCTATCAGGGGCTGAAAAGGCAACTACCAAGTACCTCGAACAGTTTGAAGATATCAAGAAGTTTGACTCTTCCTCTTCTCAGTTCAACATCCACTATGCTTGCGAATCAGAAGAAGTCTTCCGGGCATTCGTAAAGAACATTGACACACATACCAAGGAATCATTCTTTGGAACATGTCTTGATGGTCAGACCGTATACTCCTTGCTGATTGGAAAGCAGACACATATCTTCACAAATGGCAAAGATGTTGGCGGAGAATTCTCAAAGGAGTATGACGACAAGCAGACATGGGTAGAAGAGTTTGGTATGCCTATCAAGGTGTCATTGGAATCATTCGATAAGCCTACCAAGGAATACCTTGTTCCTTTCGGAAAGGTTACTGAGATTATGAAGGAGCATGGATTCGACCTGAAGGAGTCTGATATGTTCTCTGAACTCTATACCCGTCAGACCAAGTTCACATTGACACCTGAACAGCAGACATACTCGTTCTTGAACCGGACATTCGTGTTTGTGCGTGGTGACAAGCCCAAACCTCTTGAGCCAGAACCCAATGATGAAGCTCCAGCACCAGTTCCGGAGAAAAAGACACGGAAGCTGAAGAAGGGTGGAGCTGAAACTACAGGAGAGAAGCCAGTGCTGTTCAGTCAGCCCGGTGAGGATAAGGGAGAGTTCAGAACGTTCTCCAATCAAGCAGAATATCCTATCCAGATTTCAGATGTCCGGTACCCTTCTGTAGAACATTACTTCCAAGCACAAAAGGCCAAGGAGTTTGGTGATGAGGAAACATACAAGAAGATGTTGGACACCCCTTCCGGAAAGGCTGTGAAGGCTCTCGGAAAGAAGGTGACAAACTTCCACAAGGAGGTGTGGGATGCAAAATGTCTTGAAATCATGACGCGTGGAGTAAAGGCTAAGTTTGTTCAGCATCCAGAATTGCAGAAGCAACTACTGGAGACAGGTGATAGGCAGATTGGTGAAGCCGATGCTCGTAGTTCCTTCTGGGGCATCGGAACATCAGAGAATACAGATAAGTCAGCTGACCCGACTAAGTGGAAGGGTCAAAACCGGCTTGGAAAGATTCTTATGGCTCTGAGAGATGAGTTTAAGACTTATTAAAAGTAAATCCAGGAGGGATTATCTGTTGATATGCAAATGGAACTAATACAACCCCATCTATTCTAATTTCTGTAGAAACATCAATATCAACCCAGTCCATAACTAATTGAAGTATAGTATCTTCTGTCTCAGCTATAAGATATTGAAATTTAATTTCATATGTGTTAACGAGTTTGTCATCAAATGCAATAGCTTTTTTATTCAATTCAGCAATATCATAAATAATTTTATTCGATGAACTATCAGTACTTGTATCTCCAGCTGTAATACTTCTTAAACTAAATCTTAAATAACCCGATGTCATTACAGAACCGTAACTTGAATTTACGCCCCAATACGCATTAAACTGAAAAGCATTGCCAGTGAATTCACCCAGAATATCTGTTACAGATGTTGGAAATGTTCTAATTACTGGAAGTAACTCTGATATGTCAAATGTTGTTGTTCCGGAACCTACTAGTGTAGCAGTGAGCTCAGTACTTAGAAGCTGCTTAATAAGTGTATATGCGTCAATCCCGGATGATGAGTCTAATTGCTGGCTATATGATACTTCAGACGTGGTAGGATTGTAGTTCATTACATATGGTGAACTTGCATTACGAACAGGAGACACATAAAATGCCCCGGACTGGCCAGGTCCAGTAACACCAACATTTGAGGCATTCAGAATAATACTATTATCTGCTTGATTCACTGTACCAGCTCCAGTACCAATTGCAATAGCATTTCTACCCTGTCCGGAATATCCAGCTTTGACTCCAATAGCAACTGCTCCTGCTCCTTGATTCTGGTACCCAGCTTGAATTCCCATAGCAACCCCAGCAACACCCTGATTCTGGAATCCAGCTTGGCGTCCTAATGCAACTGCATAAGAACCTTGAGTAACACTGCCAGCCCCACCACCAACTGCCACAGTTCCTGTTATACCAGAACTGGATTGGTAACCAATTGAAATAGGAGTTGTTCCAGCAACATAATTTACCAAGTTTGAACTCGGAAAGAATCCAGGTAAGTTTTGCCACGAACTCATTCCATCACCTATTTTTAATGCACCCGATACTACATCAAATCCCGGTTCGCCTTGTGCCAATGGTCTAGTAGATTGTACCCATTCATTGGTAGTTCCTCTGCGAAATTTTAGGGTGACTATTTCAGCCATCTTTATTGATACTTAAGGTTTTCCTCACTCGTGACTTACTGTGTCTATCGTCGGTATATTCACATATTGTATCTGACAACAAGCTGGCTGCTGGTATCTGATACCTGGACGATAAATCATTGGAGGAGCCTTCTTAACAGCAGGACTCATTCCAACCCCCAGGCCTGACCGATATAAAGTTCCAGATTTTGCTTGAACATTACTCGCTGGAATCGGACCGTTGCACGTTCTGACTGGACGACGCCACATTCTGCTTATAATATTCCTCATAAGAAAGTGTAGGAGGTGCGGGTTGATTCTTAATTACCGGGTCAACATACTTATTGAACAACTTTTGACCAACAATAATTGATGCCTCGTCTTCTGTCATCTCTCCCTTTTCTATCTTACGTTTCAGCTGAAGCATATCAAAAAAGGTATGGTCAAGCTTGCCATTCATGTGCATGTTAAAGACAGTTGGGAAGTCATCAAACAGCTTCTTATTGTCTGTCTTCATCTTCTCAGCCCACAAAGTAGGGTTGCTTTCCTTGATATTGCGATACTTACGAAAAGACTCGTCCATATCACGAACCATCGCTTGAATCTGAATTGCGCTCAACGTTGTCATTTCTCTTATTTCTCAGGGATACATTAAGATGGCTAATTCAGCGCCAATGACAGTTCACCCAAGCGGAATGCAAGTTGCTACAGGAATTCCTACTGAGTTTAAGGGTACGCCTTCCAATGTTCCAGGAGGATTACTCAATGCCGCCGCGGCAAAGACAGCAGCCGCAATTGCACAGCAAGCAGGTGATGCAAAAGCAGCCGGTGTAAGAATGCGTGGCGGAGGAACCGTAATCAATGTTCCACCCGCCCCCGAAGGTGGCTCTATTCCCGGAGTATCCTTTGCTGCAAATCATGCAAACCTTATAGGAATTGCAAATCAACTCAAAGCAGGAGCTGTATACGACAACCTTGCTGGTAGTCAACCATACAAGGTTGGCGGGAAACGTACACGTAGACGTTTAGCCGTCGATAGAAAAACAATGAGCGAAGAGCCGGCTATTGGAGCCAGACGAAAACATAGAAGTAAGACAAAGAAACATGTCAGACGCCGTAACCATCGGAGTAGCAACAGGCACCGCCGCAAGCTTCTTCGTTCTTCTCGCGGGACTCGGCGTAGCAAGCGTACGAGATAAACTACCAAGCGGAGAGCCAGGAGATTTTGCATATAAATACTTCACATATGGAAATGCTCTCTTCTGGTGGATGGTAGTTTTAACCGGTCTTGTGATTGGTATCTTCGTGTATGTAAAGATTCTATCAGACTACTTTCTTAGATTACCAAAGCAATCAACTGCTACCGCTACAGTATCGTGAGATATCAAAGTAAAAATCATCCTTTCCACGACATACAATCTTCTTATTCTTTTTGCTCAGCAGAAGGTTGAAATCTGTTTCATTGTTATACAGGTAGATTTCAACAGGTAACTTCATAAACCTTTCTGCTTTTGTCTTGAAAAATGCGTGCAAATCCTCTACAACCTCATCTGGAACCGGTTGATGAGTACGTTTCCGGATTCGTTCTAATGCAGTTGGCAATGTTGTATACACTATCGCAATTACAATCCGGTAATGTTTTGCTTTCATCCTTGCTATCAAATCATCTACTATCTTATTACCTCCACACGTTGCTGTATAGTAAAAACTCCGGCCAGCGTCTATTGTATGTTTAACTAATTCAAGAGCTGCTTTAGACCGTTCTTCGTGGGTTTCTTCTTTGCCTTCGTCTGGGTCAATGCCAATCAGGTCTTGTACACGAATTCCGGCATTCTTGAGCATCTTATTTACATTTGATGTCTTACCAACTCCTGATGGTCCACATATAAGTAATCCTATCATCCCTTTACTTTAGGCAGTGAATTTGCTAGAATAAGGTTCAATTTCTGAACAAACTGCAAACAATCCGGATGTGTTGTAATTCCAGTCAGGATAATCTTACCGGTTCTGAATATCTTTGCAGTCCACTTTGATGGCATGAACTGAATCTTGACGCCGGGATAGACATCCGGATTATATGACGTCATAATTCCTTCCTGACCCCGAATAGCATTGTACAATGCCTCTCGAGCTACAGTTGTCTTTGGGTTGAGCTCAGTCGTATAGTTCATCAATACAACACGACGCTGAAGAACTTCCCACTTCTCTGGTGGGTCTGTAATACAGTCATGGCAGTCCTCCCAGATTGTCTTGAGAAGAATTGCAATACATGACTTATCGTAACTATCGTCCAAAACGCCGGTCATATGAAATACGCCGTTCTGGAAAATCTTAATTGTAATCTCCTTCATTGGTACAGTTCCATCACCGTTATTCATCATCACAATAGTAATTGAATTGTGACCAAACCCGGTTGTACTTGCCTTCTCGTTTTTTTTAGACCGACGGCGAATCTTATCACGAGAGCTCTCACCCCTGCGTAGGACTCCCCGCTTTTCTACCTTAATAATACCTTCATTTAGTGGAAGGCGTTCTAGCAAAGTATCAGTTTTAAGCTTAAGATTCAGTGTGTACAACACTACCATCGTTGATAACTTTGGCGTGTCCATCTTTGCTATTCTTAACATACAGAGTATCGATTTCGTTTTTCCACGAGTGAGGGATACTTTCTATATGAAAAGTTATCATATGAACTTCAAACTTACGAATAGCATTACGAATCCGGGCTTCATGCTTGGGGTCCAACATCCAACCAACATCTAGATAACCAAAAAACAATATACATGATTTGTGGTGTTGAACGATGTTGTCACATTCATCTGCTAAGCGGTCTGTTGGAATTTTTGACATGTCTATGGTAGCCTTCTGACGCAACTCTTCGAACGAGTGGTCATACAGGTAGACATGAAGCATTTTCTTTAACTAAGTTATTACTGTTAAGCCGTTGCTTTTCATCTAAAATGATTACCGCGCAAAACACGCACACCAACCATGTGGCGATAAGTAATCCAATAAATATCGGTGATTCTGTAATCGATGCAGCGACCAACCAGTAAAGACTGAAGTATGTCGCACATATAGCAATAATACGAACATTAGGTACATTAAACATTAAGTAATCCAAATAGCCTTAGTAAGAGTTTTATTCCGTTTTTCTGACTTATTCTTGTCGATTAGACAAAGAAAAATTGCCCGAAGGCGTATTACTTACGGCAGCAGCAACACCTGCAAAATACCGAAATGATGATGTGAAGCACGACTGCCAGGAAGATTCCTGTGATTACCGGCTTGTAAAAGTCCAAGTCCGGAATGCAGTGAACCACTGTGAACTCTTTCGAGTAGGACACCGAACAATAGCCGGGGCCATCGTATGCTGATACTCGAGAGAACGCTTTTGCGAACTTCTCGACTACACTGTCGGGGTACTGAGATGCGAGCGGCTCCATTTTGTAATGATATCAAATCTGGAAACGTGCTAATCCGTTTTTCTACGTCACCTTGTAGTGATTTGGGTCGTTAATCTTTAGTTGAGCTGGTGCAGGAGGTTGGTTACCTTCGCGACCCATATAAGGATATGGAATACGTGTACGCCCACCCGATCCACGGTGTGTGATTGTTCCCTTCTGAACAACTGAAACTCCTCCAACCTTATCTGCGCGAACACCTCCTCTGATCTGTCCACCAACCTGAGGCCCAGTTGGACTTGTAACAAATGCTCCATGTACCAAGTTTGGCCCAGAACCAATCGCATTCTTCGGAGGCGCAGAGTAAGAGTTAAAAGGAACATCTGCCTTTGGATTCTGTAGACCAATCCCAGCTGCATCAACTGCAATACTCTTGGCAACACCAGAAGTGTTTGTTGTCGTACAAATAATTGGGTTCTGTACATTCTGGCGGCCACCAGCAGTCTGCGTAGTAACAGGCTGAGGGGCAGTTCCAGACTTGTGGAACTTAACATCCGGGATTGTATCCACAAAGTGTGACTTTGTAAGAGCATGAAACTCAGATGTACACAAATTGGTTTGCTGTGCAACAACGGCGCTTCCAATTCTCTGTCTCATGTAACCCATATTTAACCCAGCTAGTGGACTTTCTTCTATAACACTTGATGGTCTGTGCTCTGCATTACCAAGCTCTGAAACAACTTGAGAAGCAGGTGTACGCGTAAGACATCCTCCCGAAACAGATGTAGTAACTGTACGAATACGCCTTGTTCCGTTTGCAGCCCTAAATGTATCCCGCCCAATGACATGAGCTCCTCGAGATAATGTAAAACTAGAAGCATCTTGAACCTTGCCACCAAACCCGGAACCAGGATATCCCATCACGCTCGGACTAAAAAGTCTCGGAGCAATCCCTAAATCCTGGGAGTTGTTGATTACGTGGTCAGTACGACGGTTGATTAAAGTAGACTCCAGCTTTTTACGCCATGTATATGACGAAGCGTCCGACAATCTCATCTGCGTATCAATCACTTTTGGAGTATTTATTACCATGCGTTTGAGATAATCCGTGTATGACATCTTATTATACTTTCAAAACAAAATGTATGGAGTAGAATAAAATGAGTATTTCTATCACAGATACTACTACATTCCCAAAATTATCTCAATACGCAGTTCTAGCTGGAACCGGAATCACACCGGGACCAGGAATAATTGTTCGTAATGGCTACCATGGCAGTAGTACTGTAAACGTATCTACAGTGAATAATATATATGGAGACGGGTCTCCATTCGGTCCACGGGGGTTTGGGCTGGCAGGGAGTGCACCACAGGATGCAATCGATGCACAAGCTGAACTATCAATCTTAATTAATAATTTACTTACTACTACTATTGGAGCTCTGACAGCTCCTGCAAGAACAGATTTTACTGCTAACTCAGACAATACTGTTACTCTTCTTCCCTTTGTACAGAATCAACTCACTACAACCACAGGACTCACTGGTGTAAAGATAGTTCTTGATGCTCAGGGATACGGCGGAAGTGCAAAGTTTTATATCACTTGTCCCGGAACGATGGTCCTTAATAACATTGTAAGCATCAAACTCGTAAATGGTGCTAATAGCAATAATGTTTATTGGTATGCATCTGATGGAATAACATTCACAGGAACATCTCCTACTAATACTGCAGAAACCGGTGCAGTTCCCGGTATTTTCATTGCTGGAAAATATTTCACTACTAGTGATATTATAAATATTGCCGGCCGAGTGTTTGCTCACAGTCAAAACATAGCTTTTAATAGCAGCGGTGCTATACCTTTTAATGGCAGCGGTACTTATGGCTCAGTTGTTGATACTACACCATACTCTGGAGCATCCATCTGCTTTCCCAGAAATACACCAATCAATACCGACCAAGGAATCATGCCAATTGAACTCATTAAGCCTGGAGTTCACACAATTGATGGTCAGCGTATTATTGCAGTACCTCAGTCTGTACAAGACTTTGATGACCACCTCATCTGCCTTGAGAAGGATTCACTAGGCCCCGACTGTCCAACTGCAAGAACACTCGTCAGCCGAAATCATGCAGTTCTTTACAAGGAAAAACTGGTTCGTGCATATGACCTATTAGACGACCCGGAACTATCTGGTGAAGATAAGGTTCACAAGGTCCCTTATTCTGGCGAACTGCTATTCAATATTCTTATGGACAGCTACACTACTGTAACTATCAATAACATGGTATGTGAGACTCTTCATCCCGACCATCACATTGCTAAGCTATATCAGGTCAACGTGAGTGAGCATGTGCCGGCGACAGCAAGTGCGTACTAGTCCCAGCTCATCTAGAGCCTTACCTTCCGCCGTCTTGGTAGTTGTCTGGGTCAGGTATTGCATCTCATCGTTTGCTGGACGACCATCTTTCTTCTTTAGCTCCTCCACCCTTTTCAGGTAAGTAAGCCACTTGCCAGCAAGAACATTGTTACACGAGACACAACGAATAGGAATAATCATTTCTACTCTTTGTTCTATAGCATTGTCTATATCCATTTTCTACGCAACATACAAGAATGAACAAGAAAGATTTAGGAGGTGCACTCGTCCTTATTGGCATCTTTGCCGTCATGCTCGCCACTCAAACCCAATCTCCCGGAGCCCTAGAAGGTCTTCTGTTTCTTGGCAGACCTCTCTCAACCGCCTTAATCCTTGGTGGCGTTGTTTTGATGTATTGCTATAAGTACCATGCCTCTGCGCTTGTAGCAGGACTGCTTTCAGTCTATCTGCTAAAAACTATCTGGACAACTTGGCCTAGGTCTGATGCTCGTCGGCTCCACTTAGAAGTTGGTCGCGACCAAGCCCGGTTTGACCCTGCAAACAGCATCGACCTTCAGTTTGGTAATGGCACAGCAAGTCATGACCTCCCCGTACTTCTTGTACAGCCTCAGTTTCCAGAATTGTTAGTATTTCCTCCTTCCTCTGAAACTCAACGTGATATGAATGGGGATTAATTACCAAATTACAGAAAGTTCCATTGTGCTCCAATACTCAGATATACCGTTTGGTAGACGGCGATGAATAATGAAAGGTAACTTCTGCTCCAAAATTTCCTTCTTAGCAAGATTTACCGGGAAGTCAGGTGCTGATGCTACCAACCCTTCTAGACTTACCAAAGGCTTAGCTCCCTCTGCTAGTTGCTGTGCACGAGTTCCTAGCAGAGCTGTATATTCATATTTAGAATAGTATGGCAGCGTAACACGCTTTCCCTTCTGTGACTCCTCGACTGACTGACGAGTGACAGATAGAACTTCAGGATGCAATAGCTTTGATGATTCACGAAGTTCGTCCATTTGTAGTATCTATCCAGAATCTATGTAAATATCCGTTTTCTTGGAACAAACATCCTATAAGAAATGGTTGAGCTTCTCGAAGTCTTTGGCAATGACTTGACTGTTGTTAATGCTGCCCGTGTATCCTTTGCTAAGGAATCTCATGAGATGAGCTTTGGTGATGAAAAGCTAATTACATACCTTGCAAAGCATAATCATAATTCTCCTTTCTTTCATCCTCAAATCCGGTTTCGTCTCAAGATGCCAATCTTTGTTGCTCGTGAATGGTTTCGCCACCAGATTGGGTTTGCTCGTAATGAAGTTTCACGCAGATATGTTGATACACCCCCAGAGTGTTGGATTCCATCAACAGATGACCTTCGTCAACGTGATAAGAACCTCAAGCAAGGAAGTAAGGATGTTCCAGTAGAGGGTTCTGAATACCTACACATGATTATCAAAAATCATACTGATGGATGTGTGAGTCTGTATAATCATCTGCTGTCACAGAACGTAGCACCAGAGATTGCGCGCTGTGTTCTACCGCAGAGTATGATGACTGAATTCATTGAAACAGGAAGTCTGGCTGCATATGCCCGGCTATACGGTCTTCGTAATGACCCTCATGCACAGAAGGAGATTCGTGAGTATGCTAAAAAGATTGGGTCACTTCTGGAGGAGAAGTTTCCCGTATCATGGAAGGCTCTTACACAGCTCGAGCATTCTGCTTCCACGTAGTGTCGCAATTTGCACATTGATACATCCAGACGAGGTCCTTGGCGTCCATCTTGACACCAACGACATCAGCCTTTTTCCCATGCTTTGAAGGACAATCTTTTGTGGGACAGACAATTTCAGTAAACCTGGGAAGTGTCGGGTCAAACTTCAGATATGGGTTCAGTGCAAGTCGGTCAGACTTGTCTTCACGCAGAATGTGCTCGTAGACTACCGGGTTGTCGCGAGATAGACCTTCCGTGTACTCACACTTGCGACAAGAGAGAACTGCAAACTTAGTTCCCTCATCATTTGTAGATTCATCAATGGCATACAGCATGTTACGACATACCGGGCAAAACTTCATCTTTGTTAGTTATCTGTTATCTTTATGTAGATTCGTTTTAGACCAAGTTAAAAATTCCCTTTCGGGGTATGTTCACTAGTATGGAAGCCGCTTGATTGCCTCAATTGCAGCCCGCCTAATGCCATAGATGTGCTTGAGAAGGGCCTGGTAACTGCTTGTCGCCTCGGTCGCCTCCTCTTTCGCACGCAGCAGCTCTCCTTGGAGACGGTAAGTCTTATCCTGAAGAAAAGCTACCTGCTGGGTCAGCCCACAGTTTGCACTGTAGTACATGGCAAGTTGCTGCTTGAGCATAGCGTTCTCGGCTTCTGCCATTGCGAATGGTGTAAAAGACACTTTCTATATAAAATAATTCCATTTTTGCTGCGTTAAAAACGGACGTCCCTGGAACTAATTGTCTCAACCTCAAATACGAATGGCTGACCGGATGACTCTACGTGAGTTTCTTGCTGCAAACAAGTCCGATAGCGTATTCACGCATACCGGCCTAAAGGGCGGGAAGTTCTTCATCAAAGATGAGGACCTCGACCGGTTTTATGACCTATATACTGAGTCCATTCTAGATGGTGACCACGTTCACCTAGTAGAGAAGAATACCCAGATTGGCTCTCTTCGAGTCGACTTTGACTTCATCTACAAGCCTGATATCACAACCCACCAACATACTCGTGACCAAGTTGTGAACTTCTGCAAAGCATATATGGATGCTATTGGAGAATACGTTCAACTTCCCCCAAAGGTTGAAGTCTATGTGATGGAGAAGCGCAAGCCCACACTCGACGTGAAGGGCAACCGCATGAAATCCGGAATCCATATGGTAGTTCCCGGTGTCTGTACAACTTCTATGGTCGAGCAATCCGTTCGCCGTAATCTGTTGAAGACAGTCGCTTCATTCTTCCCTGACCTGCCTCTCACTGAGACTTGGGACAAGGTATATGATGAGGCCGTTGTCAAGCGCTCCGTTAACTGGATGCTCTATGGCTCACGTAAGGGTGACGATAACTCTCGCCCCTATGAGACCAAGTACATTGTGAACTATGAGGGCGGCAAGGTGTCTGTTAACACAACTGTCCCTGCTGTGACCTCTGCTTTGATTCGTAAGCTCTCTATTCGCCGTCAGGAGGAAGATGAGACGCCTATGACTGAGAAGGGTAAGGCAACTTATTCCGGCATCCCAGAGGTTCGCATCTCTGGTGGCCGGGCAATGACTCCTGCTCGCGGACGCCCAGCTGTTCGCGGTGAGAAGCCCAGCTCTCGTGGCTCTTCTCCTGCTGGACGCATTGTACGACCTCTTGAAGCAGAGGAGAAGGACTTCCTCAAGGACCATGTCATGAATCTCAAACTTGAGCGCGCAACTGGTTACAATGAGTGGCTTCAGGTTGGTCTGTGTCTTCACAACATCCATCCTGACCTGCTTGATGTCTTTCTGGACTTCAGTGCTCAGTACGAGGACAAGTTCAATGAGGCAGACTGTATTCAGAAGTGGAACGGTATGACCTTCCGCAATGATGGTGACCGTGTAGGACTTGGAACTCTCCGGTTCTGGTCTCGTACTGACAACTTTGACGGATATGTTGAGATTGAATCCAGAAACGTAGAACGTCTTATTGTCACCGCTTGCTCCGGCACAGAGCATGATGTAGCATCCCTTATCTATGCCAAGTTTCGTGATTCTTATAAGTGCGCTGACTTCGGTAAGAATGTCTGGTATCGCTGGTCCGGACATATCTGGGCAGAGACCGATTGCGGCATTGACCTTCAGCTAAAGCTTTCCAAGGAGATTGCTCAGGAGTTCTTCAAGCGTGCAAACCGCATGGGACTTGAACTAGAAGGCAAGAGCTGTACCACAGAAGGCAAGGGAGATTGTGGTGTCTGCGAATACTGTCAGCGCGAGAATCAGCGCACTAGCTTCATGAAGATGTATACCAAGCTCAAGACAACTACATTCAAGAACAATGTCATGAAGGAATGCCGCGAGCTGTTCTTTGACCAGCAGTTTGCCAAGAAGGTTGACTCTAACAAGGACCTAATTGCATTCAACAATGGCGTTCTGGATATGACAGATACATCCAAGTTTGTATTCCGCAATGGTCTGCCAGAGGATTACATTTCATTCAGCACTGAGATTGATTACGACCCGGAACGCAACTATTATGATTATCCTGAGTGGCCTGCTATTCAGGCATTCATCAATCAGGTTCTTCCGGACCCAGAGGTTCGTATGTATTTCATGCGCCACCTGGCAACCTGCCTGATGGGTGGTAACAAGGCTCAGAAGTTTCATATTCTGACCGGTTCTGGTTCTAACGGCAAGTCTATGCTTATGAATCTGGTGTCCAAGGCACTGGGTGACTACGCAGCGGTTGTACCAATTTCACTCTTCACTCAGAAGCGTGGTAAGTCTGGTGCTGCAGCTCCAGAGGTTATCCGTCTCAAGGGCCGCCGTTTCGTAACTATGCAGGAGCCAGATGAGAAGATTGCATTGAATACCGGGCTAATGAAGGAGATTTCATCATGCGAGAAGATGTATGCGCGTGACCTATTCAAGTCGGGCTGCGAGTTCGAGGTTCAGGCGAAGTTTCATCTTGCCTGTAACGAAAAGCCCGAGATTAATACGACGGATGGCGGTACTTGGCGTCGTCTGGTTGTTGTCAACTATACTTCTAAATTCGTAGACAAGCCATGTGAACCCCATCATTATCCTATTGACGAAACAATCCAAGGCTCTGTTATGTCAGTAGCTTGGGCAACGCCGTTCCTGAACTTCCTTGTTACGACACTCAAGGAGGGCAATGGGTTTCACAAGCTGCCAACTCCTGGGAAGGTTCTGGAGTACACGTCAGAGTATCGCAACGATACGGATGGTATTGCCCGGTTTCTCTCAGAGAAGACAGAGGAGTTTAAGGCTGGTGATGAGGTTCAAGCAGTGCTTAAGACCCAGCTTCAGTCTGTATTCAAGCAGTGGAAGCTGTCTAATGAGAATCTATCATTATCTGTGTCTGACCTAGTCAAGCGAGTCACAGAGAAGTTTGGTAAGTATCCTGCTGGGGGTTGGACGAATTTCAGAATGGTAGATTAATGTCTGCGACGAGATTTACGATGCTTGCGGGTTTTCCGACGACGGCCGCCTAAAGAAGTAGCACCGGGTGCCATTCCAGCAGGAGCAGAAGGAGCTCCGGGTGCTACACCAAGAGCAGCTGCTTGCTGAGTAGGAGTACCAACTGTAGCATGAACTGCTGGTGCTGCATCAGCTGCTACTTGTTCGGGAGTTTCTGTGCCCCATGTCCAAGGCTTTAACCATTCACCACCTCCCCGCATGCGGCGACGTCTAGAATGCTTTTTAGTTTTCTTGTGATGACGGACCATTTACTTTATCCAAAAGATTTTTAACGACGACCAGCTACAGGAACGTATTCCTTTACATATGGCAGTGTGACATATACAACTCCAAGAGCAATAAATAGATTTAACGTCTGAACAATCACATCGCCGATATTAAACTTCATACTGCCAACTTGAATAACTAGTTTTGAAACACCAGCTTCTTCTGTCGCAACCGGTGACAGCAGAGGTAACACCAAATCCCGCGTTAGAGCGTTAAAAAAGTTACTCAGCAGTATTCCTACGTGAATCGCTAAAGCAAAGACTAATACCTGATTCTCAACGCCTGCCATTTAGTTCTTTTCACACAAAAGATTAATGGATGTCTCATTCTGGGGACCGTCAGGATGGCAATTATTGCATTTGATAGCGGCTGAAGGAGGATTATACGCTAAAGGAACTCTGGATATCATGCCATTTATTTTGCCTTGTAAGTATTGCCGGGCATCTGCACAACGATTCTGGAAACAAAGCAAACCTCATGGAGACCTACAAAAGTGGTTGTATATCTTCCACAATAAGGTTAATAAAAAGTTGATAAAACAACACGCTGAAGACCCAAAGTGTAACTTACCGGTTCCTGCTCCACCATTTGAAGAAATCCAGAAACGGTACGCATCTATTTTGGATAGTCAGCCAACTGAAATCCCCGGACGTGATTTCCTATACAGCATCGCATACAACTTCAACCCCCAAGAGCAAAACGTAAAAGACCATGAAACATTCTGGGTGCTTCTAAAGGGTTCATTTCCATTTCCCGAGTTTCGCAAACATATTAGTATTCCTTGGTTTAATTCAAGGTCCGACTACTTATTTTCCGTTCATACGATGTTTTCCAAGATGAAGCCACAAAAATCTTTGCAGTCAATTGCCCAACAACTAGCATATTATAAATCTGGATGTACTAAGAAGACATACAAAGGAAAGACATGTAAAAAAGTTGGGACCGGGTATACTAAGAATCGGGATAGGAAACGAACATATCGTTTAACCCACTCTCGGCTTCTTTGATTTCTCCTGAAGCTCCTGGACTAACCGGACATGCTTCTGGGAGTATTTTCCATCCTTTCCCTGACCTTTCTCCTTCTGGTCCTTCTTGCTTTCCTTTCGAGTTTTGGGAGGGTCCATTTTTAAACTCTAAATAAGAATTTAGATTGAATCCGTTTTAATACTTTAAATGACATGTCCCATATGCTATGAAAATATGGATATGAAGGAGTATGATGATGCAGCAGAAGGAACGGACACCTGCCATAAGCTTGATTGTGGTCACGCATTTCATACAAAGTGTATTATTCTTGTTCTTACCAAAACACGTCATGCATGTCCAAGCTGTAACAAGAACAAGCCTCCGGAAAAGCAACTGGAAATTGAGGGTCTAATACGGACAACTCTTTTAGCTGTAAAGCGAGACCCCAGAGTTAAAGTTGTAAGAGAAGAATTTGAGACAGGCAAAGAAGAATATAAACAAGTATTACGTCAACTTCAAGAAGAATCCAGAGAGTGGATTACAAAAAGAGCAGAAGAGCTAAAAATAAAAGAATACCGGTCATACTATTACAGTTCTGCAAGTGCAGTAATGGTTACAGCACGTAAAGTAGCAAGAGAGATGGGTCCCAAGTTTATCGCAGCAATCAATTCAGATAGAACACCAAATAATCGATGGGGTGCAAGTATTTCTAAAAGGACTATTTTTGGAGTAAATCCCCCGGGATACCGCGATTGGAAATTAACTCACCCGCGTGTTTGGGTTCGTATTTAAATTCATATTGTTTACAAATGAACTGGCTTTTACCAATTGTAATAGGAACAACTGCATTATGTTATGTGCATTCTTTCAATCACATAATGAAGTTATACAAAGAATCTGATTATACCCTAACCTGGAGTGAACTATTTGAAAAATTGCCCGAAGGCGTTTATTCTTGCACTACCCAGTGATGGATAATACCAGAATATTTGGTATTCAGTTTTTCTGTTATTTCTATTGCTTCTACCTCAGTAAAGAGGAACATTCCGCCGGTTTCAAAGCCTGTTAGAAGAGAACGCCATGCAACACGGAATAAACTGCCCATCTTGTTAATAATATTGAAATTGCTGGACAATATTTCCGTTTTTAATAAAAAAATGGCCCGAAGGCGTATTAGTAAGCGCTGACCATTGTCAGCCAGCTCTGCGCCTTCTCGACCTCCTTCTCCAGCTGCTTGGTCCGCTTGGCCTGGTCGGCCTTGGACTTGTGGGTGCGCTTCTCAGCAACTTTCACCTGGTAGGCGGAGAGTTTATCTTGCTCAAACTTGAGCTGGACTTCTGCATCCTTGATGACGGCTGCAGTAATGGGGTCGGGTTCTGGCTTGGCCGCCGGGAGCTCCAGCGGTTGCAACTCCATCAGCCCCGCAAGGCCGTGGAAGTCAGGTGACATGTTCCAGACCTCCTGCGCGACGATGGGCGGCAAAGAGTCGTTCTGGTATAGGCAAAACGCCGTATTGAGTAGCGAAGATGCCAGCTGCATCTGCTCCCACGGCTTCTGATAGGGCTCCACCTCGCACATGGGCGAGTTGGGAACCTCAGACTGAGAGCCAAAGAGAGACATGTTGTCCAGCGATATAAAACATTTTTCTATACATATTAATTCCGTTTTTCTATAACTTAAATCGTTTCTTAAAGTCAGCTACACTTGCTTTAAAAGACGGCTTGTTCCAAAGTACCCATCTGGATAATGCCCCAGGCGTATCCGGCTTATTCCAAGATTCTCCCATATTCCCATGCCGCTTCAGATAACGAGCCTTACGTGTCTTATCTTTGTGCTTTGTATAATCTGACATTCCTGCTGCACCGAATGAAACAACCTTTTCTTTACCCTTATCAGTCTCAAATAAGGCATCCCACTTCTTTTCCGGGCGGTGAGAACGGCGGATAGTTTTCAGTCTCATTTATAAATGGAAGAGTGGAATGTTTTAGTGCGGACCTTAGAAGCAGACCAAGAGAACCCTAAACAATTTCAAGATATGGCCAAAGCAATCTTCCAAGCAATGGTTACTCACAAGATTAAGGATATGCGTAAATTCGAACAAAGACTTGGTCCGGACTATGAAAAGTTAATTGAAGACATAAAATTCCCAGAAGAGTCCGTCCGGGAACTCCTAAAAAATGACGATTTCTTTGAACTTACCCTCAAATTAAGAAAAATCTATAAGTAAAGTATAAATGGCTAAGGGTGGTTTCTTAAGTGCTTTACTCGCTGAGCGTAATTCGTCCTCAACGACCGGCTTTGCTTGGCGGTCTCTATACTATATCTATATCGGCATTCCGCTGCTTGCGTTGTACTACGTTGTATTTCACGTGATTCTTTCAATTCTAGTAGTTCCAGTAATGACACTTCTTGGGTTTGGTGTATCTTCCGATTACCAACAGCGCGTCCAATCTGCACTTGAGAGAAGTGATTTTCAAGAATTAGCAAGAATGGTAATGGCCGAGTCTTGGGTTCTTGGATTTGCAAAGCTGGGTCTTGTTGTTGTCATGTACCACTTTGGTGCTCTAGACCTCCTGCTCCAGCCCGTGTACTACATTACGAAGGTTTAAGAAGAAAAACTTGTCTTTCAGCCAGAAAAACGAATCCATCTAAAGACTATCGCGATATTATAAAGAATGGGTGACACTATTATTGGAGTTCAATTCGGCATCGCCAACCCTGATGACATCACGTCACGCAGTGTTGTTGAAGTAAAAACTGACAAGACCTACCAGAGTGGCCTGCCCATTCCCGGTGGAGTCTTTGATTCACGATTCGGCGTAACCGACCATGGAAAGATTTGTGCCACGTGCAAGCAGACTAATCTGCTTTGCCCAGGACATTTTGGACACATTCGTCTGGCACGCCCAGTATACCTATACCAGTTCATCGATGTTGTTCAGAAGCTCCTAGTAGTTGTTTGTCTGGCATGCTCAAATCCTTATCTACCCGACGAGGAACTTGAGCGTATCGGCAACCTCGCAAAGGGAGTTGAACGTTTTGACCTTGTACGCGAGGAGACCAAGCACTATAAGACCCATTCCCTCAAGGAATCTCGTGCATGCGCACACTGCGGAGCTCGCACCATCGCTAAGGTCTCAAAGATTGAGAACTCAGTAGCAGCTCTTCAGGCACACACATACGACGAGGATGCTGAGCCTATCCCCCTTCAGCCAGAACTTGTACTTCGCTGCTTTCAGCGCATTACAGATGACCACGTGACAATGATTGGATTCAACCCCAAGTTCTCACGCCCGGATTGGATGATTTGTACGGTTCTCGCTGTTCCTCCTCTGACGGTTCGCCCTTCAGTAGTGATGGATGACAACCAGCGCATGGAAGATGACCTGACACACAAGCTCATCGATATTGTTCGTCAGAACAACAAGCTTCGTGAGAAGATTGATAAGGGAGAAAATGCAGATATGATTGATAAGCTCACTGAGTTTCTTCAGTTTGATGTAGCAACCTATGTAGATAATGATATCAAAGGCCTACCACCAACTGCTGACCGCTCCGGCCGCCCCCGCAAGACTTTGAAGTCTCGTCTGGGTGCCAAGACTGGTCGCGTACGTGGTAACCTAATGGGCAAGCGTGTTGACTTTTCAGCACGTTCTGTTATCACTCCAGACCCTAACATCGATGTAGATGAGCTTGGTGTCCCAGAGGAGATTGCAATGAATCTATCATTCCCAGAAGTTGTTACGTCTTACAATCGTGACCGGCTTATGGCTGCTATCAAGAACGGTCCAGACAAGTACCCGGGTGCCAAGAACGTCTTCAAGAAGGACGAAGGAAAGGCATTCCGACTTGGCTTTGTCAATCGTGACCTAGACATCCAGGAAGGTGATATTGTTCACCGCCACCTAGTAGATGGAGATGTTGTGCTGTTTAACCGGCAGCCATCACTTCACAAGGCATCTATGATGTGTCACCGCGTTCGTGTTCTTCCTTACTCAACCTTCCGTCTCAATGTATCTGCTACCAAGCCTTACAATGCAGACTTTGACGGTGATGAGATGAACATGCACGTGCCACAGAGTATTGCATCAGCAACCGAACTACGCGTCATTGCAACTCTGCTTCGTCAGATTATATCACCACGTACTTGCCAGCCAATTATCTCTGTGTTCCAGGACACTTTGACTGGCGCTTATCGCATTTCACAGCCCAGTGTCACCATCCCGGAACATCTTGCAATGAACATTCTGGCTCGTAGCCCGCGTGCAATTTCAGAGTTCAAGCGCATGGACCTTCCAATGGCTGGTACAGATGTTGTATCACATGCCTTTCCTCTAATGAATCTGAAAGGCAATGTAACCATTGAGAATGGTAAGCTCATAAAGGGCGTACTAAATGATGGAGCACTCAAGGGAGCTTCCAAGGGCATTGTTCATTCCATCTACAATGAGTTTGGCCCTGAGCGTTGCGGAGCTTTCATCAACTCTCTTCAGAACATTGTAACCAAATATAATCTGCTTTCTGGATTCTCTACGGGTCCCTCAGACCTGATTACATCCATCGAGGCATACCAAGCAATTGATAAGGCTATTGTAGACAGCAAGCAGAAGATTTCTGATGTTCTCTCATCCGTTCATGCCGGGCGCTTCCTGAACCTTTCAGGACGTGCAGATGGTGAGGAGCTTGAGAACAACATCCGTGCAGCCATTGGTGACATGAACAGCAAGGGTACCACAACTGTAGTAGACAACCTCCCGGACACGAATCGCATGATTATCATGTCAGACAAGGGAGCCAACGCAAAGGGTACAGCAGCTGTAAACATCACTCAGATGGTTGCCTTTCTAGGCCAGCAGTACGTTGATGGTGCTCGTATCAAGTACACCATGGACAACCGCACTCTTCCTCACTTTGCAAAGTATGATGATGGTCTAGAGTCCCGCGGTTTTGTTGAGAACTCATTCATTGCTGGTATCCGGCCTGCAGAGTTCTTCTTCCACGCCATGGGTGGACGTGAGGGTCTGATTGATACAGCCGTAAAGACCTCAGATACTGGCTACATCCAGCGCCGACTGGTAAAGCTGATGGAAGATATTCACGTAGAACAGGATGGAACTGTACGCGATATCAATGGGTCTATTGTTCAGTTCCTGTACGGTGAGGATGGCATTGATGCTACTGGCATTGAGAAGCAAGACTGTGACCTTGGTGTTCTGACCATGGAACAGGTGTATGCTCGGTTTGCAGCTACAAAGGATGACTTTAAGGCTGTTTCTCCAGACACTGGTGATTCCCCAAGCGATATGGTTGACCAGATTCTCAATGACCGTGATATGTTTGTAAAGCGCGTGATTCGCTATACAAACAAGACTGATATCCGGGCACCTGTTCACCTTCAGCGCCTTGTTGACAAATATCGCAACAACTATCTAGTCAAGACTGACTTGACGCCCGAGTATGTTGTAGATGAACTTGATAAGCTCTGTAAGACTCCGTATATGGCAGATAACTTCCTGTTCCACTGCTTGCTTCGTTACAATCTAGCCCCCAAGAAGTCAATCATTGTTAATCGGTTCACGGTTGCTTTGTTTGATGAGCTGATTCGTGATGTGAAGTACAAGTACAAGAAGGCTCTTGTCCATGCTGGAGAAATGGTTGGTCCTCTTGCTGCTCAGTCCATTGGTGAGCCCACAACTCAGCTAACTCTGAACACTTTCCACCAGGCTGGTACCATCAAGGCTAATGCAACCCAAGGTGTTCCTCGTATCCAAGAGCTACTGAGCGTGTCGCAGAACCCCAAGAACCCATCCAACGTAATCTATCTCATGCCTAACATGGCAGACCATCAGGGTTCAATCTCAAGCATGAAGGAAATCCAGAAGACAACGCTACGAGACATTACCAAGTCAGTACGCATCTACTATGACCCCAATCCCCTGTCATCAAACACGATTGTTCAGGAAGACCGGGAGATTCTGCTATCTTACGAGAAGTTCAGCGTCAGCCATGGTCAGAGTTGCGTATCTCCTTGGATTATCCGTCTGGAGCTTGACCCAAATCAGATGCTTTCCAGAAATATCCTGGACATGACCAAGATTCGTACCAAGATTGAAAGCAATAAGGTTCTGCGTGTGTTTGAGTGTGTTCACCCGGATACGAATACAACGGGTAAGCTGGTAATGCGCATCACATTTGGCAACGATGTAGCAAAGAATGCTCTGTCTCTTCGATTCATTGAGGACAAGCTACTGGACACTACACTGACTGGTATTGATGGTATTGGCCGTGTATTCCCTCGTGAGAAGCTTGGCGAGCTGACCTTTGATGAGCGTGTTGGTGGATATGTTCCTCAGTCTCAGTGGGTTCTGGATTCAGAGGGAACTAATCTGCTTGACCTGTTTGTATTCCCCAACGTAGACCCAACGCGTACATTCTCAAATGACATCCATGAGATTCTGAATGTGTTTGGAATTGAAGCAGCACGTATGGCACTATATGAGGAGATGATGGCAGTATTTGGTGCCGACTCAATCAATTACCGGCACCCATGCTTGCTGGTTGATGCAATGACGTATCACGGATATCTAATTGCGATTGACCGGTTTGGTATGAACAAGTTGGAGAACGGTGTTCTAGCCAAGTCCTCTTTTGAGATGACATCTAAGATTCTCTTTGATGCTGCAGTGTCTGGAGAGTTTGATACTATGCGCGGCGTCTCAGCAAACATCATGTTTGGTCAGAAGCCACCTTGTGGTACGGGATTTGTGGATATTCTAGTAGATGAGTCCCGGATGCCTGAAGGACATGAGGAGCATGACTTGTATAGCTCAGAACTTGCTCATGCAAATGCATTGGTTGAGCAGGAAGAGAAGAAGGATGATGCAGATGGCCAGTGCCGTATGGATGATATCGTCATGAGCTGGTAATATATCTCTTTCCAAGCATAGTAATAACTGTCATAACACAAACAAATCCAAATAGCGAAAGTATAAAAATTTGGTCAGGTTGTAGAGAAAAGTGTTCTCTTGATATGTAATATACGATACAAATCAATACAATGAGAAGTAATAACCATCTCATTTTTATTTTAACGCAATAAACTTATACATTAAAATGGAATATGACTCGGTAGTATCAAGTGTAATCTCTGCTTTCCAGAAACGAGCAGAGATTGGACAAGTTAAATATGGAAAAACATTAGACCGTAATGACCTAACGTTTTTACAGTGGATTCAACATGCTCAGGAAGAGCTAATGGATGGTATTCTCTATCTTGAAAAAATTAAACAATTGGCTGAATCTCAGACACTAGTTGCTGTACGCGAGGCCGCCCATGCCGGACATAACACGTAGAACGTTGTAGTTGGTCGCATATACGCGCACGTTCCAGTCGTTGAACACGTCATTGGTCTTATCTGTCTCATTGAAATCAAAGTCTCCACCGACTCTTGATGAGGTTAGACCAGCCATGTTCATCACGATGGTTGCTGTGTCAATCCGGGAGAAGTTGCAAGTGCCAGAAGGCTGGTGCTCCTCCGGGCGAAGAGCAAATGAGTACATGTAGGCGCCGCCGCCGCCGCCGCTGTCGCCTTCGATTAACCCACTAAGTGTACCAAATATTCCACCAAGAGTTCCACTGTGGTGCTGGTAAGGCTGTACCTTGCTGAAGTAGTCTCCGTGACGACGGTCTAGACGGTCCTGGCCGTTAATCTGAAGCAACTGGTCAAACACCGGGTCAATGTCATATGTGAATGGCTTTAGACGAGTTTCAGACACGTATCTCTGTCTGCCTGACTTAATGTAAAAAGTAGCAATTTCGCCAAGACCAGTAATTGAAGTAACTTGAATCTCAACGTTTCCAGCTGCATAAAGACCAAACTGTGACTGATAGAATGTTAGAACATCTCCCACATTATATCCGAGTCCCGGATTTTGATTACTAACAATCAAACTGCCAGCTCTGCTAAATGCAAACTTGAATGTTGCATATGAAGTAAAACTACTGGGAGCGGTGGTACTGGCCGTTAGTGCGCCAGTATCGTAGTTATCTTCATTAACCAGAGATGCATACGGCCGCTCAATTGCAGCTGCAAGGCGGCAATCAGTGTAAGCAGTAGGCTGAACAACCCAGATGAGCTCCTTTACCGGGTGGTTAAAAGTCAGGTCAATGCGGCTATTGGCTCCGCGAATTCCCTTATCTTCGTTGAACTGTGTCTGCTCAATGAGGTATTCGTGGCTGGCCTGCGCCATACGACGACGCTCCTCAGTGTCTAGGTAGATGTAATCGATGTATAGAGCAGCTTGAATAGCAGGAGGTACTATGCCAGCCTGGTTAAAGTTTCCAGCAATGAACTGTGTCTCATTCCAGAGAACGTTAATCTTTACCTCGTGGTACTGTAGAGCAATCAGAGGAAGAGCAGCTCCGGGGTTGCGAGTAAAGAAGAAAGGAAGAGGGATGTAGATGACGTTCATCTTCTGCTGACGACCATCTGGAGCACAGGCAGTTCCATATCTCAGGACTGATGGTCCAGTATCAGTGCATGGCCCAGCCAGAAGGCTCGCGAGCTTTATTGTTTGAGTAAAATTTTGTGTAAGGTTACCCCATAGGAACATGAACTCGGAGTACATGCGGTCAACAACCTGTCCACCAATGTCAATCTCAACATGCTTGATTAAGTTGTAACCAAGAGCATTGGCTTCGTTATTCCATAGAAATGGAACTGTCTCCCCACCAACAGTAACAGTCCGTGGAAGTGTGACCTCGACGTATGTTGAGTAGAGAAGGTCTGCATGACGTCCTACAAGGGCTGTCTGCTTGGTACCCCACTGGACTTGGCCGGTAAAGTTGATACGGAATGGCTCCATAGCAAAGTTTGTGTGGCGCTTGAAAAGTCCTTTCCAAAAGGTAATCTGCGGGTTCCCTGAAATATAAGCATCCTGAGCGCCATAAGCAACGAGTTGAAGTAAACCGCCACCCATTTGTCTTTATATGTTAGTTATACTCATTTTTTCTAACGGCGACGGCTGGCGCGACGACGACGAGTCTTCCGACGACGCTTGCCTCCCATAGCAGCTGCTGCGGGCTCTACGGGCTCTACCTCAGCACCAGTGGTCGCTGCTGCTGCCGGCTTCTCATCATCAGAATCAGAACCTTCACCGCCACCCTTCTTGGCCTTGTGCCATGTTAGCTTGGCAGCCTTAATCACCTGACCAAGACCCTTCCCGGCAACATACTTGCCCGTGGCCTTCATCTTTCTCATCGTCTTCTTGATGTGTGCGAGCCACTTGTTTGCCATTTTATTTATAACGCGGAGATTACTTATTTAGATGACGATAGATTTATCTCCAGTTGCCGGGTTCGAATCATAAATTGGAGAAGTGTGAGCCATAGGCTGGAATGAATGTGTAGCAGGGTCGGGCAACACAGGTGTCTTTGCTTCAACTGGCTTGAATCGTAACTCTTCAGGCTTCATGACCAAACTTGCGTCTTGAAACTTGCCAATGTATATTTCTTGCATAGCATCTATTGAGCCATAGTTCATTAAGTTCCACTGACATCCATAACTAAATAAGATGGTTGGATTACTGTTCTTCAAATCTGGAATTGCGCTAGGCACAACCATAGTAATGTTTGTACGATTAGATGTAATCAGTTCATCATGGTCATATGGTTGTGATGCCTGCATATAGGTCAATCTACGCAGATTAGATGTTGCCCATGATAAGTTAACCAACTCCTCCATGTTTGTTCCCTTCACATTAGCCCCGGATACAATGATTAGCTTACCCATTAGGTTGATGATAGGTTCTTGAGCAACATTCTTACTGTTGTATGAATACTCGAGACCAAGCATATAACGCCTGCAAGTGTTCTTTAAGATTTCAGCACAAGCATCAATAACATTTCTCTTGTCGGTATGAAAGACTAAACTCAGAATGAATGGGTCACTAGATACCTTGCATTCAGTTGGGTTAAAAGCAGAGTTAGCTATTGCTACACAACATGCATCAAATAATACTGAGTTGTATGCATAATCGTATCCAAGTGCTTCGTTCTTCAAGCCAACTACCGGGACATCATTGTCTCCAGCATAAACATCAAGTTCAATTAGACGAGCTCCATCTTTGATAACAAGAGGAATCATTTGCTCAGAAATGTAATCGCTAGAAGCTGCTCCAGGAAATACTGAATAGGCTGAAGATGCAATATAGTAATCGCATAGGCGTGTATTATCTTTTGATGCTCCGAGTGGAGCCAAATTCATAACACGACCATATGCGCTATGGTTATTCTTACCAATAACCATTACTGATGCTGGATTCCCACGAACAGCTGCCCATATAGCCCCGGCACAAGCAAAGATAACAATCAGTCCTACGGCCATAATTAGAATCATTCCGGTGTTCTCTCTGAAATATGTTAGAATACCGTCCATCTTATTATTTATCCTCTTTAAAAAGAAGCCTGCGAAATACATTGATGTTATTATCGTCCGGGGTGTCGTCCTCTTTAAAAAGAAGCCTACGGAATACATTGATGACATCATCCGGGATTTTATGGTCCATAGGAATCTCGTTCAAGCAAGAGTAGTGGAAGTACAGCGAATAAATCCCACACTCTGAATCCTTGAACTGATGCCGCGTCTTGTTATATGTTGTGAGCATAGGCTTGTCATGAACATTCGTTTTTTCCCAAGAATCCTTCCATCTCTTCATCAGCCTCTGAATAGACTTCTCTGGTTTATCAGAATATGAATCAAAATATGTTATGCGTGGTTGCTCAAGCTCTGGTCTGATATCGCAAAATAAGGCTATCCAATGCTGCCCGGGTCCAGTGTGAATGTCTGTGTTGAACACAATGCCAATTTGAGACTTTCCTTTGCGGTATAAGCTTTTGATATCAATTGAACACAATGCATCAACTAGACATTGACCTGTCTTGGACTTTAAGTCAAAGTCAATGGGAAGACAACCTAAAAATACATAGTTTTTGAATAGTTTTTGATATGCTTTTTCTGCTCGTTCAATGTCTACAGAAGACAACCAATCTGTAGGATTTGTAATCCACGCATCTGGAGCCTTAGGACGATTCAACATGTGGGAAATGATACATTCTGTACGACCAGAAATACACTTGGAATGAAATCTGTCTTGCAAATGTTTCCAGATTTCTGCTGCTGTTCCGTCCGGGATAGGAGGCTCTTTGGAGTGTTCAGAATTATAGACCGTTCTTAGGTGTTTGATTTCACCTTCTCCGAACATTTGTATTTAAAACGGATTCTATTCTTACAGGAAAACGGCTTGTAGGACTGTAATGGTTCTGTCAAAATAATTAATAAGAAGCGCTTCAAGGTTCTTTCAGTGTGAATTGGTAACTCTACTGAAAAGGAAAGCTCCGTCGGAGATTGGTTATTTGACGGATAAAGTTGTGGCCCACTCGAGTATCTGCTTAAAAACGGATTTTTTCTTTGGAGGTCAGTAATCTATAAAAAGATGGCTAATCCCAACCAGGAAGATGTCGCCAACCTCCGCGAGGAAGTGCTGCAGTATACGCGAGTCGATGACCGGCTCCGCAACCTCAACACAGAGGTATACCGCCTGCGCGACGAGCGCAGTGCAGTAGCAGACCGTATCATCCAAATCGTACGGCAGCCCGCATTTGCGTCTGTCAGCGAGTTGGCGGTGAGCCACGACGGCTCAAAGATTCGCATCAAAAAGCCACAGACGTGGAACGCATCTTGGTCTCTTTCCAAGAACAAGCTCCGCGAGTACCTATGTCTGCACCTAGGCCAACAGGCCGGGCAAGCATGCTATGCGTACATTCACAATGCACACTCTGCAACTCTCCGCAAGGACACGTTTGACATTGAGCGCGTTGGTGGCGGTGCTGAGAATGAGTAATACATATGGAGACATAGTCTCCAATTTTTTAGTCACGAAAACTGGTTCCCTTTCGGTCACGAAAACGGACTTAGTTGTATGCTTCGAGATAAGTACAAAAGCAATGGAAGTTCCGGTATATAACCCATATAACTCTCGGAATCGTATGTTTACCCAGAAGGATATACATTCGATTTTGCATAAGCATGATTGCGAGTATACTGTAAAAAACTTGACTATCTTTCAGAATGCGATGGTGCACTCATCATATGTGAAACGAGCAGAATATACAACTCCACAAGGAGATACGGCCCAATTAGCAGAAAAACCCACGGACTGTCTTGAATTATTCCCAGAATCATATGAACGTCTTGAACATCTTGGGGATTCAATTTTGGGCGCTGCAACCGCTACATATCTTTCAATCCGGTTTCCTACACAGCAAGAAGGGTTCCTCACCAACTTGCGTAAAGAGATTGTATGTAACAACATGTTGGGTGAACTGACTAAAAAAATTCGCCTCAATGAATTTTACATCATTTCCAAGCACAATGAAGATGCGTGTAATGGCCGGTATAATGTCAAAAAGCTTGGTGATATCTTAGAAGCATTTATTGGAGCATTATGGATTGATTGTGAGTATAACTTTCAAATTGTATATGCGTTCGTAGTTTCTCTTATCGAGACACACATTGACATTCCCGGCATTCTACGCAATGATACAAACTTCAAAGACCAACTACAAAAGTTCTGTCAGACTAAATTTCATTATACACCGACATATGTCATGCTATCATCGAACAACGGATATACGATGGCAGCAGTTGATGGCAAAGGAACACATCTTGGAACCGGGACTGGAACAACTAAAAAGCAAGGAGAACAACTTGCTGCTCAAGATGCCTTAAAGAAGTTCAAAGTATGATTTACTTAAAGATTCCTTTAGTATACTAAAATGATGGAAGTTCCATCATTTATGATTATTTTTGGTTTTTTGAATTATTATTCTTCATTTGTTGTAGACTTATGTTTATTGGGCTTGAAGCAATATAATATACATCGGTTTAGTATCCCATATGATAAAGAGTTGATTAAACCTATCATGAAGCGATTAGAGAAGGAATGTGTATGCTCTGATACGGCATTGTCAAAGGGTTTCAAAAAAACTATGTCAGGATGGGTTTGGAGTTCTAAAGTTATTGGTCGTATATGGCATGACATGTATGGAGATACAAGGATTACACTCTTGACAACAAATGCTTATTTTGAATATCTAGTTCAACCTTTGGAAGATTCATTCGAGGTTTACAAACCATCTAAGCAACCAGAAATATCCGAAGAACCAAAGAATGCGGCCTCTAAGATATATATATTTTCAAGGTATGGTTCATATAAAGAGTTTTCCTATTCGCGTGTATTGTTTAACGTAACAACCTTAGAACCAATTTTGGACCAAGGAAAGGTTGTTTCGGATGTTGTTAGGGTCTTTAGGAAAAAAAGGCAATGCAATGTATTCATTGAAGGACCACCTTGTAGTGGAAAAAGTTCTGTTGGTTATTTAATTGCTAAAGAACTGAATGGGGCTTTCTGTAATACATTTAACCCAACCGAACCGGGCGATAGCTTATCAAGTGCCATATCAAGAATGCAAGACTGGCTTAGAGATGATGATATTCCAATTATCATTCTTGTTGACGAAGTAGACACCATGCTTAAAAAGATTCATACAAATGATGTAAAGTTGAACAATGACACACCAACGTTGATTTATGATAAGCCAACTTGGTCTAAATTTATGGACAATATGAGATTCTATAAAAATATCATTATTATCTTTACAAGCAATACATCCAAATCTGAAATTGATAAGTTAGATGCGTCTTACTTGCGTCCTGGGAGAATTGATATATGTCATGTACTGGACTCTCCCGTATACAAAGAGGATGGAACATTCTTAGGATAAGTTTACAGTTGCAGTCCGAGGAATACGACGTGATAGAAGTTCACGCTGAGTCCCGCCAACGGACATATCATCGCCTTCCGGAATTCCTTCAATTGCTCTCAGAGCTTCAGCAACACGCTGTGGCTGGTCAGAAAACTGAAGAAGAAGTTGGGTACGAATAATCTGTCGACGCAGAGGTGGACGCGAAGTTCTCACAGTCCGGGAAATAGTACCAAGACCATTGCCTTCCAGTGTAAAGTTATCTACTTCATTATTACGCATAAATCCCAGAATGTTCTCTGATAGACGAGCTTTTTCATCACGGATTGCCTTCTGACGTGCTTGTAGTTTGCGTGCTTCATCGTCCAGAGCAACCCATGCGCGAATAGTTACCTTAATTTCCTCTGGGTCCGCCATTTACCTTTGCTATGTCCACGGCTTGAAAGTCGTTTGCCTCCTTCTGGGCCTTCAATCCGGTCGGCAATGTCATGTAAAGTTGGTAACCCAAGACTTTTTAGACTTGGTAGCTCACGTTTTGGCTCATCACCAGTTGCTAATGGGTCTGGAACAACGGCATCAACAATTGCTGCCGTAGACTTACCAAACAGTGATTCAGTTGAATCAATCAATCTGCCACGTTCACTTACTGACTTCTTTAAGAATTTTTCACCGGAAAGTGCAGCATTGTACAAACTTGTACCGAGAAATGGGATAGATAAAAATGAAATGATAAATGCCTGACCAAAATGTTCTCGTGAAATATTGATTAGCATAGCAAGAATTACAAACTGTGAGGCAATCATCCAACCTATGATATTCCCAACTGGCCCTGCTTCTGGAATTGGTAGAAACCCAATAAGTTCCGGGGTAATGTTTTCGATAGATGTAGCAATAACTGGTAATGTTGCTGTAACCGAATTCAAAGCAATGGTATATAACGGTCCAACAACTGGTAATCTTTCTAACGTGGCCGCGATGAAAACAAATGGACTAACCATATCGACACCGTCTTTTAAGAACGATGGCTGCCACTCATATAAAAAGTTTAACCACTGACGAACAACATTGTCAATCAAATCAACATCCGGGCCGCCGCCAGTCTTTGCTGTAAGTTTGAACAGTTGTTCGGATTCTGGTTTTGAGAAGATAGGGACACCGTATGATACAATGTTCTTACGTAAATCAGCAGCACTTTCAAAGGTATGGGTATCTAGATATTCACGCAAGTCAATAAATCTGGAAACGGTCTGCGCAAATTTTGTATTGTTCGAGTTCCTCTTAAGATATTTGTAAATCTCAACTTCGCGGTGGTTTAAAGGATTATCTTCTAATGACCACACCATTATTCACTTGTGTAGAAAACAAAGGGATGGAACAGTCCGAAGAGATACATTGGAACCAGCAACTTGAAGAGATTTTATCCCGCGAAGGGGAGCGAGCCCTATGTTACGCGTGGCTTCATAACAAATCACAAGCAAGAGTATCTAAGTATGATACCAATATTGCTCTTCCAGTAATTGTTTTATCTACAATTGCTGGAACCGGGTCCATTGCCTCTCAATCATTATTTGGTAATTCTCAAGCAGCCAGTGTTATCATTGGAATCATAAGTTTGAGCGTTGGTGTCATGAACACTATTTCAAACTATTTTGGATTTGCTAAGCGTTCAGAAGCACACAAAATCTCTTCAATGACCTATGCAAAAATACATAAGTTTATTGTAATCGAATTAGCTCTTCCACGCAAAGAAAGAATGAAGGCAAACGATATGCTTAAGATTATTAGGGAACAACTTGAACGCCTTGCCGAAACAAGCCCTCAAATCCCGGACCCAATTATTACGATGTTCAATGAAAAATTCCATGACCAAACCAATGTTTCTAAGCCCGAAATCACAAATGGATTAGACCCCATTCATGTATACGTTGAGAACTCTGAGGCATTCACACCCGATTCTAAATCAAAAATTGAAGTTAAGCTATTTCATCCTACGACAGGAGCACAAATTATCCCAGAGTCACTTAGGCCTGACGCAACCCCTACTTCTACGGGAACTCCGGTAGTGCCTAGAATTTCCATTCCCGGTCGCACTCCAGGCACGTAACGAAAGTTGTCATGGGCTCATCTGCTGAGCGTGTCTGCATTTGATAGTAATCGCACTTTGACTTCTTCTTGCAACGAGAACAGTGTAGATAGATAGCTGCATTGACATTCTTCGAGTAGAGAAGAATCTCTGTTTCAACAATCTTATCTAGTGCAGCCTTCCAGCGATAAGGACACAGCTCCTCTGCAGGCATCTCTACAAATGCTTTTGGGTCTACTTCCCCCGATAGTAACTTTTCTGCCCACTTCTCTGTATTCTCTACAGTTCCATCGGTTCGTAGATTCTCATACAGAGAAATGGCCTTGCTTCGGTATGTATTCCAGAATACCTTATTTGCCCAATCAACATCAATACCATTTGACTTGCAATAGTTAACAATATTATGTAGTAGGTGAATCTCAAGCTCCCCGGCAATCTTTTGAGACGTACACTCGGCAAGATTAGCAGTGACCTTCTCACGAATAGCACACTCTACAAACACATTCTTGGTCTTTGTAGTCTTTGCCAATACTGGTGCTGCAACACGAGGAGCTTCATCGGGCTCTTCACTAACATCATCATCTTCCTCCTCCTCTTCATCTGCTGCCTCTTCTTCGTCATCAGACATATTGAATGACCATTCGTGATATAGAGTCTCATAATCCTCGACAGATAGGCTAACATATGATGCTACTGGCTTTCCGTACTCGTCTGATTCAGACATTGTAGCAAGAATAACAATTGAGCCAGCGTAAGACTCTTCGTCTAGAGGTGAAGGAAGCATGTGTTGATTTGAATCTTCATCCTCATCGGATACCTTTGCAAAGATACATAGCCATCGTTCCTCCTTCAAGGGGTCTTGAAGCTTTCCTTGGAATTGAATTCCGGGTTGCTTGTATTTCTTACGAATCCATTCCAGCACGTCAGTTGTCTTTGCTGGAATAGTTACTTCACTCAGAGAGCCATTGGATGCTACAACTGTTGCTACAACCATTCTTACTATTTAAGTTATCCAGACAGTAAGTTCCATTTTCAAAATGGATGATGTATATAATATATAACTAAACATAAAAATGTCCCGCTATGTCCCCCCTAAGCTACGCAAGGAGCTAACTGTCGACGAGAAGCTGGAAGAGTCAATCAAGATTGTACAGGAAGGAAGCGATAAACATTTCCCATCACTTGGGGGCAATACCCCAATGATTGCTAAGAGCATTATATCATACGGGGCAAAGGCAAAGGAATGGGAGGAGAAGCGTGAAGCAATTGAGCTAAAGGAGCGTGTTGATGCCCGCATGACAGAATACAAGGCAGAAAAAGCCAGACAAGAGGAAGAGGAATACAGAGCATTCCACTCTCATCGTATGCGTCGCAATGCAATTGTTCCAGAGCCCACGCCCAGACCTACACCGGTCACCGTTGAAGTCAAGCCAAAGGCTGAAGATGAGTGGACAACAGTACAGAAAAAGCCTCGCAAGCCAAAGAAGGAAGTCAACTTGGATGAGGAACCTGACTTTGATAATTATGAAGGTCTTGCAGAAGACCAGGATACACTATGGGGTTGATGTTGCCGGGGGACGCGCTGCACGTTCTGCAGCCTTTTTAGCTGTGGCTTCTTCCATTGCCCTTTCAGCCCTTTCGAACATTCTTGGGACTATACCAATCAGCCAGGTAAATGCTCCGAATAGTATGTTCCATACCCACTTGAATGCCGATACCACGAGTGACCAAAACCACGTGAACATTGAAACAGTCCATGCAGCTGCTGGCTTAGCAAACTCAGCAGTATACGGTGATGTGTTTCCGCTTGAGTATCCGGCATAAATACCTCCTAAGACTCCAATTCCACCTAGAACACTTATTGCAATAAACCAAGCTCCGTTTTCTTGATACATCTTGCTAAACCAACCCTGAATTGTCGTAGGATTTTTTACTTCTTCTGCTGCATCGGTAGCAGATAACCCAGTATTTCCTTTTAAGTTTGCAGGAGGTGATGGCTTTGAAACAGCAACCTTCGAGTTCCCAGTTGGCTTTAAACGCAGATAGAACTTACCATCATTTGGCATAGGACCTCCTGGAATATTGTTGATGTCATTAAAGAATACTTCCCGGTCACCAAGGCCCTGTACTGGTCTTGAACCGGCTTCTACATTTCGTACAAGATACGCAAAGTCGCCTTGGTCCATGTTAATCATCTGCTTAAAAACAATCCACTCACAGGGTACGCAAGGTGGAACAAGTGACGAGCCACTGTAAATATAATAAGAAGCCTGTGGAGGAACTAAAGATGCGATACTGAAATCACGCAGTTGAAGCTTTGTCTCTCCGGTTGTTACAGCATATGGAACAAATTGTTTAAAGAAGCTATATGATGGTGTCTGAGCACTATTCACTCTAAAAAGTGTGCTCATACACATTAGCTCACCAGTTGGTTTCCGGAAAATAGCAGTTACCTCACCATCAGCTTGAACGCCCTCAATTGTGTGATGACTTGGGTGATTAATTGATATTCCCTGGCAAACGTAAGACTCACCACTATACTTACAAGAACCAAGACTAGAAGAGCTTTCTAGAATCATTCCCTCATTGGAAATACTAACGGTTGCCTGCGTAACAAAACCATCATCCATGACAAGGTCGCATTTTAAGTTACATGGTTTTGCTCCGGACTGGGTTAAATTGATGGGACTCTGCTTAGCAGATGAACAACTTGGCGGCCAATTGTTACTTGAGAATATACTCATTTATATCCTCAATAGGTTTTGTTATGAAAAGCATCTCGCATCAGGTATAATAAGATGGATGCAGTGAGTGGAGATGTTTTATCTTTTCTTGTTGGTGGACTTTTAGTCGGACTTGCTATGTATCTTGCAATAAAGTACCAAGGGACTTTACCAACTAGTGCCCCGCAACTTCCACTCATTGCAATTACGTTTATAGCAAACTTGTTACCGTTTGCATTGTTAACATATGGTTTTGCTGGAGACTTCATTAATCAAGAATATCTGACTCCCAGATTATCTGCTCCATCAATTGGAGCATTTCTTGCTATGCTTATAGTTGGACTTGGGGGACAGGCATATGCTGGAACACAAGGTGTAGACCTCTCAGCACAAGATACTTCCGGTCTTTTATGGTGTACAATTCCGGGAATGGAAAATGCTGAATCTCCTTGGATTCCTACTGCCTTCATTTCAACTGCAACAATTGCATCGTATTACCTATTCTGGGCATGGCACACAAACAGAGCCTATAGAGGTATGCTACTAGGATTTATTAGTGTTCTTGTTGTTCAACTTATGGCATTTGCATTGGGCGGCTGTAGTGCTTCTTATATACCTTTACTTGGTAATAGCACAATCAATATCGTTATAGCTATTATAATTGGAATTATGGTTGCATTAATCACATACTTATCAACATCACTTGCTGGTGGACTAAAATATGACCCATTCCCAACATCGACTACTGCCGGAGGCGCTGGTGGAACTGGTGGTAATACTACTGCTAATTGCCCGTGGGGGACTACCTCTATTGGAAATAACACATGCAAGTCAAATGCTGGCGGTACACCAGTATGTGAGTATGGGTATGTCATGCACAAAGGGGAATGTGCAAAATTATTAAAAACAGCCGGAACATCACAGGCTGTTCAGGAAGGTGATGAAAACACCTTCGTTGCTGAACTATATAAAAATGGTCAGCTTGTGACTGACTCTATTGCTGCATAGCGTTGCGTAGGATTCGGTAATATCCCATCACTGTTGTTCCAGAATGAGAGTGAATTCCTTTTGTACTTTCAACAACAACTGTGGGAACTTTTGTCACACCATACTTCTGAGTAAGACCTGTAGGGTCATCCTTAATATTCACATGAATCCATTGAAGACTTGGGAATTCCTCCTTCAAGTCTTCAATGACCGGCTTCAGCGTCTGACACGGCGCACAAGTGGGGGACGAGAACACATATGCACTCATTCTTCCTTTACTATAGTAATTCCTTCTTTAATTAAACCTGTGGTAAGGCGAACTACTCGAGTTTTACTCATTCGCTGTACCTCTGTATTGTATCCGTTTTTCTTAACTGTCTTCTGAAAAGCACCAAATAATCCGGTCTTCAACGCTTGGGCATCAAGCAGATGCATATGGGTCTTACACCATTCTATAATCCTTGCCTCTTCAACTGGCGGTCCCATAATAGATAGTGCCAAATCTGGAAATATTCCTTCGGTCCGGCCAATAACCTTTATTTCTTCTTTTTCAATCAGTACTGAAACCGCCATCTTATCTACAATTTCGTTATTCACACTTAGCTCATCTGTCTTTCCAGTATGAGCCTTGACATATGTGATTGTATATTCCTTAAACTTTGTCAAACGCAAAGCTAGATGCTCAATTAGGTCACGATGCTTGACATCATTTCCTTCTGCAGTTCTCCACTTGTTCTTCATCCAGCCGGGAAGCCAAGTTGTCAAACAATTCTTGGAATACATAGAATCTGTATAGATTTGAATAGATGTCTCTGCTGGGGCTCCACACTTTTCATAAATGATATCCACAGAATCATGAATAGCCTTTAATTCTGCTCGCTGATTTGTCTGCATTTCTGATTCAGGCATCTTTGTAGCAAAAGACCATTCCTTATTATCAGGGAAATAACCAGCATATCCTGCTTCGGCATTCGCTTTCCCATTCGAACGACATGCGCCATCTGTAAAGACACGTATCATACTTCCTTATATGATGGTTCATGTATAAAAATTGGCATTCGTTTTGTAATACATCTGCTTAGAATAGCCGATTGAAGTGTTGTTGGGTCTTCTACATGAAACCATACTCGGTTCTTAAATGAACGTTGTTCTAATTGACGACGTAACATCTGTTGACATGCAAACGTCAGAAACTCAGAATGCCAAATTAAGAGAATTCGTAACCGGGTAGATTGTCTCTTTGATACGCTTGAAATCCACATATCAAACCATGGAGCAAAGGTCTCCACTGAAAACATAGATGCAGCATTGATTTCATCGAACTCACATACATCGGAATGGGCTTGTTTATACCGTTCCCATGCATTTTTGGTTTCTACATCATTCAAAGGTTCAAAAAGAACATAGTGGGGCGGTGGGAACTCCATTATCTTACTTGGCAGGTTCCTCTGTAGACCCCATTACGCGCTTAATAGGAATTCCAGCATCTACAACGTATAGACTATTTTCAGTCATCACAATGAAACAAGTCTCGCACTTAAAAACTGACTGAATTGTTGATGTATATTCGTCATTTGACTTCACAAGGTACTTTGTAGTTCCCTGTACTCCAATACAACACTTCTTCTCTACACTATCGCGATAGTAGTCAAAGTAGATAGGCTTATCCTCATCAATGCTGACCTGAGCCGCACGAAGTAGAACTGTTGCAGATGGTACAGACATTTATTGTCTTCATATTTTTGTTTTCAACATACCCTAACGCATTTCATTGCATCCTCTAGCTTGAACCGAGAACGCATATTTAGACTGGGAAGGTCCGGGCGTGGGCGCTTCAGAATTGTATCCACACTGCTGAGAATCAGACCGCGCAGCTCAACCGCCGTCGGCTTTAGAAGCTTTGCAATCTCATATATGAAATCAGCAAACTGTGTAACATTCTCGTCCGTTTGATCAGACTTTGGTTGAACCAGTGTATCATTCAAATCAGTAATAACTTTTTGCATTGACTCCTGAAGAGCTTGTCCGGAAACAAGGTCACGACTGTACAGGTGTGTCAAGAATCGTGCATATCCCCGCCGCACATCTTTCTGCTTAGACCACGCAACAACCTTATCCTCAAAGTCTGGCTCATCTACCTTTGGAAATGTCAGTGTTCCGCTCATATCATATAGTGTTCCAAACATCTGAACGTGTGTCTCTAGGTCCTCAGAAACATCTGGAATTGCAGTATTCAATCGTGCAGCTAGGTCTGCCATGATTCCAGCAAAGGCAGAACCTTTGATAGCTTTATCAAACAGCAGAGTCGTCACGCGAAGGCGAAATTGCTCATCGCCCGCCTTCAGGATTCTAATCGCCTGAATTGACAGAGGCTCTAGGTTTGCTGGAGCAACCTTATTGAAGATACCAAACATCTCATCGTACTGAGGGTCAGCTGTCTCGCGAACTCGGCGTACGCAATCAACAATAACCTGTGACCGCCAATTAGATGTGTCCTCGCGCTTCTTAGAAGTATACTTGGGGCGCATTGGCCGCATGGGTCGGTATGTTGCCGGCACCATCCGGAGTTTGGCAATATTTGCCAGTATTCCTTCAGGGAGCGCTAGCTTTGGGCCGAAGCGAACAGAGTAGATAAGTGCACTTGAAATCATTGTATTACTTATTAATAGCCAACATGAAAACGAATTCGTTTTTGACCTCATAGATTTCATACAAAGATGGATATCGAGTTTAGCATTAATTCAGACCCGGAACATACGTGGGCCGCGTGGGGAAATACCAACTACCAAACACTAGCAGATGTTATTGGAGAGGTTGTTGATAATTCACTCCAAGCTGGAGCATCCGAATGCAAGATTACTATCAAGGAGGAAGCCGGCAAACGCATTCTTCGTGTTGAAGATAACGGCACATGGGGAACAATCGACAAGAATACTCTTACCAAATGCTTTGGCTATGGAAAAGACCAGCGTACTGTAAAGAAGGGACTTAATGAACACAACTGTGGTCTAAAGCAAGTTCTTGCATATACAGACCCGGCAAATGCCAACTGGGTTATCCAGATTAAGCAGAAGAATATCGTACGCGAAGTTCGAGCGCCATATACACCCGTTATGAAACTCAAGACTGCCAGTTCTTACATTGGAGCAATGACATGTGAAAACTCAACCGTTATTCAAACAGTTATTAGCGATACCCGGCTAAAGACTTTGTACATGACGGAACGCAATAACAAGCCCAATGATACTCTTCTTATCGACAGACTTAAGTTGTATATTGCGACTCTCTGGATGATGAACTCAAATGTTCTTTCCAAGAAGTTTAAGGTGTATGTTAATGATGAGTATATCGAGCCATACACGCTTGATGATAAGGCTGGTGTTGATAAGAAAGGAGACAGAAAGATGCCAATTAAGCACATGAAACTTTCTGAAACAACTAAGGAAGTTGGTGTCGAAGTTTGGAAGTATCATCTTGACAAAGGCTTCGCAAGGAATCACCCTCTTTTCCGGAGACATCCATCAAATGCAGGTGTATACATCTTCAAGCATGGTCGCATGGTAAAGGGAGCAATCTTTACTGAGATTTATACGAATCTACTGCGAGATTATGCATTTGGCGGTCATCTGGTGCTAGTAAACATTACCGGAGACACTGTAGACCTCCCAGCAACCCAGACAACAAAGAGTGATTTCAGTTCATCAGATGAAAAGCTTATGTGCCTGTACAATTACATTAAGACTGTAGCTCCTGCAGTGGCTATGGCTGAAAGTGATATCATAAATCGCACAGAAGGCGAAAAGATGGATAAGCTTGCAAAGATGAAAGAAGCAATCCATAAAAAGGCTATCGATAAGGGGACATATCACATCAAGCAAGAGAAGACACTCATGCTAACCATTAACGGTGATAAGATTTCCAACAAAGAGAAGATTGACCTTCTAGAATGGGACAGTTCTTCGAAAAACGTAAGCATTATTGAAGGCAAAATTGCAGTTATCACGCCTCAGAACTTGCGACAGCTCTTCTTCTATTACCGGAACTTGAAGTATTTCTGCGAGGACTTTGATGATGAATATATTATCGAAACTCGGTTTATTACTGACAATGATACTGAAACTGATGAATATCTGGCAGAACTAGCTATGCTACAATCTCTTGATTCTGATTTTAGTCCAGAAATTGAACTATTTGCAACATACGGTATCTAAAACGGATTAAACAGATTATACTTACTTAATAGCATAACCATGGATTCCACAAAATTCCAGCAAACTTGGGTTTTGTGGTATCATGACCCTGATAACCGGGATTATTCCCTTTCCAGCTACATTATGATAGCTGATATATCAACACCCGAACAATTCTGGAGCATCACTGATACCATTCCCAAGGAAGCTTGGGAGTGTGGCATGTACTTCTTCATGCGCAAGGGATTTCCCCCACTCTGGGAGTGTAAAGAAAATGAGAATGGCGGTGCCTGGTCAAAGAAGATTGATGCCTCTCAGGCACAGACAAGCTTCATTGACCTAATGGTTCATTGCTGCTCTGACGAACTTCTAGTAAAGAACAAAGAAACCCTTGTTGGGATTTCTATATCTCCTAAAGGCCAATTTCATATCATCAAAATCTGGAATCTGTCTACTGCAGTTTCAGAGAAGACCAACCTGAATCCGGGTCTGACTTACTACAAGGTAACAGATGATGTGACCTATACTTCACATAAGGCTCGTCCTAAGTAAAACATATACAGAATATAAATGGGAGCAGGAGCATCAACTCCAACACTTGCTATAACATCTGCTTCTCCACAAAAAGCAGAAGGTGGGCCGGACTATTCTATAATGTCCATATGTAGCTCTTGATTTTGTAGATGATGGTTTACGAGTTAGTTCAAATGTTCTTGATACAGCTCAACAGCAGTTCGTAGAAACTAGAAACAAAGCTCAGTCCTATTTTACAAAAAAGGGTGGACGCAGAACACCTAGAAAACATAAATCACGTAACCGGACTACGCGTAAGTAAATATGTTTGGAACCCGGATGAAAATAAGAAATAACCGGTGGCATAACAACTTATTTTTACAAGACTTGGCGATACACCAAGATATACTCCAAAAATAACTCCAAAAATTGAATTGATTAGAGCAATTAGTCGTACTACAAGTTTTCGGTAACTGAACTCTTCTTTTATGATAAGAGGTTCCAATGCCATGGAAAGAATAAATACTACTAAATATACCCAATCATACATTGAAAAATATTTTACAGTATGAAAGCTTACAAGTAAAAATACCGGAGCCAATACTAGTAATGATGACTCATATGAAAACTTCCATTCTTGCCAGTTATTCAGCGCATTTAGAGCATTTATCACATAGTTTACCAAAGCAAAATTAAAATCATTATATGAAAGAAGTGTCAATAGAATCCACTGAGAGCCCTTGAGTAATTCTTGAACATGTGAACCAATCATATGATTGTCATTAAAATCATCATATGCCTTGCATAACAATCCTCCTAAAAAAGCATACAGGTAATCCATTATGCTTTTTTAGTATTATAAATACCGGATTTATACTCAATGGAAAAAGAAGAGGTCATACGCTTCCTAAAAGAATGGATGATTTCTGCTGTTACCTTTTTGTATAAGTGGTTAACAACTGATGCTGAAATTTTAGGTTACATTCTGGCGGTCTTACATGTATTGATATCATCAACACTGATGCTTTGCGTTGGATTAGCACACACAGTATATCCAACATGGGAGTTCAAATTAGGATGTTATATCTGTATGGTTCTGGTATGGTTGCAGCATATATTCTTGAACGTTTGTATCTTTACAGTTGCTGAGCTCAGCTTAACCCGGATTATTCCTCCATCAAATATTTACTTATCTCAAATGTTTAGTACACTTATGGGAACCAGCTTGACAGAAGCAATGACTCGATTAATTATGGGGGAAACTATAGCAGTATCATGTTTTACTTTGGAATTGCTTTCAATCCTCACGAAGCATATTTATAGTCTTTATGATATACAATTGTGATGTTCAAAAGACACCCGGTATATTTAATTACCCATCTTATTCTTGGAGTTATTGGGTACTTTTATCCTGAAGTGTTATATGCCACGATAGGATACCAGTTTCTTCAATACGTCTTGAATATTAGGTTCTTTCTCTTTGAGGGTGTTATCAAATCTGGAAATACGCTAAATCATACTGCTGTTAAACTTGGTGAAGTGGGAGTTGGGTGGTTGTTAGCTATGCTGTACATGGCATTAAGCAAAGCTTGATTTCACCAAGATTGGCAACCACATACCGAATCATCAGGAACCAACCATTCTTCATGTGAACCTCTAGGTTGTTGCACAAGTTAGTACACTTGGTAAATAGGACAAGATGAGGCAAAGAGAATTGGCCACTAATAATCTCATCAGAAGTCTTTTTATGGATATTAAAATCAGCCTCTCCATCACCCATCACAGTTGTCCGGGAAGCAAAGTGTCCCTTGCAATTGAAAGTCAGTGATGACCCAACATTGGTAATCTCAACCGTCTTTGCTGAAAGAAGTGTCATGTCCCGGCAAATCTTCTGAAAGTCCAGCGAAGGCATCGTAATACGCGTGCTGAACTCAGTGTCAGGAAGCTGGAGGTCAGGCTCGTCGCGGTCAAGCAAGTTCAACTTATACTTGTGCACTTGCTTCTTCTCGCCATTCTCCATCAGGATACCAAGAGAGTTCGGGTCATCCTTGTCAACGTAAAATGACAGAGTGTCATCATTCGTAGCCGTACGAACAACTCGGTACAGGTGGTCAGTATTGACACCAATCACAAACTTAGGCGTATTGTGGTTATAAGCATACTTTTCAAACTTATCTGCATGTAGACGAAGGTGAACAAGAACGGTACGAGTGTTATCCATTGCTACCATTCTGATGCCATCCTTATCAAAAAGCAGAGACATCTCCACAAGAATAGAACGAAGAGCCTCAATCAATGTCCGGACAGCTCCAGTCTGTACAGTCTTCGCTTCAACGGTGAACATTTCTATTTCTTCTGCTAGTGCGTTTAAGTTAAAAATTACCCGAAGGCGTATCAGTCTGCGAGTTTCAATACCCAGACAAGACAACGTGGTGAAGGGCGTGGATATGATAGTGGTTTTTGTGCCCACCATACTGCTTTGCCATCTCTTCTTTTCGCCGCTCAACTGCCTCCCAGAAGGGCTTTCTTGCCTCGAGCTTTGCAGCAAATAGGGCAGCCTCTGGCGAGTTAGTGCGAACTTTCTGGTTGTTATTGCAGTGCGCAAATACCTCTACGCTACAGGGACTACATACCATACACGGGACGTAAGTGAACCCATTCTGGTTTGCAGCCATGACTGTCTTAACACTGCAATTATTATATAAAAAACATCCATTTTACAAAAAATTGCCTTTCGGCGTATTAGCTCAGCATCCGACTCTCGCGCTCCAGTTCGGCAATCTTAATGGATGCTTCGTAGCTGCGCTCGCGTCTGCGCTCGTTGGTATCCTTGTCGTTTGACGGATTTGCCTTGATGAGCTCTTCCCAATCCTTGAGGGCCTTGCGCGCCTCTTGGATGGAGTATGGTAGCTCCAGAATCCGGAGCCGCCGCTTGGTTGCCTCATCGGGCTTGGACATCTTCGCGACGAAGTTGTCCCAGCCGTGCTTGGCTATGTAGTCAATGCAGCGCATGGTCCAGCCATGGCTTGCACCGCTGTGGCCGTTGTACTTGACGGCCTTATCAATCAGCGAGAACCACGCGGGCTTCTCGCTGAACATGAATCCGCCATCTCCGGGCACAAACCCTTTCAGGTTGTCCCAGTTCTCGCTCAGGGTTACAGCTTTGTACATGTCTTCCAACATGTCTTTGCTCGACTGGTCATCCATAAAGGAGAAGTCGCCGGGAGTGCTCATGACGGCAGCCATGTTCTCAGTACTAATAATCATTCCTATAAAATAACATTCCATTTTTATAAATGATACTGTGGACATCTTGGTTTGATATCAAAGATGAAGAACGCCATAATGAAATTTTGCGGTCAATTGAGGTAAATCTTGAAAATCCATACATCAAGAAAGTAAAGCTTCTTTGTGAAATTGATTTCTTATATGAACATCCTAAGCTAGAGTCTATACCTGTTAAAGAGCGCCCAACATATCAGACATTTCTAGATATGTTCGACCTAAATGAGATTAATACTATTGCTAATTCAGATATCGTATTTGACTATGCTTCAACAGCAACAATAAACCAAATCAAGCCAAACAATGCTTACTGTATAACTCGCTATCAGCTAGAATCTGATTATAAACGCCCAGTATCTGAGTGGAAAGGAACCTTCTGGCAAAAACTATCCGGTGCATCTCAAGATGCATGGGTCATATATAAACCAAAAAACAAAATTATAGCTGATTTTTATCCGGGAATTCTTGGATGTGAAAATCGCTTTTCGCTTTCTATGTACCATGCAGGGCTAGTACTGTGGAACCTTGGGCCATCTATTAAAACATTCCACGTTCATGCATCACTTGAGAGAAACTACCCATTTTCATATCATAATCAAAATTTTCCTGGAATTCGAGTACCTGAATATACCGGTCGATTCTCCTGGAATAAAATACCAAAGGTCTTGTACACTAGGTCCATCTCGGAAAAAGATGAAACAAAAATTTACAAAAGGTGGTATCTTTTACTGTGATTTACGACGCATAGTATGGTGCTTCTTTGCAGATACAATACGTCCATGCTTATTTTTAACAAGGTCAGACTTTGTTAGGCCACCCTGTGTCTTTTCTGCAGAGCCATTGTATACTTGACGGCGAGACCCTACTCTAAGTGTTTTAGACGGCATTTGTTTATTACACTACAATAAAATGCCAAGCTTGATAGCAGAGCTGTATTATAACGAACCAGTAAATCCTGACCTGGCAATAGTAATACCATACGAAAAGTCAACAACTAGAAGCCATATGAATTACTTGTACATGCTTGAAAAAATGAAAGTAGCAAAGATACCTGTCTTTACAGAGATTCCAGAAACGTATACAAAGATAGCATTTATTGACCCGGACATTATTTTTGCCGAACCAGATTGGTATAATATGCTATCAGAGCTTCTAAATACTCATGATGTTGTTCAATGTTTTGATACCATACGCTGTCTAGATATTACGTACCGGAATTGCGTAACGCAAAAAACATCAAATGAAGCCTATGCTTGGGCAATCAATAAAGCAGATATAAATAAAAAGACCTGTCTTCCTGTGCTAATATATAGTATGTTTCGAGATACAGAACCAAGTGTAAATGTATACAATAAAATTGTAACACTAAAATAATGGACTTACTACAAGATATCTTGAACAATACCTTTAAAGATGTACCTCCACAACGCGAATGTCTTGTTAAACAGAAACCCCGGAATCAAGATGTTCCCAAATCACCAGTAGATAATCTAAAAATAGTTGTTAACACTATAGTTGAAACGGAAACACCAGCAATTCCTACTAATATCAAGTCACCAAGTTATGATTTAAAATTACCAGTTGCGCCTAAAGAAACTACAGCTCTTTTAACTGTTCCGAAAACACCTGGTGAAGTTCGCAGTTATCAAATTCCAAAAATTAAATTACCTACACCGGCTAATGTAGAAGTTCAAAGAAAAGAAGTACACGGGCGAGCATATAAAATCCCTACATTTCACTTCAAATTACCAAATCGTAGCATTTTGAAAAGAGAAAAGGGGAAAGAACAATCACCTCTCATTTCTTCAGTTTATTCTAATAACAAACTACCGCAGTTCAACTTTTCTGAAAAGAAAGAAAATAAAATTAAACTACAAAGTGTAACCTATAACACTCCAACAAGGTCTGACCTTGCTGTTCTTTTTGTATTTTTTGATTATACCGGGTCTGCGAGAATTCTAATTAACTATCTCTACATGATTGAAAAAATGAAACTAGCAAACATCCCAGTATTTACTATGGAATTAGTCATCCATGGAAAACGTCCACAAATCAGCGATGCATTTCACGTATATGCTTCCAGTTATTTGTTCCAAAAAGAACATCTAATGCGCTTGCTAGAAAAGAAGGTACCGGACACATTTACTAAACTAGTATGTCTTGATGCAGACCTTATTTACACAAATCCAGATTGGTATGATATGCTATCTGAAACGCTTGACACATGCAATGTTGTACAGCCATTTTCTTATGCGCATTGGTTAGATATAACATATAAAAATATAGAGAAATCAGCTTTAGCGTGTACATATCTCAAAGATAAAAAACGTGATTTTTGGGCAAATCAGTCTCAAGAGTATCATCCAGGATTTGGGTGGGCTTTTACAAGAAAATGGTATCAAACTTCCGGCTTTTATGATTTATCAATTGTTGGATGTGGTGATTCTATTTTTGCATACACTATCAGTAAACTTGACTTCATTACCGAGAAAATTAAACTATATCGTAAAACACGAGATGATTGGGCTACAAAAATATCAGATATTACACTTGGATTTTTAGAAGTTGAAATTTACCACCTTTTTCATGGACCATTAGCTAAACGTCAATATATATCAAGAGATGAACCCTTTGAGCACATAGAAGATGTATCAAGTATAATCGAGTATAATGAAGATGGAGTAATAGAACTAACAAAACCGGAATTAAACCAAGCAATGTTTGATATGTGGATGAGACGTGATGATGATGGCATTTGAAAACAAAACAATATTTAGGGTCATTTGACCGCAAATATTGGGTTTCCCCGTGTATTTCTTGTCGCAATGACATATATTTATTGTATCACGTTTAGTTGCTGTACGCCAGGCCACCCATGCCGGACATCACACGCAGCACGTTGTAGTTCAGCGCATACACGCGAACCTGCGCAGTGCGGAAGCCAGTCACGGTGTTCAGAGACACAGTCAGCTGCAGAGTTGCCTTGTCGATACGGGAGAAGTTGCAAGTGCCGGAAGGCTGGTGCTCCTCAGGGCGGAGAGCAAAGCTGTAGCAGTTGATACCCGTAGAAGGCGTGCGGCAGTGGTGCTGGTAGGGCTGCACACGGTCGAAGTAGCTGCCCTCGCGCTCCGTGAAGCGGTCCTGGCCGTTGAGCTGGAGCTTACAAACCTCAACAGGGTTCTTACCCTCGCAGCGAACGCCGGAGTCAAGGATGACCTTTGCAAGCAGGTAGTTGACACCGTTGTCAAAGTCCGCCTCCTGGCCATCACCAACGCTGTTGCTATTTGCCGCATCACCAGCACCGTATGTTACCTGACCGGGGTAGGCATCCGGACCAGCTACAAACATTCCCCTTCCAGTGCCACCAACAGGGACGATAGGGGAGGGGACGCTCGCGGCGGTACCCTGAGACAGGAGAGACATGATGATACCCTCCGTAGAGAAGTCATCGGAGTAGTTGAAAGGCTGTTGGCCACCCACGGAAGCAATCCACGCCTGGTAAGAGCAGTCCACGAAGGAGTCACGCTGCACAACCCACTGAAGCTCCTTCACGGGGTGGTTAAAGTTCAGCTGAATCTTGTTGGAAGAGCTCGTGATGCTCTCTGCGCCAGTGAACTGCACCTGCTCAATCAGGTACTCGTGGCTCTGCTGGGCAAACCGGCGACGCTCCTCAGTGTCCAGGTACACGTAGTCAATGTACAGAGATGCAGCCGCTAGAGATAGCGCATCCGGGCGAGTAGGAACAGTGTACGCACTTGGACCACCCTCAGCATATGTGCAGTTCTCCCAAGTCTCGAAGTCCACGTTGATGCGCACCTCGTGGTACTGCAGGGCAATCAGGGGAATCGCCACACCAGGGTTGCGGCAAAACCAGAACTGGAGAGGCACATATAGGGTCTTTGCAGGGCAGCCGGCACGCGCCACACATGAGAGAGTTGTCTCACTGGCAGAGCAGGTTGCATCAAGAGGTGCACCAGTGTACTTCTTCAGCAGCACAAGGTCGTGCGTGTTACCAATCAGAGAGTCAAGTGCCGCAGTGGAACCGGCCTCCGTAGAGAGCTGGGTCCAGATTTGCATCCAGTCACCATACTGGCGGTCAATGCGCTGGCCACCAATCTCAACCTCAACCTGCTTGATTAGACGGTGACCAATGTAGTTCACCCAGCGGAAAGCACTGAGCGGCTGGCCGCTCCCGGTGGCCTGTCCAAGGAAAACCTGGGGCAGCACTACCTGCACATATGTCTTGTACATCAGGTCAGCATTACGGTTAATCACAGCCGTCACACGCTTGTTGAAGTCAGCCTGACCGTTAAATGTTACCTCAATAGACTCCATCGCGAAGTTCGTGTGGCGCTTGTAGAGAATCTTCCAGAAGGTAATCTGGGGATTACCGGAGATATAGATATCCTGAGCGCCATAAGACACAAGCTGCATAAGACCGCCACCCATGTTTGTTTATGTCCTACGGCAAGAAAAAAATATTTTAAGGATAAATGAATGTCTGGCTGTTCCCGACGGCGAATGCCATCTTGAACACTTTCCTTCGTTCTATAGTTCTGATTTTATTTATGGTTTTTGGGTTGAAAACAAGCATATACCTTTCTTATTGGGGAGCTATTGTTCATGATATCATCTCATTAATCATGATATATCCTCTAGTTAGTTGAGCCAAACCCACCAGCTCCACGATTATCAGGAGCCGGAGGAAGCTCATGTTCAAACTGAACAATCACAACATTGTCCCAAGGCATAAAGTTCCCCTGACAAATCTGAAAAAGCCGGGCTCCACGAGGAACATCGTAGTCACCGTTCTGTAGAGTAAGAACATCAACCTTTGCCTTTACATCGCCACGGTATCCCATATCAATCAGTCCAATTGAATTTGCCATTCTGAAGGGAGTTGCTGAAAGTGATGAACGTGGCAGAAGAAGACAAGGAATCGGCCGGTTATTATGAGTTGCACCAACCTTAATGTTCAGGTTAAATGTATGAAGATGTACATTCTGATTTACCTGTTCACGTATGATAGGAATATCAAACCCGGAATCAGTAACACGACGATTGTTCACCATGTCAAATAGCATATTGCGAAGCACATTGTTATCCGTATAGATGTACAATGTGCTCATTTTTTATTTAGAGTATACATACGTATAAACCAGTATGGACCTTGAAATATTTTGGGTATATGCTATAATTTTTTCAATAATTACAGTGCCGCCACTGGTCTGCTCTTGTGGAGGAGCATTACTGAGAGCACAGCAAGAATCTGAATCCCAACCAACTTCAGAGAGTTTGTTACCGATACTCGACCAAGAAGATACTGAAACAGGACACCAAGAGGTGTAAAAAACCCATCAGAATTCCCATCTGCAATAAAAAGAGCTGATGTATATGCCAATCCGACTACTACCGGATTTGCATGTGTAAACACTAATGATGCCACAATCAATAAACAACCAACATATTCTAAAAGCAATCCACGTATCATTTTCTTAAACATCAGAAAAGTTGTTCATCAAACGAGACTTGAATACGTCTCTATCTCTTGCAACTTTTCTGGGCGAGAACGTGAAGGAAATTTGACAAGAATCATTACTTATTGAATGAACCACTGATTAAATCTTTTAAGCAAATCTATCTTTGCTTGTTTACCTATCACATGATTTGCATGAAAGAAGTAGATTTTTGACCGGTTTCCTTTCCAGGCTCCATTCGTGTATTCTTCTACCGGATAAACAGAAAATCTAGTTTTACGATAATATCTGACATCTCTTATTTTTGCGTCTAAAAATATTTCAGCAAGACATTCTTGGTCATTCCTTTCTGGGTATCTTATTTGATACTCTTCAATTTGTGAAATAAGATACATAGTTCCTTCTGTTTTACGCATGCTCATATTTCCGGTACACTGCCATAATCCATAGTGGACAATTGGAGCATTTCGTACAAATTTCCAATCATATTGAAAAGTCACATCGAACTGTGAATATCTTACATAATGACTTGCATCTGGTTCCTTTAAGCAGACTACATCACAGTCTATAAAATGAAGAAATGAGTACTTTTCAAATGCCTTGCGTAGTATGCTCATTTTTGTATGCACAATTTTCCTATATTCCTTTGCATTGTACTTCTGAAACTCGGATGAAACGTCATGTTCACACAATTCCAGAATTAAAAAGTCGTGTGGCTGCTTAGATAGTTCCTCATACGTCTGCTTATCCAGACAGTAAAAGTGTAGTTTATGGTGTTTTACCACTTTTGCTAAGGAAATAATCAAATTCTTAGCAAAGTCTATGTATCCGTAGTTTGAATATGTTATCAATACCGGGATGTCCATTTACAAAGCATCTTTAAAAAATAATGTCTCGATTTCCCTTGACAAATACAAGGTCGTATTCATTCCATAAGACATTTCTACATCGATTATTCAATAAATCACCCAACAAAATAACCTTGGGTTTTACTTTGAATGTAAAATCTACTCCTTGATAATATTTTAGCAGACTACCTATATTTCCACCATTTGCTCGGATTACACGTGACATATGAACTTCTTTGTACCAGACTGCTTCATCCATTGTTTTTGCATAATGATTTTTGCTAAAGATGTTATTAATGATTAATAAATCTAGAGTTTCCCGGTTGAGTGCAAATATGTATGATTGAACATGGGAAAACTTTATTGGGTCTGCATAATTTGCACATGTATTAATTGTGCTTCCAAATAACTTTACGTTATCTTTGAGTCCTGCGAGATAAATATCAGTCCACTTACCAGTAAAATAGTCCGGGAGGAATGGACCAAGAACCGACGAGTTTACAAATATAAAATTGTCATATGATTTGTATAAGTCATCTGTCAACAGGGCATCAGTCCACCCTCCAAAATCAAATCCGATATTATCTCTTTTGAATGTTTTTACATATGCCGGTACTTTAAAGTCTATAGTCTTATCATTTGCAATGACAATAAAGTCCGTATTTTCATCTTCAAAAATGGCCTTATCAATAAAAATCTGTACTCTATCATTGAAAACATGAAACACGTACAATACAAGGGTTTTCATTATTATAATAACCAGTTATAAAAAGATGCAACTTTATTTACGTACTTGTGTTTATCAGGATTTCTAGATTTGATTTCGCAAATAAAAAGTCCATCTGCAGCATATTCATTGATATCCCAATCAATAAACATTTTTTTAGGAACCACAAACATTGCCGTGTCAATTGAACCTATTGCAATATTTGAACCATATAAAAGTCCACCCGACTTATTTCTCAATTGGTTAAATGTATAAAAGTAGTCCGGCTCAAAGCTTAGATTCCAAAATTCAGGATGGATAATATTGTCATCATCAAGGAAGTATATATGGCCATCTGTTACCATCTTTACTCCAAAGTTTCTTTGAGGATGTCCGGCTTGTCCAACATCACTGCAAAATACCTCCTCAATCTTTGGATGATTAAATACCCGATTATATGTTCGATTTCTGGAAGTGTCATATACAATAATCCACTTATCTATCTTATCAAACTGAATGCTATCACTCACTTTGATAATAAATTGCTGACGACAGCAAGGCGTTATAATAGTTAACATTTACTTACTATAGAATAAATGAATATTCAGGACCAGCACGGAAACCAAGTTGATATAGTTAATCTTGAAAAACAAGAACAAGACTTAGCTAACCAATATATTCAAGAAAATGATGTCGTATTTGAACTTGGTGCTAGGTATGGTTCTGTTTCATGCATTATTAATTCAAAATTAAACTGTAAAACAAATCAAGTTGTAGTAGAACCAGACAATCGTGTCTGGAATGCATTAGAACGTAATAAGATAGCAAATAAATGCAAATTTCATGTTGTCAAGGGATTTGTATCTTCAAAAAAAATGAGCCTTACAAATGTAGATTACTATTATGGTGGATATGGCGCTACATCTGTTCCAGACGTTCAATCAAAAATACCTGCATATAGTCTTGATGAAATCTCTCAAGGATTAAAGTTTAATGTTCTTGTAGCAGACTGTGAGGGTTTTCTTGAAACTTTTTTTGATGAAAATCCAACATTTATTGATAATTTGCGCCTTGTGATTTTTGAAGCAGATTATCCGGATAAGTGTAACTATCCAAAAATAAAAAATATGCTTCTTCAGAAGAATTTCAAAAACTTGTTAAATGGTCATCAAAATGTATGGATAAAGCTTTCTATGTCAGATGTATGAATATCATATTTTTGTATCGTTTCAACCGGCAATTCCCAGAACTTTTCTAGCTTCTCATTAATTTCAGGAGAAAATCTATACCGAATAACCTTTGCTGGATTTCCTCCGACAATTGCATATGCAGGAACACTTTTTACTACTACGGAACCTGCAGCAATAACTGCTCCGGTTCCGATAGTAATTCCATCAAGTATTGTACAATTTGTACCAACCCATACATCGTGTTTTATGATAATATCTCCCTTTGAATAACCAGATGGATTGCCTTGCTTGTGATTAAAAAGAGAGTTACCGTGCGGAGATGGAGATGTTGTTACTCTATCTACAAGATGGTTAGCTAGCGCGAATGTACAATTTCTAGCAATTGAGCATTTTTTTCCAATCTGAACTACTGGTAAACTACCATTGTCTTTCCGACAGTCGTATGACAAAATATGGTATGGTTCGATTAAATATGAATCCCAACCTACTTGCAAACTCATTTATATTACTCAAACACTAAACGTGGGACAATATGCATTGCTTCCAGCTCTTGACACCATAGCTTCATAGCATACGGAATTGTCTTCATCTCAAACTCAGTCTGGACTCCACATGTTCCACAGTCGTAAATGGATGCTTCCTTATTTACTACTGCCAGGACTCCACAGTTCTTACAGAACCCGGTATTGAACGGGTCCGAAACATCCATCAGGCGCTCCTTGGTGAACATCGCTGTTCCGTGAGAAAGCATACAGTCACGCTCCATCTCTCCCACACGTAGACCACCATCCCTGCTTCGCCCCTCACAAGGCTGCCGGGTCAGTGACACAATTGGCCCACGCGCACGTGAATGCTTCTTGTCTGAAACCATGTGCTTGAGACGCTGGTAAAACGTTGGACCCATGAAGATTTCAGCTTCCATCATCTCACCAGTCTGCCCATTGTACATAATCTCATTGCCATAAGGATGCATACCCAACTCAATCATGTGCTTGCGCAAATCCTCAATCTTCAGATGAGAATATGGCGTTCCATCGCCCATCGTTCCCTTCTCAGTACAAATCTTACCAAACATAGTTTCCATCAGCTGAGCAATTGTCATGCGTGATGGAACTGCATGGGGGTTCATGATGATGTCCGGACGCAGACCAGATGCAGTGTATGGCATGTCCTCCTCCTTCAGGATGATACCACACGTTCCCTTCTGTCCGTGACGGGAACTTACCTTGTCTCCAATCTCTGGCACACGCTCTGAAACAGCACGTACCTTGATGAAAGGATAACCATCAGAGTTCTTATCCTGCCAGACACCATCCACACGACAAGGTTCTGCTCCCTTGTGAGTGGTACTAGAATCCCGGAAAGAATAGCCATGAGAGTCCTGCTTCAAGTTAGTGACCTTACCAATAACTACATCATTCTCCTGGATGATAGAGTTAACCGCAGGCATACCATTCTCCTGAACAGCATGATAGGATGAGTTCTTGTAGCCACGAGTATTCTCACGACGTGGCTTGGCAAACTTCTCCTCCTTTCCAGAAGCAACATTACGATGCTCTTCATCCTTGTAGATGGTATAATACAGTGACCGAAACAGGCCACGGTCAAGTGCACCCTTATTCAAGATAACTGAATCCTCCTGGTTGTACCCGGAGTAGATTCCGATAGCAACAATAGCATTGTAACCAAAGGGCATTTCCTGAACCTTCATCACGTTCATCATCCTCGTTTCCACAAAGGGACGCATAGGAGAACAAAGTACATAACCGTTCTTGTCCAGGCGCTTTGAGTAATTCTTTGCATACAAACCCATAGCTTGCTTACCCATAGCCGATTGGTAGGTATTACGCGGTGACTGGTTGTGGTCACTCATAGGAATTGTGCTAGCCATGTGACCAAGCATCAATGATGGGTGAATCTCGCAGTGAGTGTGATAAGCTGTAATCTCTGCTGGTGTCATTGCAACACGAATCGTATCTGACTCTGCTGAATCAATGTATTCGACATTTGTCTTCACCCAATCATTCCAATCAGACGAGGCTGGCTTAGGAAGGATTGCTCCGTCTTTTACCTTGAACAACGGACGTACAATACGTCCACCATCTGTCTCAATACTGATGTCCTGCTTGGTTACACTCCAAGTAATCCCGGAGTGAGGATGAAGAACAAATGTACGCTTGGCCTCCTTTAGAATGTTAAAGACCAAAGCTGGCTTCTGCGTGTATGCTACAATGACTCCATTGATTGAAACCGGAGTTCCGCCATTGTTGTTCGGGTCAGTAATCCAGTCTACGTCAGCAGTATCAATCAGTCGCATGACAATCATGGATGGAGTGTGCTGAGAGATAGATGTCATCATTGACATTGCTTTCACAATACCAACTGAGTGACCCTCTGGTGTCTCCACTGGACAGACATATCCAAAGGACGTGCCGTGTAGCTTGCGGGGAGCCAGAAGCTTGCCTGATTTCTCTACAGGAGTCTGAATGCGGCGAAGGTGCGATACCGTAGCAAGGTAAGACAGACGGTTAAGAACCTGAGATACACCGACCTTGGTTGCTGTAGACCCAGCATTGGCCGGACCTACGCCCTGAACCGTGAAGTTACCCGTGGCAAGTGCTTGTTTCAGCTTTCCCTCAATAGTGGACACCTTCAGAATCTTGTACAGATTGTTGATGTTCAATACCTCAAGTGGGCGGGGCTCACCCTTCTTCCAGGTATCATTGTTGACCTCGTGAACAAACTTGCCACGAACATCCTTACAGACCTTCTGAAACAGCTGCCGAAACAGATGAGTCAGAAGAGCGCCGGTCGTAACTACGCGCTTGTTGGGATATGCATCACGGTCATCTAGCTTAATCTTACCCTGAGCAGTCAGAATGAGACGCTTAATCATGAGGGAAATCAGAATACACTTGCGGGATTCAAACGTCTGCTTGGATGCCGTATCACCACCAAACTTTACGTGAGGCAGGAGTTCAGTCTCCAAAAGCATGCGTACATACTCCTTCTTGTCTTCCATATTTGTGCCATACTGGAGATGGTGAGATAAGTACTCAACTGCATCATCCCGGCTATACACCTTAATATCTGAGCACTCCCGGAAGGAAGCAGTCAGTGACTCATATTGTTCTACATTGGTTCCCCATACTAGCTTTACGATATCCTCATCTGCTTCTAGACCCAGTGCACGAAAGATAACCATCACTGGAATATCTTCGCGAAACCGGGGGAAGCAGGCAGTTAGCGGTTGGCCAAATCCATTGAACTTGGTATTCAGACGAATCTCAAGCTTCTTAGGAGGCATAGTGAATGACTCATGAAGAGACTTGAGCTCTACTGTATGGGTATACTTTGCAGCAGTCTTCTTGGAAGCAAATACCATGATGCGGTTATCTGCTACCTTCTCCTGGCATAGGATGGTACGCTCTGACCCGTGGATAATGAAATATCCAAACGGGTCATTAGGGCACTCGCCAAGTTCCTCGTAGGACATAGGATAGTCCTTCATGATACAGAGCGATGACCCAAGCATAACCGGAATCTTGCCAAGGGAAATACCCTCAAATACACGGCAGTGCTCGGTGAATGTGTCAAGCTTCTCACCCGCATACATGCGAGTTACAAACCGGACATCAGCGAACATCTGAGCTGCATATGTGAAGTTGCGCAAGCGTGCTTCCTGGGGAAACATAGGCTTTACGCGACCAGTAGCCTCGTGAATGCGAGGCTTGATATATGTGATATTCTCAAATGTGAGCCGGAACTCATACTTATACTTCTTGGTTACCTCATCTTGCTCATGCCATACAACGATGGGTGCTGTAGATGATACAATTAAAGGAAGCTTATTGCGAATGAAATCTTCATAGGACTCAATTTGGTGCTCTACTAGCTTCTGGGGTCCCTGATTCACAAAGAACGAACGAATTGCTTCCCAGTCCATAGTATGTTTTTAAGAGCAGTTCCACGTAAATCATTCTCTATTCGTTTTTAACAAAGGAATGGACACCAAAAAAATCATAACCATTCAAAAAATGGGAGCTGAAAAACCAGCAGTCCCTGAAGCAAAAAAGGGCAGACGTAAGACTCTGAAGACCTTTCCTCGCGGAGTCCTAAAGAGGCCTTCTAAATTTACATTGAAGGGTGTAATTGACCCGGCTAAGTCTCCTCCTCTAAAGAAGGGTATGAGAAAGCACACACTTCGTTTGCTTACCGAGAAGGGTATGAAAAAACATCGCAAGACTTTGAAGCGTCGCATTTCAAGCATGAGTGATGCTAAAGTCCAAGAAGTTGTACGTGGTAAGGGATTAGTGTTAAACCCAAAGACACCTCCTGGAATTTCTAGACAAATCTTAGATAACGCTGTATCTGCTGGATTTGTTTCCGTATAAAATCATAATGACCAAACTTTGGGGACCTCTCGGATGGATGACTTTGCATTCTGTTAGTTTGATATACCCCGAACAGCCTTCTCTAGCGGAAAGGCAGATAGCAACAAGGTTTCTGGATTTATTTGCTGAAACGATTTCCTGCAACCAGTGCAAGCTTCATTTTAAAACTATGAGAGCGTTGTATATTACATCAAACCCGGACTATTTGAATTCGCGTCAGAATTTTGCCGTCTTTGTTTTCAGAGCACATAACAGTGTAAACAAACGTCTAGATAAGCCCAGACCAGCTACCGTGGCCGAATGTTTACAAACGTTACGTAATGCATCATCTCAAAACTCATTAGCATATTTCCGGAATGCATACTTATCGTATTTGACTGGTAACTGGAATCGTGAATTTACTGGAGATGCAGTTATTATCAGAGCATCTGTGAAAGAAATGATTATAATCAATAATGAGTATTGGTCTCCACGGGAGAATGGAATTCCAGATTTGGTAGAGGCCGATGTCGTAATGCCAATTGAAAAGAATGGTATGCGAGTAAATGCCTCAGGCAGAGTTATATCTACTGAAGTTGGATTCAAAGGGGGCAAACTGAAGTTAGGGAATAGATAGGATGCCAAGGAATACTAATCCGGGGCTTCATCTCCCAATCATATCGTTTCATCCACGTTTCTCTTGTTTCTTCGTAAAATTCATCCGCGTACAAGCTTCTGCGTTTAGCTACATGCAGAGCCTTAGATGGCAAAATGATTTGAAGTTGATTCGTAACCTTATAATTCAGAGTAGCAGGTTGAATGTCTGTTTCATATAGTTCTACAATGCTCTGAATTAGCGGTGCTTCCGGGTATGGATAAACCCAGCTCCAATCTAGTACCTCATTGGTTTTGAAATAGTAAATTGTCCAATGAAATGTTTTCCAAAAAGCATCAACAACCGGTTCCATGTTTGAAACTCCATCCAGGATATGAAGACCATATTTTTGAACAACACAATCTGCTGCTCGGCCAACTATAGCCCGTTCAAAGGGTTGCTTACGCAACTTAATACGTTCTTTTAAGACGCCTATTTCCTTCTCAGCTGCATAATCCAGAAACGCTGCTCTGCCTTCTTCAGTAGTTAAGTCAGGTTTTCCAGATTTGGTATAATACTCCAGAGCACGACCATACCCATCCTCACGCAACGAGAAGATACCCAAACTAGGCATAAAGTCATTTCCAAAGCAAAGAACGCTGAGTGTCAAATATTGTTCAATATCCATTGGAAGAGTCAAAATCAACTTCTGAATATCCAGAAGAGAGAACTCAGCCTGCTTTAAAGATGGGTCATTAAACTCGCCAGACTCCCGGAGAAGAGTAAGTTCAGCAGACAATTTATGATTGAACAAGGATAGTAGGATTAGGTCAGCATCTAATCCGTAGATACAAATGCTTTTCCGGTCAGCTTCAGATATCTTTTTAATTTCTTGAAAAATCTTGTGTTCACCTTCTCCAGGTTCTTGAGTTGGAGAAAGCTGAACATCTGGAAACCTTCTACGAATCTCCTGTTCTAAAGCACGCATGTAAGGAGTATCAGGTGAAATCTGGTTTTTATCAAATGCTTCTGAATCTTTAATTCTGAATCGTCGATACCTTTGCTGTACAATCTTTCCATAGGGAACTAAACCATCCAAAGCAATAATAACTTTCTTTGCTCGACACGTATGTTTCAGAATATGGTCTAACGCATCTAACACACTCTTTATAGGGTCTGTTACATGCAGATACCGGTGAATTAAGCAATTAAAATCAATTCCTAAGACATCAACTTGAAGGTCTCTGGCAATTCGTGTAATTCCAGGATGATTGCGGATTAGGCTTGCAAAATAGAAGGGAATACCCATTAGTATGTTAGGGTTCAGATATGAAAACTCTTGATAACCAATAAATGTGGTGGCTAAAGTATCTTATTGCTGCACTTGTAATTGCCGGAGCTATAACATTCTTTACAATGCAAAAACCTCCTGTAAAGCAAGGTTGTTCTTCATGTCCAGGTAAAAAGGATGCGTACTGAGCGCTATTATTTACGGACTTGGTAGGTCATTTTATTGTCAAACACCATCAACACACCATCGTTGGTGGTATATAGTGTTGCGTATTTGTCCCACACGCTAATGTTGCGTGTGTGTTCGTACCAGTAGTCTTCCTGTCGGTTTGCTGAGCGACATAGCTTCCATCCATTTCGAATGAGAAGAATGCGCTTGTTGGCTTGGTTCACCGCAAACATTTTTAACCTCAATTTACTGGTTAAAAAATTAATCCGTTTTAACTAAATGCCAGAAACGTGTGGAGGTCGTAGACATACTCGCAGATATTGGAAGACTCATGGAATTGGTGAACTAAAAAAGGGTGAACTTCATGGTTATCATGCTAAAAGTAGCAAGACATCGCGTCGTAAATCTTTGCGTAAAACAGTCCGGTCAGTTGGTCCTTTATCTACGTTCCGAAAGCTGAATGCGCTTGCTGTGTACACTAAGAATTCGGCACCCGGGAAATCCAAAATAATTAAGGCCGACCGCAACTGGGTAAAGAAAACCTTTATGAAGTAATAAATGATACGTAGTCTTGTTCCTGCACTATTAGTGACAATGATATATGCTGCGTTCAGAGTGTACGGTACAAAAGACAGGCGCTTTAGCCGGGGTCTTATGATTGAATCTGCAGTATTTGCTGCTTGTTCCTTCGTAGTGATGTGGGTATATCGTACATATTGGCTTCGTGAAGGAATGCAGACAACTTTTGGACCGGAATGCCCTAATGGTTACGAGATGGTAGACGACCCAACGTATCCTGAGCAGAAGACATGTAAGCCGGTTGGGCACAAGACTAGTTCTACAGAAGTTGGGTTTCGCGGGGGGCTGAAGAAATAAACTCATCAGTTAAAACAAATGCTCGATAAGCTTGCTCATGTTCTGGCGTCCGCCCTCGTGTTTGCTCTGTTTGTACCCGGTGTTCTTGTGACACTTGGTGGTAGGTCTGCGGTTCTAGTTCATGCGGTCCTATTCGCCCTCGTTCACCAGGTTGTACGCCATTTTCTAGACGGTCTTCTTGCCACACTGGGCGTTCCTGGTTTGGGAGCACCGAAGAAGAAACTATATGGCGAGGATGGTCATGGCATCCGTCAAATGTAATTTCTCTCGTTTAAAATAAAAATGTATGCCTATCTTTTGCTTACTGCTCTAACGTTCTACGTGGTCGCCTTCATGGTCGCTGTTCCCGCTGTTGGCCCGGTTCCTGCCCCGGTGGTGAAGTCTCTTCTGTTTGCAGTAGTACATTGTGCGATGCATATGGTGATGCGTAAAATGAAACATCGCAGTTAAATAAATGTGGAAGTGGGCAGTATTTAACGGAGTGCTATTCTACATAGTATCATACCTTGGAACGAAGAATCATGTTGATGCAGCTGCTCTTGCAGTAATCTTTGGGGTTGTTCATACTCTTCTTGGAAAGCAGGCGAAGAGAATGATTGAGGGGTTTCAATATATGCCAGATAGTCGCGATACAACTTGCGCGAAGGGGTCTGTTCCGGCCGGGAATGGATTAGATTGCAAGCTTCCTACTGACCGGTATGGCCTCTAAAAATGGATTCAAAACAAAATAATACAAGATGGTCAAACATCTACAGAGCACGTAACTGCGAATTCTGTAGAATGAGTCTTCTCAAAACAAAAATGCGACTCGACGTCCGCAAGAACCAAAACGGTCACTGTGCAGGTTTGCGCTGTGACCGATACCTCAAGCCATCCGAGTTCCACGTTGACCACATCATACCAAGGTGTGAAGGCGGGACAAATAACCCAGAGAACCTTCAGGCTCTCTGTATTACCTGCCACATGAAGAAGACCAAACTCGAGAACCGAAAGCGCATGCTTGGCTCCATCCGTCTGTCGAAGATGGAAAAGCTGGCACTTGGGCTGAAGTCCGCATGGATTAAGTCCGGCGCAACATTTGAAATGAAAAAGCAAGTGTTTAGCTACAAAAAGCCACTCGGCAAGAGCTATCGAATCTAAACGGGATTTATCCCAAAACGGAATTTTTACTCTAAAATCATAATTATAGCAAAAAAATGTCAAGACCCGACTACAACCACCGGACCTGGCCTTCGCCTCGTGCACGCCTTGTAGCTATCAAGCTAGGTCTCGATATTACCAGCCGGTATCCTATAACCAGGATAAAGCGTCTGACACATGAAAAGGCTCTCGAGCTTCTGGCAAAAAAGGTAAAGAAGACCGTACCAGACTTTCTGGCCATGCCACGGAACGATGTCTGGATTGCGTTGGGTTGCTATACAACCAGCCCTTGGCACCCGGCAAAGGTTCCTTACGACCCATTGTACGGACCAATGCGTTACTGGTAAAACGGATTTCGGTCCAATTTTTTTAGATTATTTGTAAAAATGACGGATGAAATCCACGCGAATTATGCATTGGGCTATTACAAACAAGCATTAGGGGAATGGAATAATAAAATCCGGACCCCGGAAGACGCACTTATCCGTGTAGTCGAATGGCGGAGAGTCGTTCTTAAACTTCAGACGCACACATCAAAAAGCCCCTTCATTGCTGAATCGCTCAAAGAGGCATTGGTGTATCTTGCTAATGCAGAAAAGGCGATTAAGAAGCCGAGTACCACACCTGCAAAGCAGGTTACCCGCTGGCGCAACCACTGGGTTCCTCCAGTTATCGGTTATATCTAAAACGGATTTATTCCGCATATTTTTATATTTCTTTAAAAATGTTCAGGTCTTCTGATGGCTCAAGGTGGACGCACATGTCTGCGGGCAGGCTGGCTGCAATTCCTTTCTGGAAGGGCAACCGGAATGTTGACGAGACTCATGTGCAGCGAATTTCACAGTCAATTGATAAGTCAATAATAGAGTTGGACATCAGTCCATACCGAATTGCAACAATAGTCGAAGATGGCGAAGTGTGCAGCTATATCATTGATGGCCAACACCGAACCTCAATTCTTCGCGAGTACTTTAAGAAGCCCGATGCCGATGACTTTCTAGTCATCGTTATCGAGAAGGAGTACGAATCCGAAATGGACATCATCAAATACTTTGAAACCGTGAACCGGACAAAGGCAATGCACTGGCGCGAGGACCCCGTTCTTGCTGCTAATAGCTATATTGCTCCTTTTCTCAAGGAGTTTAACAAGGACCCCAAGAAGCCGATTATTCGGTCTGGCAAGGTCAACCGACCATATATGTCAGTTGACCGGCTACGTGAGGTTCTAATCCAAAAGCATGTAGTCGAATGGCGAACCACGCCAATTGAGTTTGTTGCCCGCTGCCGTGAAATCAATGATGCAGAGGTAGAAAAGCTCGACACAACCGTGTCAGTTAACAAGCGTGCAAAGGAAATGAACTTTAGTCTGGGTCTCCTGGACTTCAAGTTTCTCTAAAACGGAATTATTCCGCATATTTTTTTTCCGGTAAAAGATGGAATACATATACATACTAAAGCTCCAAAAGGGCAAGTGGTATGTTGGAAAAACATCAGATATAATGAAACGTTATCAACAACATATTGATGGCAGGGGGTCTGCATGGACCTCAAAATATCCACCAGTATCGCTGGTAGAATCAAAACCAGTTGGGTCACTGCATGATGAAAATAACTTAACAAAAGACTATATGAAAAAATATGGAGTTGAGAATGTTCGCGGAGGCTCATATACTCAAATCACTCTAGATGATAGCGTGATTTCAGTGCTAAATAATGAGTTCCTCGGGAACACAGATAAGTGTTTCAAGTGTGGCTTAGCAGGCCATTTTGCAAACACATGTCAAGAAAGACAAGAAGAAGTTTGGGGGTGTGATTATTGCGACCGCACATTTACTACCCGGTTTGGCTGCTCTGTTCATGAGAAATCATGTAAGAAAACTTCCACAACCGGCGCTTGTTATCGTTGTGGCCGCGATGGCCATTACTCGCCCAACTGCTATGCTTCAACACACAAGAAGGGATATCTCCTGGATTAAACACTGACAATATACTCCCAACGGAGATAGTCACAAATTTTTTTCCAGATTTGGTCATGGGAGATTAGTCGGTCTCGGGATTTGAGAAGAGGGAAGTAAACTTTGTACTCATCCAATTCCAAAAGTTCGAAAAACTTATACAGGATGTACGAGTAGGACAGAAAATTCGTCCGGTCATTGGGACAGTAGAGGAGGAAAGGAGCTTGGATGTCTTGAAACATGGCTCTGATTTTCTCCTCAATTTCTGGCGTGATAGTCGGAGGCGGGTTGCCATTGAGTCGAGAGACGATGTGGGCTGCGTGCTCATAATACTTACTTCTATTTAGCTTCTTTAAAATCTCTCGTATGTCTTTTTCGCAAAGCTCAGCAATATTTTGTATGCGTCGTTTCTTGATTTCGCATACAACTTCATTCATCACCTCATCCGGGATAATTGTACTTTCCTTTGCTTGGAATTGGTTTAGAATCTCATTCAGATGGTTAATCTTCTTGTAAGCATAATTATTCCTTTCCTTAGGAGGGTCACGAAAAGAAGGAAAATCAGAAACAACCATCATATACTCCTCTGACCCACACATCGGACACGCAAGGATACCTTCGGCAGCAACTTCTTCGCGAGCAACATTACACCGATTACAATGTTCTGTATCAGTATTTACATCGCTTGATTCAGTGCCAGTACCTAACTTCATTCTAGAAACATACTCATCAAACATCTGCTTACGAGATGGCCCGGTCTCTACAGGTGCAGTAGGAGCCAAATACTTCATAAATGTATTGTTGTCCACATGCTTTACTGTAACAGCAGAACTAGACTCTGATTGACCATAATATTGAAGCATCAAATCTGCATTCTTCAGAAAGTAAGCATCTAATTGATTTTGGTCTTTTAGTTCGGACTGCAAGGTTCGTAATCTATCGTGCTTCTGAGCAAGCTTAAAGATTTCTTGCTGATTCTTACCAGACTCTAATTCATTTATTTCAATCTCTAGCTGCTTGATTTGGTCAGCTAGAGAATCCTGGTTTGCGTGAGAATCCCGCAGAGAAGTGACAACCGACTGATGAACAGAATCCAATGTTCCGCCCAGTGTCTCTTGCTTAGCATCCCGGCCTTTCTTTATTCTAAACATACTGTCGCTCATTTACTTCTTTCTGGCGACTGCTATGAAAATAGCTAAAAATCCAATTGCTACTAGAATAGGATATACGTCACTTGACATATCAGTAAACCCTTCTTTGGTTTCGATACACTTAGAAATATCTGTTTGCTTACAAAGGTCCGGGTTAAAGTCTGCTGTTAAGTCTTTGTTCAGGAATCTGGATTGGGGACCACCACTTGTATCACATGTATAGCATTCACAGGGAGGAGTTGAGTCAGCAGATAATGAGCTAAATAGATGAACAGGGTTCAGACCACCTTCTGCATCTTCCATCATTCCCGGAATTAGACCATCAAAATTAGAAGCTATTCCACCTAAAGAACTCTTCATTGACTGAGGAAGAACATCTGCTCCACTGGCCACATTGTTGATGTAATTGTATCGAGGCTGAACAGACTTGTCGGAAGCTTGGCATGACCCACCAGTATTTACGAAATAACGGTTACCCAGAGCAGGACCGGCAACCATGTACTTGATGTAATCTCCAATAGCAAATGTGTTGGTAGCAATCTGACCAATAGTTCCTCTAGAACCAACACCTAATTCAGAAGGAGGTTTGATGTGTTCGATATAGCTGTAGCTTGGTCCCATAACAGACTCGGTGACTTGACCGGGAGCAGCAGCAACTTTGTCCCAAATTGGATTAGACATCTTTACTTAGAGCATTGAAAACCTGCTGACGAAAAGAAGTGTTTGTCATCATACATGGCCGCTGCCTCAATACAGATAGTTCAGTTGATGCAAATGGAAACTTAAATACATCACATACGTACATCAAAGCAAGGAAGGCGCTTCGATTAATGCCACACTGACAATGAACAAAAACTTTACGAGAGTCAGTCTGTTGTAAGCAATACTTTAATGTTGCTTTGAACTCAGGATACCATTTCATAATGTTAGCATGTAAGGAATCTACTGCATTGATACAGAAGTACTTGTCCGGGAATTGCTCCTTAAACCAAGATGGAGAATCAGCTTCTGTGGCACAATTGATTACATGTGTAATCTCATATTTTTTAACAAATGCAGGGGTAAGCATCTCACCAGCTCCAACCAAGATATATGGATGAAACAGAGCTGGGGGGTCGACAGTGTAACCTCTGGAACTATAACGTAGTGAACGTCGTATCGACGGGTCCATTATACTAATGTATTGAATAATGTGTTAATGACATATGCGAGTACAACTGATGCTCCTCCAAGAACAGCAGCTCCAGTGTAAGAAACTATACCGCCATCCTTATATGCGTGGGGAACATACCGCAAGGCTAGTTCACGAGAAAATGCAAGAGACATGATGCCGGCGGCAAGAAAAAACGCAAGGTAACCTAGAAATCCCCGGACAGACCCACGAAGAACTGAAAACTGACGAGAATAATCTACTGGGTTTGACTTCGGGGGCGAGGTATTCAGTGGAGTACTAAAGGGGTCGCCTCCACCTGTAACCATTGGTTGAAACGCAGGTGATTGTACAGGCTGTCCACCCAAAAGTTCAGAGAGGTCTGTTGCTCCAAGTCCACTTTCCATGTTTATTTAGAGGAAGTGATTTCACACGAAGCATCCTCCACGCGATATTTATAACATTTACCATCTGCCTTAATCTCTCTGTTTTCGAACTCGACAGGTGACAGAGCAAGAACCTTCTGACTTGAAATAGGGTGATGAAGCAACATGACTACGATGCCGAACCCGATAATAAAAGCAAAGAATCCAGTTGTTTCCTTTCGTCTTAAGAGCTTATCTATCATTTACAAGTACATTGAGAGAAACGGCTGACCCGGAACAGGCAATTGGCTCTGCTTTAATCCTGACACAGCCTGTCTTGGTATAGAATGTTTCAGAATCATTAGGAGTTGGAATAGCATTAATCATTCTCTTAGGAGGCTTAAAAATTGATACAATAAAGAACCCGGTCAATATGCCTGCAAATAAGCAAGGAATTACGTCCATTATATTATGCTTAAGGGAATCCTCCATCTAATACTGGACCGTACTCATTTACAAGTCCTCCATCTATGATTCGCCCTCCAGAGTTTCTGGCATTTCCACCATCATAGATTAATACACGAGATGGGTTGACATTATCTGGTACTATCGGAGGAACATACTTCTTAGTTGGGCCAATATAGTCACAACTACAAGGCTCTACATAATCAATCTGGTCATAGTTTACCGGGCCACAACCTGCTGCTCCTCGATACAGTGTTGTTGTGAATAGACGATGATTGGTATCTTGAACTTTATATGTTCTACCAAGAGCTTCTGCTTTTAATTTAGAAATGTAGGCAGTAGCTGTCCTCATTTCTTAAGTTTACGTGTTTGTTTAACTACGGGAGTTGGTTCTTGCTTTAATTCATCAAAACGTTGCCGCGCTTCCTCGATTGACAATCCCCGATATACCACCTCTAATTTCAGTTTGAGGAATTTGGCCATAGTCGGTTCCGGGGACATTGCGGACTGCATTTAACCATGGCTGGGGTTTAAATTCTATGTTTTCTTTTTCCTTCTCCAACCCGTGATTGTAGTACAAAAAATAGACAAAGCCACCAACTACAGAAACCAGAACTACAATATTAAAAATTAGAGAATACCAAGAGTCTCTAATCTGTCCAGACTTGATTAAGTTTCCTTCCACGCGTGAGTAAGTATCTTCTACTAAATGAAACATCTCTTGTTATATACAACAAGTTAACATGGCAACATTAACAACGGCACTCGCCATTACGGCTGGCAGTGTTGCCTTAATTGGCAGCCTATACGGAGCCAAAGCAATTGAGAAAGCCCCACCAGAAGTTTCTGAACCAGTTCAAGAGTCCCCACCGGCCCCAGTAGTAGTTCAAGAGCCTGCTCCAGCTCCAGCTCCTGTTGCCGAACCCGAAGGAGCAGTTCTCCCTGTAGAAGAGGGTGCTGAAATGGCAGGTGGTGCAATTGGTCGCCCAAAGTGGGGAGTAATTTCTAGCAGTGTTCCAACCGGTGAAATTCCACCAGGAATCGCAACAGCAATTGCTTCTGTAACAGGAACTCTTAATCCATCTGCATTACGTGAGCAAATTATTGTAGTAACTCAGCAACTAGATGCTGCCCGGTTTGCCGTATATCAAGCAGATGACAGAATTACAAAGGTCAACGCTCTATACGTGAATGAACGTAAGAAATATATTGAGAAGTATGCTCTTTCCAAAAATGCTGAAACCATTGCCAATATCTACAACAAGAAGCTCAGCAGCCAAGGCCAGCAAAAGAATAAGAACGACCCGGAAGTTAAGGCGAAACAGGCAGAAATTGATAAGGCATCTGGCGATGAAAAGAAGAGACTGGAGAAGGAGAAGCAAGAAATGTTGCAAGCCAAACCAGTTGATGATACAGTTCTTGATAGCTGGACTAAGAAGTATTCAGATGCCCTTGGTGAAAAGATTGCTGCCGATGATGACCGTGCCGATGCAGAACGCGAGAAGAATAAGTACCAGACCCAACTAACAGAGCTCAGAGCAAAGAAGGATGAACAAGAGAAGTTGGTGAAGGAGTTAAATGCTAAACTAAAAACACTATTGGGCTTGCTACAGAAGCAGTCTGGAGTAAACAAGCCTGTTCAGAAGGCCGCAGACTGGGATGCCCGGACAAAGCGTTACGCACTAGCAGCAAAGAGATTCAATGAAGCAGAATCTAACCTTCGAATCTTTATCTCTGAAACATGGCTTCCTCTTGCTGGTGACAAGACTATTCAGGCATCCTATTCTGACCAGCTGAGAGCTCTCAAGACGCTGTATGATAATGCTAAGGGTGAAATGGACTTGGCTAGAATGGCACTGACTACCACACCCGGAACAAAGGTAACAACTGCTGCAAACGAGTTTACTGCATTCGTAGGTCAGGTAGAAGAGATTACCAGAAATGCCGTTAACAGAGATGGAAGTATTAAGCCGGAATATGCCCATGCAGATGGAACAAGACGTGGATATCCTGAGGCTGTAAGAGTCCTAAAGAATTATGCAAAAAAGGAGAAGCTGCAAATTGTAGCAGATACATACTACGAAATTGCAAACCAAGACCCTCAAAGCCTAATCAGAAATTTACAGAAGTATTTTGAGTACTTTAGCAAGATTCTTGGTACTAATCAGTCCGGATTGGTCACTATTGCATCAGAACGTGTACAGGTTGGAATGAAATTTGAAATTACACAGCTGGTATTGAGAGAGTTTGTAACAAGCCTTTTACAGCGCGCAGCAAATGCAGAACGTTTACTTCCTGATGACGTACCTGCTGGTGCCACAGACCAAGAGAGAGCAAATGCCAGAATTTATGCTGCTCTTCGTGAAGAGACAAACTCATTCGTTGACAAGCAGATTTATACCATCAAGAAGATGTTCAGAGCAATTAAGAAGGCAAAAGACTCCGTAAAGCCGGGTGAGCTTGCTTCTAAGAACTTACTTCAATTACAACGCCAGGTTCAGATACTATTTCCCATACAAGCAGGTGTTCCTCCCACCGGAAGATGCGAACTTCTTTTTAAGCCAAATACCTGGAAATACTTCCAAACTGGAATGTATGATAATAAAGATATCCTAAAGGAAGTTCTTGAGACTCCTTCTGATAAGCAAAAGTTCTTAGATGAGATTGGATTCATTCGCGTTGGAAACTTTCTCGAGGCTCAGGCCTACTCAAAAACCCGTGGCGCAGACCAGGCTAGCTCATTAGTACTAATAAAGAAAGCTGCATTCAAAGAATATGTTGATGAGATTGACCGCTTAGCCTATAATGACCCAAGTTCAACAACATATACTACTGAAGGGGCACAGCGTATTTGGAATGGGTTAACCGCACTTAATGATGTGAATAGACTACAAAACAATTCAGTCAATGCACTCGTTGGACCCTTTCTTGACGGTGCAGCGGGAGATGCGATTTCTAATAAGTTATATGCCGAGCAACTACATAACATTTCCGACAATGATGCAAACAAGTTTGTTCCGGGGGCTTATTTACCTGCAAAACCAGATGCTGTTGGAGGACCCGAGAGAATTCTTCCAATTACAGATTTCAAAGCCGCTTGTGAGCTAGATGGTAATGTTGGCCATGGACAAGCAGAATCAGACCGTATTCTTGCTATACTCACCCAGCTTGAAACGATTGAACCGGTATCTGCTGCACCAACTGACCCCCTGCTAAAGGCGATTGAAAAGATGGAGAAGAAGAAGTCTATTGACCGAACTAGAGCAGACCAGGCACAGGGAATCAGTACATTGGGAATTCGTGGTTTTCCAAATGGTGTTAATGCCTGGACAATCATGAAGGTCATTGATACAAAGGGTAAAGAAGACTTGAACTTTATAGAGACCTTTTTAACCTTCAGAAGCTCCAAGTTCCGGTCAATTCAGTATGGCGATACGACTGAGTATAACGGCAAGACTTGGAATTCTCGGGAGCTCTACGCAAAGTTATTTATTGACCATCTTATGCAGATGCCATCATTTGAGTCTCGTGACAGAAAGTCATTCCCGACAGATAGTGATTGGCTCAAGCTTTCTACAGATTTTCATGTGAACTTTATTCTGTTTAAGGAAGGAGAAACAAAGGGAGTAGTAGACAATTCAGCCGCTGCTCGAGTTGGTGCTCCAGTATATAATGTTTTTAAGTCAATCAATGGGCGGTACTACCCAATTCTTATGCAGGCAGATGCTCCTGGAATCCCAGCAGCTCCTCCGGGTGCAAATCCTGCTGCAGTTGGAATGGTAAATCGTGGTATCTTTGGGGGAGCCGTTGATGGTATGATATTTCCGGTTCCTGATTTACCCCCTCCAGTTGAAAGTACTACTTCCTACGTAGGTCGCAAACTTGCTGAAGCACCGAGTACTGTTTCAAGAGTTGCCTATAAGTCACTCGTACGGCCGCTTTCATCAAGCGATATATCTTGTATCACAAACCGAGGTCATGATAGTCTTTATGACAATATTATGGAAGGTATCCGGCAAGAGAAGTGTGTAGTCAAAATAGGAAACCTCTTACTACAACTTTGTAATGACGTAGATAGCACAAAAAGCAATAATATCGGTCGGGGCGGATTTAAGGATGCATTCTGTGCTATTGTAGAAAAGGACTTCAAGGGACTAAAGAAGGGAACAAAGGTTGTTTTACTTTATTATAGAAATGGAACAGAGGATGCTGATATTGCTCAGCAAATCCTTGCGGGACCAGGTGCAGGAAGATTATCCGATTATATTGACTACAGGCCAAAACCTCACACATCAGTTGATGATTTTAACAATAAAGTTGCCCCAGTATTGGATAGACAAAACGATGCAGCTTCACTTGGTTATGCTCCAAAAGTATACGTTTCTGATTTTATTCCGGGAACTGGTGGATTTGCAGTTGTTGAATTTATAGAAGGACAAACAATAGCTGAGATTGCTGCTCAAAATAAACTTACCGAAAAAATATTACTTGATTTTACAACTGCAATTCTCAAGCTTGCATCTAAGAACATATTTCAATACGATAATAATATGAGCAACTATATTGTGAGCAAGTCTAAAATTTATTTTATTGATGATTTGGGTGAACTTGATAAAAGTCCTGTAGGAGAGCCCATCTATATCGACGCTGCTCATAATTATTTTCTACGGACATTGTGGCAACTCTATAAATCTCTTAAGTCCCCCCCGGCTGATGGTGGCACGGAATTGCAAAGGGAATACAAAACAGTTTATGATAAAATTTCAAGTTATGATTTTACCGATAAAAATACGTTTGAAAGAAGCTATGACGCTGATATAAGTTTTGAACACACAAACTTTACAAGTGAGTTAGTACATGTTATCAGAGAAGCAATTCCCGATGCTTTAAAATTTATTAGAGACCATCCGCCACCGGCTGCTCTGCAACCTGCTCCTCTTCCACCACCACCACTAGACCCGGCTGCTGCGCCATCACCTCCTCCGCCAACGCTACCTCTAGATGGTGGAAGAAGGCGTACAACCACTGCTTGGAGACGTTCAAAACCAGCACGCTACACAAGACGAAAATTCTGATTACCAAATAGATAATAGGATGAAAACCCGGAAAAACCGTCATACCCGGAATCGTACTTCGAGACGACGTATGAAGGGCGGAGGACACGAAGAAGATATCGCACTCATTAGAAAATTCTTACTTCCAATTCCTGCTAATTTGATAGCAACAAATGAGGCTCAAGTCAATAAAAAATACCAGTTTTCGCTACTGAGTGATTTTTTAGATAATATTGTCCCACGAGACCCAGACATGCTAGAATTTCTAAGACTATTGAAGGAGTATCCAATTCCTGTGGAATTAGGCGAAAGGCTTAAAGCTACATTAGTTGAGATTAAAAAGGCAAAAATAAGACGCCAGGGTACAACTATCGGACAGCCATTCTTGCTATCGCTGGCTCAGAAATTCCAATCAGAACTAGATGGAATACTGCGGATTATTATAGCTACTCCACCGGCCAGAAAGGCAAACATTGACTGGTTTCCATCGTTACAAAAGTTACATCGGGTAGCAAAAGATTATGCTATATTCAAAGAGCCAACACAAGGTGCCAGAATTAATGCAGATTTTGACAGAGTAGATACTGCATCAAAGAAAGACGCAAAAGAGAACCGCAAAGACGGGGCTGAACGAAAACTATTAGAAAGTACGAAGAAATTTAGTAAAGGAATTCTGGATACCTGGTTTGACAGAGTGAGAAAACTTGTCGATGTTCCAAGCCCATTCAGAGAACAAGAAATCTCAAAAATCTGGGCTCTACTAGTTCCACTCGATATGTCTAAAGAATTAGTAGATGAACTACACTCTATTTTTGATAGACATACGGCATTCTTATCTGCAAAAGAGTTGGATGTTCCACTTGCTCCTCCATTGGTAGCTCCAGAAGCAAAGCCTTCTCGCCCTGGACGCAAGGTTCTTCCCAAACCGGACGAGGCTCCTGCTGCTGTATTAGCTCCACCGCTACCTCCATCTGCTCCTGAAAGTCCTGTTCTAACTGGAGAGCTCCAAGCACCACCAAAAGAACTTGAGGAAGTTTCACCACCTGGTCCAGCACCCGGGTTGGGTATTCCAGAGTCAGTAGCAGTCTCTGCTCCTGTTGCCCGTCGTGGAGACAAGGGAAGTAAATCTCTAGCAGCATCAGCTCCCCTTGCTGCAACTCCTGCAGCTCCATTTGGTGTTTTGTCTGCGGCTCCTCCTCAGGTTCAATTATCTAGACCTAACCCATTACCTGTTCCTCAGTATACTTCCGCGGCTCTACCAGGTCCCACAGATGTTGAACGAGGAGCGCTAGTAGCTGCTTCAGACAGAGCACCTCTTCAAGCTAGAACCGAAGGAGAAGTACCAGTTCACGAGCCGTTGCCAGAATTACCCGAGGGAGCAGCTCCTCCAGAACGTGTTCCTGTAAAAGAACCAGGTCTATTTGACGGTTTAGCATCTCTATTACCAAGCTTTTTATCAACCCCAGCACCTGCATCTCAACTGGGTGCGACTCCTGCATTATCAAATGTGAATAAACCGGAGACAAGTGTCGTCCCAGAGTATGTTGCACAACCAGCTCCTTCCACTGCTAGTCAGCTTGCGTTACCACCCCAAACTCGGTTTAACCCCCTAGATAGAACATTCACTCCTCCTGCGCCTAAAGCATATAACCCTTTTAAATCATACCCTATTGCTAGTGTAACCAGTGACCCATTTCCTTCTCCTGGAAAGCAAGGACAAACTCCATTTGAACTTCTTCAATTACCCCCCCCGTCTGTTGGTTTAAGTACACAGGCAACTCCTGCTGTACCGGGTCTTAAGTCAGAAGAACAAAAAGCATTTGAAAAAGGAGCATACCAATCTATTGATACAAGTAAGTCATTATGCGAGCGTCTTCACCCAAGACTTTATGAAATCTTAAAGACCGGACAATTCAATGGAAAGAGCATCTTTAGCATGATTAATCAACAAGACCCAGAACTTACTGACTTCTTTACAGAGATTGGATTTGATATTGCTGATAAGACACTGATGGGTCACCCTATTTCTGAAATTTATAAAGCATGCCATCCGGATAGAACAATTAGTGACCCGAATCTTACAACCATCTTTCAAGTCCTTCAGGCACTATATAACTACACAGGAGCTGTACAGCCAGTTCTAAATCTTCCGTCTAGTCTCAGAATAGAAAGTGAGAGTGTGAAACCTGTTCAGGCACCTGGTTTAAAACCTGAAAGACCGGGTAAGAAACAATCAGCTGTTGAGCCTCCAGCTGGAGACTTAACACAATTTTTTAAGAGAGGAGATACATTAGTCCCCAAAAAAAATATCGTACACCGTGAAACTGGTCAGCGTGTAATTCTTACAGTTATAGGAGATTATGATGCAAGTACTGGAACAATAAAAGTTGGAGACGGAAAAAATGTTTTTAATCCTCCAGTAGATGCGCTGGTTAAAGACTTTCGAGTTATTCCCCGTAAGGTCGAGAAAAGACTGTTTAAGCAAGGTGACCGGGTTTTAATAAAGAATCCTAGTAATATTGAAAGATTTCCACTAGCAATCAGAGCTGAAGTACAAAAATCAACATGTAACGACCCATTCTATGCAACTGTTGAACGTGACCAAGAAGTAAATTTAAGATATGTTAAGATTGTTTGTGACAAAGGTGGAAGGTATAATGCTGAAGATGAAGAACTTATTTATATCCCTCCAGGACCTGCTCGGCTTACAAGAACTCCAGGCGAAGCTCCTCCTCAACCAACTCCGGTTGCAGCTCTGGCAGATAGTGGTGCTCCTATTTTGCGAAAGGGCGACAGAGCAACTGGGGCTCCTTCTGCATTGGGAGCTCCAGCAACTACAACAGATTGTGACCGAAAGTTGATTGGTATGACTGACCGGGCTAAAAGATGTGAAGAGAACTTAGCTCAGGTTAAAGCACAGTTAGAGGCTGCTCTTGCTGCGCATGCTGCTGAAACTGCCAAACTACAAGGAGATTTAGGGACATCACAGAAAGATTTGCGTAGATTAAATGGAGTAAAAACCGGGGTAGATTTCGAGTTAGCTGGAACCAACCGAGCACTTTATACTATACGAGAAATGCTTGGAGAACAGACTAGAAAGTTAGGAACCCTGAACACCCGATATGAAACACTGGACAAACAAAAAGTAAAACTAGAAGGTCAGCTTGCAGGTGAACAAGGCAAGAGTGCTGGGTTAGAAGGAGAGCTTGCTGCTGTTACCAGCGAGCGTGATGACTTGACCCAGAAGCGCGTATTGCTGAGTGCAGAGATTGTCCGGCAACGTGGAGAGCTAGAAGTTTTAGAAAGAAAGGCAGCAGATTTGGAGGCGCAATTTGCATCTACTAAAGCACTCATTGTACAGAAAGGTGATGAGATTCGCCAGGACTTATCAGAAAGCGTAAGGCATATAGATAGTGGTTTGACTATCATCCAAGAAGGTGTTCAAGATGTAACTGAGTTGGTGGTTGAAGCAAAAGAAGATATAGCCACATCAAGAGAAACATTTGGTCGACAGATTGCTGCTCTTCAACGAGAGCTGGAACAGAAAAACTTACAGGGAAGACATCAAGTATTGGCTCAAATTGGTGCATTGCGTTATGAGAATCAGCAAGCCTTGAGAGCATTAAATACCGGGTTAGCAGCTGCTATGACTGAAACTGCCCGGTTGAATGAACTGCTCAGAGTTGAAACAGATGCCAAGGCACAAGCACAAGGAGCTTTAGCGGCTGCTCAAGCAGCGGCCGCTGCGGCGGCTGCAGCACAGGCCCAGGAGTTAGCCTCTGCTAGAGAAGCATCAGACAGAGCATTTACAGAGTTCAGAGAAGCATCTGAAAGGGGTTCAGCAGAAGAACGTCAAAGATTAATGGCGGAAGCTCGTCTTGCTATGGAAGAATTGGCTAGAGGACTGAATGCGCAACAGGCTATTGCTGTGGCCAGAGCTGATGAAGCAGCTAGAAGAGATTTAGGAGCACAGCTTGCTGCCTTACAAGCACAGATAGCTGCTCTTCCGCCACCATATGTTCCTCCTCCACCTCTTCCTCCTCAGCCCTTTCCGATAATAACAGGTCGTACTCCAGCTGGAGAAGTAGCGGTTGGCAGTAATATCAACATTCAATGGGAACCATGTGGAACGGCTAGACCATGGATTTTGAAGATATTTTATGATGGTGCAAACCCGGATTTCAAAGACATACAAGCAGAGGGAGATATTGTGTATACAGTCAAGCAACCAGGAGCGCTGACTGGGCAGATTTTCAGTATAGTATAAATCATAAATGGCAGCAGTAGGAGGACCAGCAGTACCATTAGGAAGAGCAGCAGGACTTGCAGCAGCACCTGTTGCAGCTGTTGCAGCACCTGTAGCAGCTGTAGCGGGACCTGGTGGACTTGTTCCTTTTAATGTGGTGAATGTTCTAGCCGGAGCAACTATTCCAGGGTATGAATTGCCTTGGAATAACTATGATACTCACCTAAAAGCTAGCCTTACAGCAAATTATTCACTAGTAGTAGAACCGGAAGCACGGGCACCAAGAGCAGCACCAGTAGTAGCAGCACCAGCAGGAGCAGCACCAGCAGGAGCTGACCCACTAGGTGTAGAGATAGGCCGCATGAATACATATATTAAAGCTAATAGACCCCCAAATTGGTCAAATAGTAATATTAGCAATCTTTTGAGAGCTGCGCGAACTGCAGTTCTAATACCATATGACCCTGCAAATCCAGGACCTTATAGGGCTGCATTCAATGCTTTTTTAGATGTCCAAGTAAATCAGACTACAGCTGGTATACCTGCTGCTCGTGTTGTTGGACACATCAACATTGGTCCTTAGTCCGTTCAAGACCTATCTTTTCAAGAATACATGTAACATATTGATTAGAATTGTTGTAGCAAAAGGTTACTCCTTCTTTGCGAGTTGCCATAACCAGTCTTAAAAAATCATATTGTTCCTGACGTGTTAGTTTGCTAACGCACACGTGAAGAGTGTTTGATTTGTACATTAGTTGTTCACGGATTAGTTCCATTTATTAGAATGAGTTCAGTGGCTGTGTATACGGGTTATTCCGATGGGCATCTACCATTGAAGGATGGTTGCGCTCAACATGTACATCCTGCTGTAGAGGCTCATTGTACTTGAAGGACCCAAGCTGCTGAGTACCGGGCGTGGTGTAAGATTGAGGAACCATAAATCTGGAAGCATCGGACAGAACAGACTCATCTTTCTTGGTTTGGATAGAGTACTGGTCACCACCAATGATTGTACCAGTTCCTTGAGCACCAGCAGGTCCGGGGCGTCCCTCTGCAGTTAACTTCATAAACTCTTGGAATGGTTCCGTAAATGCCCGAATATATGATGCCCAGTGACCTTCTTGGCCACCACCAGACCCAAAATACTCACGCTGAGTTGTTTCACGTGCCTGAGGCTTCATGGGCTGCTCAGTGTAGATTCTAGGAGCAGTCTGAGCACCAACGGTTGTATTTGCGCGGTCCATACCAAGGATAGCAAACTTATCCGGCTTGTTCTTATTCACTGGTGCTTGGATACCGGGCAAAGTTATGGTATGTTTCCCAGGAGTTGGCTCAGTTGAATAAGACAGCTTGGGCTTGGAAGCAACACGCATCTCGTCAGTTGTCGGAGGAAGAGCCCACTCACGCATTTGGTCTTGCTGAAACCCTCCCTGACCTAAATTAGTATAGCCGGCATTTGAGCCAGGACCAACCTGAACTTGTTCAATCGGGAACACGTTCTTGGCTTGCATGCCAGTAACCATACGAGACTGTTCGAAATCAGTCTCTACTTGCTGGCCAAAAGGATTGCCAGTACCGGTTTTGATATCAAACATTGAGAATGTCTCGCGTTTCTGGAAATATTCTTTGCCTGCCCCCGTATGGTTATCAAGAATATGGTTTGTACCACCTGAATACATTGCCTGAGTTACTCTTGGTCCAAAAAATGGCACTTGATTATTATGACCTTTTACGTCTTGTGAATGAATAACCTCATCTGTGTGCTCTTCGGTAGGACGAGGTTGAACATGAAAACCTTCTGTGTGAACATCATTGCTAGCAAGTGCGAAACCGACTGCTCCTAATGCTAGAATTAAAGCAACCTCTGCCATCTTTGTATTTCACGGGATACTTTACTTGCGTCTTCCCGACTCAGCTGGCTTAGGAAAAATAGCATGATTTTGTGGCTTGTGTTGAAGCCATGTATATATGCGATGGTCTTGGGTTTGGTTGCTCGAGTGAGGAGCGACCGGATTGGGCTTTGGTTCCTGGGGAACAAATACAGAACGCTTTATGGGTGTATCTAGTGCATAGTTCATTTAACAGTCTATTCCAAAATTTTTACAGATATCCTTTCCATATTCTTTCATTCGGTCGTATGTTGATTTTTCATCAATTGGTGTATCTGATGGCTTCTTAGCATCAGATGGAGATGGTCCGGGAGGAAGAGGTACTGGCTTAGAAGCTGGTGCTGCTGAAGGCGTAGGAGTATTACCATATCCAGACTTGGACCACTGGTCGCGGTTGTAAGGCGAGAGCTTCATGCGTGTGAGCATTGCCTTGAACTTGTTAACCATGGCATTAAAAGCAGATTCGTCAGTTCCGGGAAGAGGCTGAGGAAGTCTGGTACCCATATTGGGCGGCTTTTTTCCGTAGCAGTTGACACCAAACTTGAGTCTAGGGTCAAAGTAGCCGCCATTCACACCGGGATGACCGCATGCTGTTCTCTTTGATTCCTTGGGGTCACGTTGAAGAGCTTCCCATGTTGCTTCTTGTGTTGGGTATAATGCCATTCCTGCTACAGACCAACCATATCCACACCACTCAGCTCCCTGAGCATGTGCTTCAATAATTTGGTCATATGAAGCAAGTTCAGCTCCATATGCTGCACACACGGCAGGGGCTTCATCAGAAGTATACATGTTATCCGAAATATGAAAAACTTCTTTGATTGCCATTGTTTGAGTTGGCTTTTCTGTGTGTGGTCCCGGAATTGGGTCCACATCAATATTTACACCCCCATCTGTTGGTCGAATTTTTACTGTCTGGAAGGAGAACATAATATATGCTACAACTCCTGTTAAAGCAAGAACTACAAGAACTGCAGCCCATGACCCGGAAATTAAACCGACAATTACTGACATTAAAATCAGACCAACTGCAGATATGGCTAGGATTACAGGATAAGATAGTGGCTCTGCCATTTACTCTTCAAGCCGATAATAAATGAGAACCTTTGTCATCTGACTCATCGGGAATTCATTGGCTGAGTGCTGTCTGATACGTGTATCATCGAGCGTAAACCAAGGCTTTCCGGGTGGCATTTCACGAGCATAGGTAAACCAATGCCCTCCAGTATGTGAAATTACAGCCAGTAGGTAGTATTTTTTAGAGTTCACCACAAGCACGCTTGAGTACTGAAGTGATGAGTTCTGCGATGTAACGCGAAATACCATGGCCTTTGGGAAAGAGCCAATCAGTACTTGCTTCGTTGCCTTTCCACGTTCATTACACTTATCACATTTCCAGCCATCTAGAAGTTCTGGCTGTACAGCTTTAGTGATAGCATCTGTGATGGGAGTATTATGCTTGTCCGGATGAAGTTCATATTCAGTCGCGGTATCTTCTCTGAGTTGGGAGAAACCACATGGGCACTTGATTTGCTCGGCTGTTTTAAAACGGCAGAGTTCATCTAGAAATGGCAGTTTCTCGCATAAATGAATCAATAGTTCATTGCTATCACCAATACCCTGACCAGCAGGCATAGTGGCAGTTCTTGCAGCAAGGAATAAATCTTTTAGTCCGTCACGCCCTTGGGAGTTCCAAATTTTGCTGAGACTTGCGTCTACAACGTTATTTTTATCATGCGTCTCGCGCATATACCTGTCGATAACTTCAGGGAGTCGATAGAACCCTTGAAGACATGCATTAACCCAGCAGCTTCCTCCAAAATTATTAAGCCCGAACATATTGTTTTTCCGTCTCATTTGTTGTTGTGGATATTTTACGTTTTCAGCATTTTGGAAAAATCATTGAGATACGGAGATGGTTGTAAAGGACCAGCCGGGAACTCTGCCGCAGGTACATAATCATAAGGAGGAGGGTCAGAAGAATCCCCACCACCCTTATCTGCATGGCCAGGAACCTCTAGCCTCTCTGGTCCATAGATGTCAGGATATACTCCAGACTTATTCTTACCATTTCCAGAATCAGAAGGGCGAGGTTGGTTAGGGTCTAGCTTTGGAGCTCTTGGACCCCAAATTTCTTGACCGGATGTTTTACTCTCTTGAGCAGGTTTAGGAACTGGAGCGGGTGTAGGCTTTGCAGCAACCTTTAGAACTTTAGCCGGAGGAGACTTTGTTGGCGGAGCGCTTTTCATTGGTTTCTGAACATCTGGGTCCATTGTTCTTTTATTTGCTCGTTCTGCTTTTGGTTCTTCTTCAGGTTGTAGGTAAGGTGTCTTATCAATTGCCTCTTCTACTTCTTTTTTGTTTGATGGTCCTATGGGGCCTGCAGGGACATCATTCTTAGGTGTAGGAACTCCGGGAAGTATAGTTTTAGACCCTGCTGGTTTTACTGTTTCACCGGGTAGAATGTCTGCTAGTTCTTTGTCAGTCTTTACTTCTGTTTCTGTGAACATCTCCCAGACGGTCGGTTGTCCGCTGTGAAATTCATGCTTGAAAGCAACATCTACATTTGTCATTTCTTCGTGCGTATTCCATGGGCGTGAATAGGACACGTAGCATTCATATACGTGAGGCAACGCAAGATAAATCAGAGCTAAAAATGCCAAGATATACGGTATAGCTTGATTCATTTCTTCTTATTAATCAAATGGCAAAGAAAACCCGTAAGTCAACTCGTAAGTCACGTCGTCGTACTCGCCGTCGTATTCCTCGCAGTCGGCGTGGGGGTGGTGATAGCTATCCTATAATTCCTGATACCAAGGCAATTGAAGTATCGACTGCTGGAAAGAGTTCTGATAACTTGATGGGTATAGAGGCAAAGTAAAAAGTGGTGCTGAAAAGCACCGGGGTGTCGCGCTAGAGGTCGTTGAAGTTGACCTCCTCCTCGCCGCCGCCGCCAGCAGCGGAGCGGTCGAACAGGTCATCCAGCCCGTCGTTGGTGGGCACCTTGAAGCCAAGCTTCCCGAACTGGGTCACGTGGCTGCCCTCGAGGAGGGCAAGGAGCTCGCCTGTCTTGACGTGCGAGGAAGCTGCGGGCATGAAGCAGATGGCGACGGGCCACTGGTCTGCGCCTGCGAGCTTGACTGTTTTGGAGAGTTGCGCGGCTTTGTCCGCGAGGGCCGCATTGCCCATCACGCGAACCTGCACCAGTTCCTCCTTCTGAGGAAACTGCACAGTGAACCCCCCTGCGCCCTGCGACGCAGTGATGCGTCCAATGGCCAGAGAGGGGTCGGGGATGAACGGGTTGGCCTTCCGCCACTCCAGGGGCTTCGCATCCCACTCGTTCTTTGCAGCCTCAGCCGCCTCAAGCAATTCCCCGATTGCTTGTTCATTTTTGTCCCCGAGGCGCTCCTTGGCGGCCCCGCGGACCCTCTGCTTGCTTGCTGAGGATTTTGGCATCTCTGCTGTGTAGCGCGTAAAGCAGAAACACAGAAGACACCGGTAAAGTCTGTTTTTCTATAAAAAACGAATCCATTTTTACAGAAGAAAACTCTTAAGTAAAAATGTTCGAGGTTCTTAATTACACAGCAGCAAACCCACGCGAGTATACATATCTTGGGATTGGTAGCAAGAACCGAACCAATGACCTTGCCAAGTTCACAGCAGACCTAGACCAGATTCTTCCTTGCTTTCTCAATGACGTAAAGAAGACTATTCGTGCCATTCACTTTGACCCGGAATTTTCTAGGGATTATAACTTCCTTAATTCATATTTCAAGGCAAAGGGATTTATGAATGATGGAAACATCTGGATTAGCAAAGACTTCCGCATTGAAGTCATAATCTGTCCTCGTATGTTTGATTTGGAGGATAATTTCATACACTCTCTGGTTACGCAAACAATTCAACAAAAGGGACAGCTAGTTGTTCAGATGTTTACTGGCCATGAACTTTCAAACACCTTTAGGAAACTATATGGTCAGTTTGAAGGCCGGGATAAGGAATATATCCGACAGAACGTGCTCTTTGATATTACATATGGAGCAAACTGCCACTGTATGACAAATATGGCTGAGAATGCTCCAATGCTCGATAAGAATGGTAAGTTCATTAACTTTCTTCTATTCAATGAAGTTGAGATACTTCAATCAATTGGGATTCATCCCAAAATGAACAAGCTCATTGAGAATCAAGTTATGAAAAATCTGTCTACAGTTTTGAACGAAGACCACGTAAATTATCGACGTGCTATTCGTGGTGAAGAATTGATGTTTCTGAATAAGCCATACGGCACAAATCCGGAAGATATCATGAACAGTCTATTGACAAGCGTTCGTGAAATCTTAAACATTCTGAATAAGCTTGGTTCACTCACTGAAGAGAAGAAAGCATTGTTTGAAACATACTCTCGGAATTACCGGGAAATGGACATGTACAAGTGGTATGCCGATATGACTAAGTTGTACAAGTGATTACTTTGAAACAGGAGCATTCTCTGCTTTATAGATAGTCTTAGCAGCAGCTTCAGATGCCGCAACACCCTGCCATGCACTGTTCATAGCATCATAATTTTTTAGTGTTGACTTTGGCTTCCACTCGACAAACCCAGTGGGCGGACCTCCTTCTGTGTTTGAAAAGGGCATACCACCATCAAGATTTGATGCAGGTGGTTTCTGTCCTCCTAATGCAGTAATATAACCTTGCCAAGACTTGTCCATTTATCTTCTACGACGAGATTTGCGTCTGCCGGCCACACTTGATGGTAATCCCTTTTCAACTCTTTCCATTTTTGCCTTTTGCCACGAATTAAATCGGGCTTCTTCTTTTTTTTCGTGTTTTTCTTTTAGTTTCTGGTACTTATCATCCTCTTCGCCGTCAAACTTATCGCGAAATGGTCTTGGAGTGAATGGTAGACCATGTCTTCCAGTTACTGCTGCAACTCGTTTATTGACCTTTTTCTCAAAGCTTGATAGTTCTGCACGACGTTCTGCCTCTTGTTGTTCGCGTCCTCTTTCCGGGTCAAGACGGTACATATCTTCCGCTGACCCAGGAGCTCTGAATTGTGGCTCTTCTGGTTTCTTATCAAGTCCTAGAGCTCTCTGAACCATACCTTTAGTTCGCGTAAAGCTTGTTTCCTCGCCACCACGGTAACGTCTCTTGTGATGTTTAGTGCGACGTCTGGTTCCCATTTTATATTGACTACATGAACTTTTTAACGCGTTCAGAGTAAATGGAGTTTTTAGAAGCAAAGGACCAATCTGAAGTAAAAAAGTTAATGAAGGAGAAGCCTATCATTATCTTTTTCCATAGTACCGGGTGTCCTCATTGTACTAACACGATGCCTCACTGGAAAGAGTTATGTTCTAAAAAAGCAGAGTATGGACTTGGTGATACAAAGATGATTTCTGTTGGAGATTCAGCAATACCAAGTGATGCTGGTGTTTCTGGTGTTCCTCATTTTCGGAAAATATCTAAATCCGGAAAGGTATCAGATGTTCTGGGTGAGAAGCTATCTGTAAAGGAACTTGTAGATTCACTTAAGAAGATGGATGGTGGTTCACGCCGCACCCGCAGGCGTCACTCCCGCAGGCTTGTCCGTAGAGTTCGGAAGACCCGTCATCGCCGCTGAACCTTGGGCATCGACGTATCCCTCTGACTTCTCCTTTGCTTTGCGAGCCAGAAAAGCACTAGAATGGTCCGGTTCATCCAATCCCTTAGCCAAGAACTTTAGGAACCCATCCTGGTCATTAGGAATCAGACCAGACTGTACTGTATGAAAGGTACGCATAGACTGAGCCATATCAAACTTATCAGATGTATCCATGTAGATATCTGACGTCTCTTGGAATGCCTTCTCAATCTTCTTCTTGACATCCCTGCTGGTGATAGGAGCAGCTTCTGGACGATTAGGGTTATCTAGAATCTCGGTAAGCAAAGGATTCATAAATGGATTCTTGCCTGTAGGATATGTATACTGCTTGAGTGTTGCAGTTACATCATCTGTAAAAGCTTCAAGAGCCCGGGCATTAGGAAACAGCTTGACTACCAAAACAGTAAGAGCAAGCACAAGAGGTATAGCAAGCAGATAAGGAGTCTTTTGTGTTGCGAAGAACAGGATGAATGATATATATACTGAGAAACGTACGATGGCGTTCATTGCAGTAGGAATATCCATTGAACTTGTGGGCACAAACTTGTACCAGTTTGCTTTAGTGAATAAACTAGCCGGGTTATCAATCCACAGGTCTTCCATTTAATTCTAATCCATGTCTTTTCTTTCTGCGAGTTTGCGTTGAAGACGTGCAATCATACGAGCACGTCTGGCCTCAGGTGAGTTACCGAGGATAACCTGAGGCGCTACTGCTGCCTTGCGGCCTCCAAGCATATCCGTAAACATATCACCAAATGCAGTCTGAACCTTCAACTTAATTGTTTCAATATCTCTTGCCAGCATTTCCTTCGTAAATTCACCGCGACGAAGCTTGTCATCAAGTGCTGCCTTAATCTTCTTCATAATCTTCTCCATTACCGGGCTGACTTCCTGAGCCTGAAACGACTTTAGGACTTCCTCAGGATTCTCAAAGTCAATACCAAGCTCACTGATATCAATTGTTTCCGCGAGACTCATGACTACCTTTGCTAGGCGGGTTGTCATGATAAACTCAAGAATCTCTGAAACCTTGCTACGAGACTCTTCAGTACCAAGAATCTTTTCAATCTCATCGGTCTTACCCGTTTCACCCCACACACCCTTCATTGTCTCAGCAAACTTGTTAATCTTGTCCTTGATGTCTCCACTGAGGAAAGAAGCAATGCCGCACTTCTGAAAATTAGTCCAGAACAGGTCGGGATTGGTCTTTGCTAGCGGAGAAATGTCAACGCCAAAAAAAGTAAACTCCTTATCAAAAAGAGTAATATCTTTCTGAATGATTTTTAGAATGTCTGATATAATCTTCTCTTCGAACTCAGCCGGGTCGGTATCCTTGTAAGGAGCAAACTCTGTACCAGGAAAATTAGTACAGAGTTGGTCGCGAAATGCCTTAAATGATTTCTTAGCGTCCATTTGGGTTTATATTAAGATTAGACTCTAAACTACTTATTTCCGCCACGACGAGCCATTAAGTCTGAGTCAGCAGATGTTAGACAGACACAACCGGAATCAGTTGTAAAGGCAGCTGGGCAGCACTCAGGTTTGGTCTCATTGCCGACTAGAAACATCAGCTTATTCTCTTCCTTGAAGCTATTTTGAGGAAGACCTCCTACTGGCATGTGCTCAGAGGACATCCAGCCACCCATGACTGTATCATAAGGACCCATGGCAGGGCCGTCCATAGGCATGCCTGCATCCTTCTGCATGAATCCTTCCCTGGTACCTAGAAATCCAAGTAATAGAGCTCCTAGTAGAAACGCGACGACCATTGTAGTTTTAGACAACTTTACCATTTCTTTACTACTTGGATTTTTATACACCGGCGGCCATTAATGCGGCGGACATTACTAATGTAAAAGCAAGAATCTGAGGCTGGAATAAAGCAAGAATTACTGAGATGATTAACATTGCGACTACAAAAGCCTTAATGACTCCAAGAACGAATGATATAAATGATTCCATAAATGCTACTGCCGATGCTCCAAAATATGCCATGATGTAACCTTCCCCAAACATACGTCTTAGTAAGTCATTCAGCTTGTTTAGAATGTAAACAAATGCTCCTACTGGTGCTGAAGCTTTTGATAGTGTAGATGATGCAAAACTCATAATAAATTTACGGATAGTGGTAATCATCTGTCTGAATAAGGCCAATGGGTTTGCAATATTTTTTAGTATATCTGAAATGATTGAGAATTGACTTCCAAGTGCATCTGTCATTGAGCCAGCAACTGCTGACCCAATAAGGTTCATACAATTTCGGAAATTGCCACCAATTCCGGTTTCTGGGTCTACCATACCGGCAAATAGCATATATGAGGGGTTGCATCTGTATTGGCTCCAGTTTGCTGATATTTTGCGTAAGTTTCCATAAGCATGTGTTAGAAAGATGCCACAAATGGCTAATACCGTTATTACCCAAAATAGTATCATGTTATTCTTTAGCAATTTATTAAAGCCCGGCAAACTTACCAATCGGGCTGTTCTTTGCTGCTTCTGCCGTCTGTTCTCCTGCATAGAAGGCATAAATCACCGAAGCAAAAACACCTACAATTCGGCCCATAAGTGTACGAATGCGAATCATCAGATATTGCATACTGGACATCAGATTCTGGATTTTACCGAATACCATTTGGAATACCATCATGAACCCTCCACGTGTAGCGCCCATCATGCCACGCATATCTTCCATGGCACTACTAATACTCCCAAGTGAGTCGCCGACTACGCTCATCTGTGAGTTCATTCCGTCCATAGCTAGACCGGCATAATCACTAAAGCTTTTTGTAGTACAATTCATGAAGTTGGTTCCAACATCTACACCAACATCTACAACGATTGGTAGAAGCATAAATGCCGGGTTACATCTCATTTCAGACCAATTGTCCTGAACATATTTCGCTTGGTTTATTCCGTACATGAATATAGCTGCAATTACAGCGCCTAATGTAATCCCAACAAATAGGAACATTTCTCTTATTAATCAAAACGGAAACCTTTATTCGCTTGTCACGTGAGAATTGAAAATGAACTATCACGCCTTAGAATATTGTGAGCTAAAGCAAGAAGCAAAGGAACGACGTATTAAGATGTATTACGTCATGCGAAAGGCTCAGCTGATTGAGCTGTTATCTATGAAAGAGTTACCAGAGAAGTACATTATTGAAAAGAAGGTTATTGGAGACTTGCGTTCCGAAGCTCGAGCTCGCGGATTTATAGCATCGTATAGCCTGAATCGTTCAGCCCTGCTTGAGCTACTTTATCCCCATCTGTACGGAAAGACCGGTTCGGAGTACAAGCACAAGAATCAGAACAATGCAGATAAGCATAATCCCCCAAAGGAGTACTACACCGAGTAGGTATGGATAGAGATACTGAAAAATCTTGTCGAGAAGGGGTCGAATAACAGACTGTTCAAAAAACTGTTGAACATCCGGCGAGCCCAGGAAGTCAAACAATTGTTTTTTCATCCTTTTTTTGTCTTCGTTTGAACATAAAGAAAATGGTTAAGACATCGCAGACATACCAACTTCTAGCAGTTGCCGCGGTTGGTGCTATTGTTCTTTACGCAATGAACTCATACAGTGCTAGTAAGAGTCTTACTGGCGAGGGAATGATGGATAAGCTTGGAGGCGCTCTTGGTTCATCCGGGCCTCTTGGCGAGATGGGCCCTTTCGGAGCCAGCAGACATGATGGTACTGGTAATGCTCAGCCTACGGAGGCTCTACAGTCTCGTCAGCCCACTGGTCAGTCTACTTACTCCGAGTCTACTCTGAGTGCATCTGAGCTTCTACCCAAGGGTGAGATTGGTGCCTCTTGGGCTGCAGTAAATCCTGCTGGCATGGCTGACCTAAAGGGCCAGAACTTCCTCCAGGCCGGTTACCACACTAATACTGCCCTTGCTGGTGTATCTCAGACAAACAGGAATGCCTCCTGGGATGTCCGCTCTGAGAACCCCAATCCCCAAGGAAGTGTTGGTCCTTTCCTGAATACAACTATCGAGACCAATCCCTTTAAGCGTGGACTTGAGGCATAGAAAAATGGAATTTAGAACTATAGAAATTTAAGTCTTAACAAGATGCCTCGCTTTCTAGCTTGCAGCAACTCGCGCGTTCGCATTCGGAGTGGAGGAATTTTCTGCCATAGCTTTAGCTACGGTGAGTACGATACCCTGAAGGAAGCGATGACTCGGCTGAACGAAGTCGCAGAGAACGCCTTCTACGGGGGGGACGAAGAGACAATCAAGTACTTTGTCAATGAGCTTGCTCCGCCCGGAATCTATCCGGTGGTTGCCAAGACCTACCCACTTTCATAAGCTCATTAAGAGCCATTTTTTTATCATCTTTTTGTAATGATACCGGCAGTTGCAATCGGGGGAACAGTTATTGCTTTGGCATACTCGTACCTTGGTGGTCCTCAAAATAACACCCTTGTAAAAGCGTCTGATGGACGGTCTTATAAGGTTCAAGATTTACCTGATAAACAGCAGGCAGCAGAAAGAATGTCTTCAATCCGAAGTAAATTAGTAAAAATTTGTACTCACTGCAAAGATGAAAAAGACGAACCTTATCAGCGCTTAGTTTCCAGATTTGACCCGGATGTTCTAGAAGAGAATGATATTACTGCAGATAGTACCTCCTATTCTGAGAACAAAGGAGAGAAGATTATTGTTTGCTTACGTGATAAAACACAGCCACCATTTCCTCTGATTGAAGAAAATACAGTAATGTTTGTTTTGATTCACGAACTATCTCATTTGATGACTGCAAGTGTTGGTCATACTCCGGAGTTTTGGACTAATATGCGTATGCTTCTGCAAGATTGTATAAAAATTGGAGTATATACTCCTGTAAATTATTCTAAAAGTCCGGTCAAGTATTGTGGCATGACCATTTCTGATTCGCCACTTTAACTCCAGTCTATCAAGAGGTTTGACATGCCGTTCAGTAGGGGGGTCACTGCCGTTGAGCAGTGAAAATCTTGGAATAGCAACTTTAGTAACTTGTCCTTGTCGTCATTCATGATGTCACAGGTGTAGGCTTTCTTGCCATCTAAAGCATTTTTAAACACTTCGCTCCTGATTCGGTTGTAAATGAGGCATATCCGGAAATCATTCAAGATATACTCCGGTTCACCCGACGATAGTGCTCGGAGTTGTTCGGCTGTGACTGGAAACATTTTGGTTACTCATGCATTATTTAAGAGTCATAAATCCGTTTTAACTTTTTATGTCATTTACAATAAGATGTTCAAGTCTGTTGTAGACTTTAATGGCCAGAGTAGAAACATATCTTTCTTTAATGACGACACTATCAACGTTGTCCGGCAACAAATAGCAAAGACAGTTGATATTCACCAAGATAGACTATTTATCAGTCTGGTCCTAAAACTAGATAAGGATTATTATTCTGGCGATTCACGCAATTGGGAAGCCTTATTTAACCGGATTTCAATGAATGGTTTACCAATTGAACGAGACCCTTTCTATGCATACTGTGATTCGCGTGGTGTAAAGATTACCTATAAAAAGTTGGATAAGGAAGAGTGGATGGCGTATCCTGCTTTTTTACAACCTCTATTTGACCCGGGTGTTTCTTTCGATGAGCCAAGAATATTTGGAGTTGAGCCAGATAGGGCATATACCTTGCCTATGAAGTTTGATACAGCAATAGCTAATCTGATACCAACTGCTCAGTATCCTATTCCAGAAGAAGGTCGTTTATTTGTCGGCATGTATCCCAATTTGAAAGACAAGGATTCCAGATTTGTGGTGAAGGAATATGAGGCAGGAGCTGAAGGAGCATACTTCCCTTTGGTAAGGTCGTCCACGCCTCAGCGTTTAACTGAAGGCCAAATCCTTGCCTTAGATGCCCAAACAAAACATCTGAATGATTTGCTGTCATTAGACCCTCCCCATGAGAAGGAGGTACATATCTTAAAAGCAACATGGAGTGCTGACTTAGTTGACACAGATTTTGGTAAAGCTGTCCGTACCCGGTTTGAACAAATCTTTTATGGGTTGACCGTATCAGAGGATATTCCTTGCATTACTTTTTTTACTGGCCGGTCTGAAATCTCTCGGCACAAGTTCTACAAGAAAGATGCAAAGACTAAAACGACATTCTTGAAGTTACCGGTGTGGGCTGCTTGGTGGACTAAATCTAAACCTTATCGGCCTAATTTGTCAGCATTGGTTTTGTACAGGGGTGAAGACCGGGAGATTTTTGACCGCATTACAATTACATCTCATGATATCAAATTAGCTGTATATCGAGATGCCTCAAATAAGGAATCTTTAGATGACATGAAAGAGAGCATGATTAAGTGGTTAATGTCTTTCGATGCAGTTGTACCGTTCCTTCAAAAAACAGATATCACCGATTCCAGATTTGTGTTACAGGATATTAAGTTCGAAGCAGAGTATTCAACACCGCTGGATACATATGATACTTTGCGTATGAATTGCTTAGCCGGAATCTTTGAGGTTTCTAGAAAGTCTGAACAAGTATTCAAGTTTTTACGCTCAGATGATGCAGATGATGGTATTAATCCACGTGATGTTCGTATCATAAACTTGCTTAGAGAAGACCCGTTCATTAAGCCATCTGAAATCCAAGAAGAACTGAAGTTATCTGTAGACGAAGCTACTATATTGTTGAATGCAATCAAACAACGAGTAGAGCAAGACCCTAATCTGCTTATCCGACAGTTCAGAAGCTTTCCTGGACTTATTATGCATCAGAAGAAAATTGAAATCAGCGATGTAGATTCTGTTGACCGGTTCTTGAAGTATGCTAACATTCTTAGGTACATTCTGAGTGACCCTACAAATGAAGATGTAAATCGTATTTGTCCTAAGCGCCAAGAATCTGTTCCAGTTGCTGTTTCAACAGTGAATACACAGTTTGTAGATACGGAGTTTTCAAATCTGTTTGACTATTTAGAAGGCGATGTATTAGAAGAAGCAAAACCAGAAATGACAACTGTTCAAAAAACAACGATGTCAAAAGGAGCAACAATCTATAACTACTTCAACACTCGACTACAAGAATTTGACCCGGTAAAGTTTCCAGCACAATCAGATTATGCCAAGCGGGTTGACCAAAACTTACAGCCAGTAATCATGTCATCTGAAGAAATCCAAGATATAATTGACGACGTAACAAAGGGTGAAGAGTTCAATCCACGCAAGTATTCTGATAATCAAAAGATAGAACTAACCAATCCGGACGGAATTATCCTTTGTCCGGACTTTTGGTGTATGTATGACAAGATACCTTTGCATGCGTCACAGTTAGAAGAAATTGATGGAAATAAGGTGTGCCCTGTATGTCACGGTAAGGTTCGCAAATCATCAGACTACAAGGCAGATACGCGTGAGTTCTCAGTAATTCCAAGAACGAAAGGAAATTCATACCCTGGTTACAAAGATAACAATGAAAGCTTACCAATCTGTTTTAAGTCACCTAAGGAGAGGAAACTAAAAAAGGATGACAAGGATGACAAGTACTATATTTTGAGTGAGAGTAAGACTACAGGTTATGGCCGGTTTGCATATCTTCCCAAAGACTTATTGAACTCCATTCATATTTCAGAGGAATACAAACTGGCTATTGAAGCAGGGAATCGAATCCAAACGGGAATGTCCGGGTTTTTTCGTGTTGGGTTAGGACGTCCTTCAGATGGATTGCCTAATTTCTTAAATATTACTACGAAGGTTGTATCTCCTCGTCACGCAATAGCAAATATTCTGCGTTGTGCATTTGTTGCTACCTGGTCAATGACAAGTGAAACTCATGCAGCAGAGATTGAGAAGAAATTAGATATGCCTCCATTTGCAGATGATACAGTTGCTCGAAAGCATATGGCTCGAGTGATTTCTAGTATTGATGAAGCGTTTATTGAAGGAAGGCTAACAGTTGTTCAGGAGTTGGAGTATACGGCTATTATGCTGAATGTAGACTTGTACCGGATTAGTCTAGAAGACCTGACTATTGGCTGTACGTTCTATACTCCACAGGTGAAGGTCAGAACTCGTGGTGTTATCATCTTACAGCGTGGAAATGATGTAGATTGTCTTTGCTTTGTGACCCGGCAGCAGAAGAAGTTTACATTCAAGGCTAACATTTTTGAGTCTCCATTCAAAGAAGAGACATATGTTGAACTAGCAAAGAAGCGTAACTTATCTTGTGTAACAAACATTCCAACAATTAAAGATGCCTTCTTATTTGCAAAGTCATTAGTTGATGATTTTTCGATTGTGTTAGACCCGTTCGGAAGAGGTCAGGCACTGTATATCCCGCATGACATGATATTACCATTCCAGAATACTGCAATTCCTCCGCTTGAGAAGAGACCTAAGATTTCTGGGTATGCGGATGTTCATCATTTGCCGACGTATGCTGATATGCGTACACTGCTTAAGAAAGCACAAGAGATTGCTCCGGGTTATGAATGGGCGGAAGATATGTATGATGGTCGTGGACATATTGTAGAAATCCTAACACGGTCTGGATTACGTATCCCGGTACTTCCTAAGGTGGGTCAAGGAGAAGCATCAGAAGTAACGCAAACAATAATTCGTGAAACGGAGACATCTCTTGCTTTGGGGGAACCTAATAAGGAGGAGTTGGCCCGGTACAAGCAGATATTGTATGCTTCTGAATTGTATGAATTTTTATTATACCAATTGACTCTCGATATTAAGCACAAAATAAAACCAGAATTGAACAGAGCTCTTTCGGAACCGACACCTAAACGTTCAGACCTTGAGCCGGAATTGGAAGAATGGTTTGAGCAAACAACTCTTTTTGTATCACTTCAAACACCTATTGAATTCTTATCTAAAATCCGGAAACCATGCGGTCAATTTAAGGAGAAGGAATGTCCTAATGCTCATATGTGTGCATGGGATGGTAAGACTTGTAGAATCCAAGTAAGAGATACAGTGTCAAAAGCAAAGTTATTTAATAAGATACTTGGAACATTGATAGATAATTCTAAAATTCGGTCAATTGTTTTGGATGGTCGTACAACGCCGTTCTTTAGCACAGTACTTTACTTAGAGTTACCTACAGAAGTAATATACACAGATACAGAGCTCAAAGAAACCATTTACGCGCAATAATATTATTACAAGTGGCGGCGGAGAGGCCAAGAAGCACCTGTAGTTCAGTGGTAGAGCATCCGTCTTATTAACGGAGAGTCGCGAGTTCAACTCTCGCCAGGTGCACCAGCGTCAATAGTTCAGTGGTAGAATATGGGTTTTCCAAACCTACGACACGGGTTCGATTCCCGTTTGACGCATTTGGCTCCTTAGCTCAATCGGTAGAGCGCTCGGCTGTTAACCGGGAGGTACTGGGGTCGGAACCCAGAGGAGCCGTGGGGTTTGGTAATACCCTCCAAAAAGACCATACGGGAATACAGTCAGACCTCCTCGTGGTCTTCCTGGATAGAGACTCTGCATCTGCTGATGGGAGATGAACCAACTGACTAATGGACACACCAAAGTCCGGGTTCTCAACACGAGGTTTGAGGTCTGCTCGTATCCGCTCCCCAAAAGGGACGGTTCTTAATCGTTCGAGCCATCTGCCTGTGACCTACAGACATCCTGCTCTCCTCTCTGAGACTACCGGCTTCGGCTGGGCTCTCAGAGACGCAAAATGTGGGCGCCAGGCTCTGTCTGAAGGCGAGGATTCGAAATGGATGGGTGTGACAGGTGTGCGCGAGGAGGGGCGTATATCACAACAGGGACAGAAGCACAGAAGGCAGTGCGTTGCCACTTTTCGGCAAGGGTCGCGGGTTCAAGTCCCGCCTGTTCCATTTTTAGTCGGTTAGCACAATGGATAGTGCATTCGGTTTCTACCCGAAAGGTTGTGGGTTCGAGTCCCATATCGACTACTTGCCTCTTTAGCTCAGTGGTAGAGCACCAGCTTTGTAAGCTGTAGGTCTTGGGTTCAATCCCCAAAAGAGGCATACTTATACATTGGAATTATATACAAACATGGATGTCCGAGTGGTCAAAGGAGAGGGTCTTAAGAACCCTTGTTGAAAAACGCGTGGGTTCAAATCCCACTCCATGTACTCCAGAGTTGTTAACTGACAATTCTGAAGTGCAAAAAAATGTGTCTTTTCTGTACTGGACGAAGTACACGACAAGAAAAATGGCCCGAAGGCGTATCACATAATCCGCTGCCGCTTGTGGCCAACAGAGGACCACTTCTTCAAGCCGCTGAATTTGGGCTCAAAGAGAAATGGTCGAATCAGGGTATCTGCCGTTTCTGACAGATGCCTCTTGATGGCCGGGCGTGCGGGTGCGTTGGTGCTTGCCGCCTGAGGCAGGCGATTGGGTGTCACTGAGCGTTGCTCCATGATAACCGTGGTAGTTACTATTTTTATAGCAATTAAAAATCCGTTTTGCTATAAGGCGTATGCTGCCAGAATGCGGAGCGCCTCATCGTAGTGGACAAACCACACGACAATTGCGTCCATAATGTGGAGCATATCTGTGCCCTCCTTTTAAATGAGAAGGGGCTTTGTTGTGCCTTTGAGCCACGCATTGTCCCTGTCAAAGTAGATGTTGCAGCCGGTGCCAGTGCTATCGTCCTTCTTCAAGTTAAACCAGCGCTCGCCAACCTGAAAGCTCCGCATCTCCTTGCTCATCCGGGCTTTGCCGGCTAAGAGATAATCGCGAGAGTTCATGGCGAGTAAAAGCAAAAATATTGTATTTTTAGACCGCTGAACATTTCAAACGGGCACGTACTTAGTAATATGCTGGAGGTTTAATGATTAGATTATATCTATAGAAAACTTCTCTTGCTTCCCATGTTTTACCATATTTATAATATAGGTATAGTTTTCTATAGATTTTTTGTCGCCCTTTATATCTTCAAGATTACACGGCATTTTAATACAGAAATGTCTGTGTTTATGGTAGTCAGAGGATACAGAACTGATTTTCTGCTTTTTTCCCAAGCATTGCTCAAGTGCTTTCCCGTATAACAGATTCGATATTTGGTTGCCAATCTGTAAAATTTGGATAGCTAGAGGCTTTTCTTGTTGTTTCTTACTAACGACTATTTGGATAGTTTCTATTTGCACATGTTCCTGAGCAGTCATTTTATCTATTCTAAAGCCTAGTTAAACAGATAAATTCTTCCGTTTTTTACATCAAAAATTGAAAGAACTTTAGTTGTTATTTATTATTTGGGGACAGAAGCACAGAAGGCCGTGCATTGTCAGTTATGGGTGGGTTCAAGTCCCACCTGTTCCGTTTTTTGACTATTGCCCAGTATTAAAGTTAATTACACTGTAGGGTTTTTCAAACCGGCTATTTAACCAACACGTAAAAATATCTTCGCCTAAGTGTCGGTTTGAAATGCCCATTGGTCTAAATGCATTTTCCAATGCCTTGGTTAGTCAGCTCATTAATAATGTTATCGCATTCTGTTTCATTTTCGCATACCACTACCATGTTGTAATCAGTTCCAATCAATGTCAAACAGTACTGAATTTCTTCAGGATTGTAGATTGATACAGACTTGAAAGGTTGCCATTGTGTAATATCTGTCAGGTGGTAAGTTTTACCACACGATTCAAGTTCAATGTTGCCATTGACAATAAGCACTTTGCTGTAGCGAGAACGCTTAGGCATTTTTACTTATTTATAAAATTACTTAGAACAATTCCGTTTTAGAGAAAAAATGGGTCTTGCGACCGTATGTTGTAGTGGCACAATTACTCGTCCACCGGCTTCTTAATCTCAGAGGCCAGCTCGTGCTGGTGCAGCACGTCTACCGCCTCAACAACGCGCTTCTGAAGCGAATTGGTGTCGGTTTTCATCTGGATGAGCTCAGTGAGGTCTAGGCCCTCGAGGAGCATCCCCACCACTTTGCCTGCAATCCGCTGGGGCGGCAGGTTGATGGGGAAGTCCTGCATGATGGCCTTGTACCCGGCATTGTCGTCATCCGTGAGGAATGACTGCACCTGCGTGTACAAAATCTCGCCAATGGCGTTCTTGGCCTTCTTGAGCTCGGTCACTGCACTCTCCTCACTGCTGAGCGAGGGCTTAGTGGCCTCCTTGACGACTGCCTTCGCAGCAATCGCCTCTTCCTTCTTCTTTGCGATGAAGGCCTCATGCCCGCCGCCGCCCTTGCGGCCACAGGTCTTGAGGGTGTGCGTCTTGGCCGCAGGGCCAGCACACAGTTCATTCGTGCAGTAAAGCACGTGCTCATGCGAGCACTCCCCACCGGGAGGCGCGCAGCCCTTCTTTGTGTTGAAGAACTTGCAGATGGGCATGGTGAGCGTTGTAAGAACAAGCTAAATAGGACTCATCAAATCCGTTTTTCTGGACAAAAGGACAAGTTTTTAAATATTGATTCGCATATGCGTGCCAATATTTGAGGAACTCAGTATTAATCATTTACTGCCAAGTTTAGGCAGTCGCGGGCTTCAGGAAGTGCACCTTCAGGTACGTCTGAAGGTTCAGGTAGGTCACCTCATCCTTGTCAGTCACACGGAGCAACTTGGCAAGCTTGGCATCAGGCAGGATACGGCGCTTGAAAGAGGGGTCAAAGCAGCTGTGGCTCTTCACGTACCCGGAGATAAACTTCGTCACATCCGTCTGGCTCTTCTGGCTCTTGGATGCAAGACCCATAAAGCCGCAGAGCTCATCGGAAAGAGGGCGCACCTTCAGGAAGGCGTTGTTTGCACGACGAGCCTCCCACGCAGCGCGGGCCTCAGGGGAGAGAGTCGCAGGGTTAACCTTACGACGACGCTTGGAATCCCGGGCCTCACGCTTGATGGCTTTTGCAGCCTCCTGGAGGTCATGTGCAAGCGCACGAGACGCCTCAGCAGCCGCCTTTGCATGAGCGCGCACGGCCTCAAGAGCAGCGGTAAGGATAGCATCAGCACTGCGCACCTCAGCAGGGGCAGCAGCAACTGCAGGGGTCGCCACAACGGGCACAACCACCTCAGTCTGGGCAGGCGCCTTCTTGCCCTTCGCGGCAGGGGCGGCCTTGGCGGCGGGGGTAGCAACAACAGGGGCAGCAGCAGGGGCGGGCTCAGTCTTCTTGGGCATCTTGTTTGACTTACTCTGGGAAACAGAAGAGGACATTTCTAACGCGGTTGGTATACTCTATGATATCGTGACCTGTTTAAATCACAAACTATGCCGGGCAGATAATATTTTAAAGCACACTTCATAAGGTTGCTTACAATCCTTCAAAATCTTCAAAAGACAGCCTCCTAGGTAATGACATACTTGTTTGGGTGTTGCAGCTTCTAAAGTCTGGCGTCTCCAGCAGCTATGAGCCCAGACATAATAGATATTTCTGCGTGAATGAACATTCTTATGCTCCTTTGCCCAAAGTAGTAGGCTGTTTCTTAGCATTGCTGTAAACTCCCAAAGCTGTGTCCGGTTCAATGCAATAAAGAACATCGGATTAATGTCTATGAACAAAGACTCTTCCAACATCTGACTAATCATCATCCAACGCATTGCAAGTACCTTATCCGAATCTGTAAGATACAGCGGGTCATGAAATAAGGGTAGCAATCTAACTTCCCGGTAATATATACATTCTTTCATACGCTTCCGGGTTTCAATAGAAAGTTCTTGGCGGGTATATGGATTGATAGGTTTTAGTTTGTCAATTGACAATTGAAATATAGATTTGATGTCAAACCAAAAAACTTTTCCATCCTCGTGGAAAGCAAAATAATTAAAAGGATGAACCTTTTCTTCTGAGGTAATCACATCTTCTTCATTGTGACATAGTGACCTTTTTAGGACACCGGGTCCGGCCATATCAAGCAGATATCTAACAAACCAACCACGCCATATTTTTTGAATCTTGACTGCACTTTCTGCTACCGGGTTTACATCGGCCCATAATCTAGGATTCTTCGACTTTGCATGTTTTCCACAGAATTGAAGATTCTTCAATGCCTTCGATGGACACCGGTCATTCGATATCTTATTTTTACACGAGCCACAGAGCATTTCTTATCTAATATACAGTTCTTTCTTGAAAACGGATTTACATGTTGATAACCCAATAGTAATAACAACAGCAAACATGTCTACAAACGCAATCGTAAACGCAAGCAACGCAAACATCGCTCAGGTCTCTTTCACAGAGGCCAAGCGCAATAAGCAGGGAGGTCTGAGTGTGTCATTTAAGTATGACGGCCAGAACTTCGCGCTACGCCTTCCACGGATGGCATTTCCCGGCGGCCTCCTTCAGCGGGAGGACGAGAAGACCGGCAACGTCTCGTATTCACTCATCGGCTCCCTCAAGGGCTGTGACCCATACGCGAAGGCCCGCTCCACCGGCACCGATGACATGTCTAACCTATACAACTTCCTTCTGGACCTCCAGGAGAAGCTGATTCAGGCGGCAACTGAGAACAGCACCAAGTGGTTTGGCAAGAAGCGTGGCGAGGAGTCAATCCGCGACAGCTTCAACGACCGCAGCATTCTGAGTGTGTCATCTGACAAGAACGGCGACGAGTATGTTCCCAACGGGAAGTACCCGCCCTCATTCCGGCTCAAGATTCCCGTGTACGACGGTCGCATCTCTATGGATGTGGTCGACGCATCCACGAAGCCCGTGTTTCTGACACTGGATTCGCTCCGCTCCGTCTTCCCGAAGGGCGTAGCAGCGAACCTGATTGTCAGCGGCTCGGTCTACATCATTGGCCAGTCATTTGGCGTCACTTGGCGTGTGTCCATGGCGCAGGTATTCCCTCAGACTCGTCTGACGGCTGCCAGCGCCTTTGAGGCGGTCCCCGATGAGGGGGCTGCTGAGGAGGACACGGCTGCAGAGAATGCTACTCCTGCTCAGGAGTCTCAAGCGGTTGAGCTCCCAGTAGTGGAGTCTGCTCCCCCTGAGGCTCCGGCTCCGGCGCGCAAGCGTCGCGTTGCAGCCCCAGTCTAGACCATACCAATGAGTCTGGCGGAGGCTGATACATAACAAATGAATCATCTATAAAAAGAGGATTGGTGATTATCACCGCCTTTTTCACTGCTGAACACATCGGTGAAAAAGACTTTCCACACGAGCATTCATAAATATCCGGTAATCCATTCGTGATATATTTGGGTAGAATGATTCGGTGGCATCCTTTAAGCAGAATATCTGAATCCATAGCGTCTTGATAGGCCTCAGATGATAAGAGTGTAAAGATAGATTCCCCTGCTTTCCAATCTTCTTGAAGCAGAGTACCAAATGGTGAATCCCGGAACCAAAGTGTCTTAAATCTAGAATGGTCTTCTGATTCATGCTCTGCCAATCCTACCCGGTTTAAATCATCATCGTACAACCAATAGACATCAAGTCCTTCATTTTTATATGATGCATCTAGAGCTCCTCTAAAAACAGTTCTATCAGAATATGCCCACTCAGCAGCATCATGGTCTTCATCATGTTCAGCTATGTCAGGAGAAATGTCAGTGTAAAGCAGAGACGGTCTCAGTATTGAGTACATCTTTGGTTTATTTCTGGATTTGATTACCGTCTGTGCTTACGCGTCTTACGGCGTAACTTCTTGGTCTTACGTGTTCTACGTCTACGACCACCAACACCCGGGTCAGATGACATTGTTGCATTCAAATCATTTTGAGAATTGCTAGGTGTCATATCGCGTTCTACATCTTCTTTTACTTCGCGTATCGCTGTCTTTAAAAAATCCTTATATCTTTGCTTTAATGCATCCGGTATAATCAATACACTTTCACCAAATATATCATCATATTGCCTTCCACCAGCAACAGCGGCTGCAAAACGTCTCATAGGGTTTGATATCTCCTTGGTTCTGAGTTTCTTTGCTAGTTCTCCTCCATGGTTCTCCATAAGTAAAGCTTCATATGCAGTTTGTGTACTTCCCATTTGTATTAATCAAATGAAACTTTCACAGTGACGTCATGTCTGGAAAGGGAGTTTGTAGCAGAGTTAGATAGCTCATGGCGCTTTCTACGCGTATCCTTGTCAGCTGTTTCCTTGAGTTCCTGAAGCCGGGACTCCATATCGGCATGAACAGCTTCGCGGTGAGTTTCTAGGTAGTTAATGATTTCATCCGAGAGAACCCACTCGAAAAAGTTTAGCTGGCCCACGGTTGTGTCCAGACCCTTGAACTTGATTCGTTTGCACCGACAGAATGGGTCGAACATCTTCTTGCTGTAGGCTTTTAGATGACTCTTGTACGAAAGGTACACTATCACGTAGGTCTGTTTGCTGGTCATGAATGCTACATTGAACTTCTTCGCGTAATTCGTTACGAACCAGTCGATGATTCTGAGGGATAAAACTGAGGTACCAGTTAGAATTGCGTTTACTTTCTCTAGGTTCCCGGGAACTGAATAAAACTTCTCTAGACGATGCAACACCCATTGTTCTTGGCTTTGAATTTGTTCCATATTTATTAGTCTCATCGCCTTGCTTGAAAACGGGTTTTAACCCTTGTACCATATTATACGTAAGAATGCAGGATAAGATTAATTACTTGCTCGAACACTATGGTATTGATGACCAGCGCACACAAGCATGGTTTACTAAGCGCGGTGAAATGCTAACTGCATCAGAAATCTGGAAATCATTTGGTGATGCAACGGCTGCTGCCCGGCGTGAATTGATTCTATCAAAGCTGACACCTCCTAAGAAGCAAGATGGCCAGGGAGTTGGTGCTCTAATTTGGGGAACCCGGCTAGAGCCTGTAGCAAAGGAGATTTATTGCTTTACGGAAAAGGTTAAGTTGGTTGACCTATCATGTGTACGTCATCCAGAACATGCCTTTCTTGGAGCATCACCGGATGGATTGATTATTACAGACGATGCTCGCAATGGTCGTCTGATTGAGTTAAAGTGTCCAATCTCCCGGTCTTTCTCGGAGGATACACCTGTGCCAGATGCCTACTATCACCAAATGCAACTTCAGATGGAATGTACTGGACTTGTAGAGTGTGATTATGTTGAGATGCAGTTTAAGTTGATGAACTATTCTGAATGGTCAACAACTGAAGCAGAGTTCAAGTCTTGCTTTGCAGTTTCTGATTCTGGTCAGGTTCTGTACCGACAGATTACTGATACACAAACGGTTCATGAGTGGCAGATGGCTGTTCTTGGAAACCCGATGGATTGGCAGATTCTATATTGGATTCTGGTGAAGAAGCGGCAGAAGCTAACTCTAAAGGACCCGGACTGGATGCCAATGCACTTTCCAGAAATGAAAGCAACATGGGATGAAATTGTTCAGCACAGGGAAGCTGGAACAGTTCCCGCTGTAAAGGAGAAACCCATTTTAGTGTTGTAAAGTTAAATTAACAAAATGAAGCGAGTTATTCTATCAACTAAATCTGAGTTTAAATATTTTAAGGAGTATATCAACTCTTTTTCTGGGTCAGATGAAGTTGTCTTGTATGACTCAAATACGCCTAAGTTTACCGAGAACATTTATTACCTTTGCGTTAGACGTGTTCCATTTGAACTTCTTCCGGCAGAATGTAAGATTGGATTCTTGAATACCGAACAATTATGTATACCATCTAAACTTGCCGAATACAACACATATTTGCGTGATGATGTAGAAGTGTTCGATTACTCGCAAGCAAACATTACTGACAAAGGAACATATTTGCCTTATAACGAAGTAGCAAGTGAGACCGAGTTTCTAAAAACTTGTATTGTTCCTGATAAGAAATTTAACATTGCTGTCATTGGAACTCCTACTCCTTATCGGATGAAAATCATTCAAGAGATTCAGGCTGCTGGATATACGGTTGATTTTATTAATGAGTTTGACGAGCCCCGCGATAAGCGTGTAGGCCAATGCTCTGTTTTGCTAAACCTTCATGCTGATAAGGAATACACTATTTATGAGTCAGTGCGTTGTGAGCGTTGGCGATTTGCCGGAATGCCAATTATTACTATGCCTTGTTATGACGGTGTTCCCAGCGGTATTACAGTTGCGAAGAATCTGATTACGACCTTGGAGGAGCGCTTAGGAAAGCCTAAAGGTTTGAAGCTAGGCCTATGTATGATTGTTAAGAATGAAAGCCATATTATTCATGAAGTGCTACAGGCAACACTTCCTCTGATTGATACATACTGCATCCTAGATACTGGTTCAAGTGATAACACTGTTCAGATTATCAAGGATTTTTATGCAAAGACAGAAATTACCGGTGAAGTTGTTCTGAGCGACTGGAAAGGATTTGATAAGTCTCGTACGGAAGCTCTTCGGTTGTGTGATGGAAAGATGGACTATATCTTGATGATTGATGCTGATGACTTGATGATGTTTCCTGTTGATTGTAAGGTCTTTCTACACAAGGTTCTTGAGGAGCATAAGCCTAATGGAGCAATTATCCAAATTAAGCGTGGAAATATTGATTATGTCAGGACACAAATTTTTAAGGCAGACGATGCTTGGAGATATGTGGGAGTTCTGCATGAGTACCCTACAAATGATAAGACGAATAACAAGATGATTAAGCTTCCTCCAGAAATCTATATGATTGGTCGTACACTTGGTAGCCGGTCAAAGCAAGAAGGAAATAAGTATCTAAAAGATGCCGAGATACTTCTTGCTGAGGTTGAGAAAGAACCAGAGAATGACCGTTATGTGTTCTATCTTGCACAGTCATATCGTGATGGAGGAAACATTCTTGAGGCTATTAAGTGGTATAAGCGTCGTGTTGAAATGGGTAAGTGGAAGGAAGAACAATGTGTTAGTGCTATGAACCTTGCCCGGCTCCTACAGGATAAAGACTGGGCATGGCGTGCACATGAATTGAATCCCAAGCGCAATGAGTCGCTTGTGTGGTATGCTTCATATTGTCGTGCAAAGAATCTGTTTACTCATGACCTTCTTGCCATGATTATGTATGCAACAACTATCCCCAAGCCAAGTGAGAATGTGCTGTTTGTAGAGAATGATATTTACGATTGGCGCATGTGGGATGAGCTAGCAGTTATTGCTTATCATATGGGACGGAAAGACATTGCGAAGCAAGCTGGTGTCCGCCTTCTTCACGACAACCTATTTCCCGCAGAGCAGCGTGGTCGTATCGAAAATAACCTTAAAGCTGCACTTAGTTAAGGAATGTATGAATTAAAAAGATTCACCCGGAAAGGAGACTCTACGCCCTGAATAGGAGGAGCATCAAATCTTCCATCTGGGCGTACAAAATTAGTCTCTTGCCTATAGGACGAAACAGACCCTGCTTGGGTCTTCTCTACATTACCTTGGTCAAGGAACTCCGGGACAAAGTGTTGTCTGCTAAAATAGGTCATTGCGCAATAAACAAGTATGCCTGCAACTGTTAGTGATAGCCATACTGGAACGTTATGATGCCAACTCATTTATATGTTTAAAACGGAAAGAGTTTTCATCTATATCAACAAGGGTAACAAATGGAGGAACGAGCTATCGAGACACTAAAGCGCATGCTGCTAGTTCGCAATATCAAGACTGACAGTGTAGACTCACTTGGGTCTGCAATTGATGAAACGCGTATGTTCAATATTGGCGGAGTTCTTGTAATCTTCAGTGAGAAGGGGAGAATGACTGAGAACATTCTTCAGTCATACATGACGTTTGCAGAAGACAATAACTACAAGCACGGGACGATTGTTGTATCTCTGGTTGAGCCATCAGAGAATGTTCTGGCCTTTGTCCGGGACCATAACAATGACCTAAAGAATCCTCTGTTTCAAATCTTTGAGATTCGTCGTCTTCAGTATGACATTACAACGCATCGTAGAATGGCTCCACACCGGATTATTAGCAAGGAAGAGCTGGCTGCTCTTGAGAAGAAGTATAATATTACCAATCCAAAAAAGCAACTTCCTTGGATTGATTCAGAGGACCCGGGAGCAAAGTGGATTGGTGCTCGGTCTGGTGATGTAATTGAAATTCAGCGATTCTCTGAGTCTGCTGGAAATAGTACATACCATCGATATTGCACCGGCAATGTTCTTCAAACCTAAACATAAATGGAAGGAACATTCGCCTCTGCTAAAAACCAATATAAGATGAACTATGTTCAATATTTTTTAACGAAAGAACCTAGTTATAAGACTGCATATGAGTCTGCCCAGAAAACTATGGATGATGTATTGTCTAAGGCTCCTCCTCCACGTGAGCCTGAAAAACTGAAGCCTATAAAGGAGGCATCAGTTGCCCGCCGTCTTCGGGAAAGCTCTCTGGCGAGTATCCCATCTCAGACGTGGAAGTACTCGTTACTGTTTCCACTACTACTTGGGTCATTTGCATTATCGCTGTTCTAAAGATAAGTAGCAAAACAACTGCAATCAAACCCAGAAATATACCAAGATATATATTGAAACTTTTATGCAATATAGATAGCTCTTCTTCTTGCTTATTCAAGACGCTCTTAAGAGCTTTAGCCTTGTCAGAAGATTTTTCAATTGCCTCAAATTCTTTTTGATACCGGATGATATCAGCAGTTAATTCTGATATCAAAGCAGGGTCAAACTTTCCGTTAGAACTTTGTAGAAATTCCCGGATATGTTTGGCTAGTTCAGAGTTGATGCTCAGAACTTGTTTAACTAACTCTGCTTGTTTAGCAGAATCAGTTTCATAAACTGCCTGCGTTAATCGGCTTGTGTATTGTGTTTTCAGTTGGGTGTATTCATTTTGAAAAGCATCCAATTCTCTCGCCCTATCTTTTTGATATTGACTGATATCCATTACTTTTTATCGGGGTATAATAAATGTCTAACGTTAACTCCAACGGAAAGTTTGGTACATCTATGGATTACTCCATGCTTCTCAACCTTAAGAAACACGATGTCCTGACAAAAGGATATCGTGCGTGTGTTCAACCAGGTAACCCAGTTTTTAACCGCGATAAGAAGACACGTGGATTTGATAATGGTGTAGTTGGCGTACTCTTCCAGAAGGGTCTATTCCTGGCTAATAATACTGATAATGCCACCAGCGGCAGCGGAAGCAGCGGCGGCGGAACCAGCGGTGGCGGCGGCAGCGGGGGCTGGAGTGGCGGCGGCGGCAGCGGGGGCTGGAGTGGCGGGGGC